CCAGCCCGTCTTCCGCGCCATCTGCCATCGCCCAAATAGCGAGAGTAAACGCGCTTTCTCGAACGTTTACAACCCCCTTGTCAGCCCCGTCCCATAAGGCTCAGCGGACTTCTGTATGACGAGGTGGCTCTGCCCTAGCGTCTATTTTTGGTGGCGATGACCCGAACAAGAGCGCGGATCAAAACCGTACTGACAAGTTCACTGGCGCGGGGTCTGGCATCGGCGCGCTGATTGGCGGCGGGCTTGGTATGTTCCTTGGTCCCGTCGGTGCGATGATCGGCGGCGTCATTGGCGACAAGGTAGGTGAGCTGGTCGGCGCATGGCTCTCGACGGTCGATTGGTCCACCGTGGGCAAGACCATTACCGATGCGTGGGACTCGACCGTCACCACGGTAAAGGATACATGGAAGACCGTCACAGACAAGCTCACCGAAATCACGAAGACCGTCGGCGATGCGTGGAACGCCATCATTACCGGCGCGAAAGCGTTCGTGAAAGACAAGTTCGGCATCGATATTGATGCGATCACGGCAAAGGCCACCGACGCTGCAAAACCCGCTGTAGAAGCCGTACAGAACACCGTTGGCCCCGCGATTGACAAGGCTAGAGAAGTCGGCGGTGCGGCGGTGGACTATGCGAAGGAGCGCGTCACAAAGATGGCCGCGCCAATTGCAAATGCGGCCTCGAACGCACTCGACTATGGGAAGGGCCTCTTTGGTGGCGGCTCGAAGGGTGTCAAGGCCGCTGTCATGGCGCAGGCCGCGACCATCACCGACCCGAACGAGCGCGCGATGTTTCTGGCGCAAACGGATCATGAAAGCGGCGGCTTCCGCAACACCGAAGAGAATCTCAACTATTCGGCGGCGGGATTGCGCAAGACCTTCGCGAAGTATTACAAGACAGACGCCGCAGCGCAGGCAGACGCCAGAAATCCCGAAGCCATCGCGAACCGGGTGTACGGCGGACGCATGGGCAACACGGATTCCGGCGACGGCTACAAGTATCGCGGGCGCGGCGTCATGCAACTGACTGGTAAGGATAATTACGAGGCGGCGGGCAAAGCGCTCGGCATCGACCTTGTGAATAACCCGGATTTGCTCAAAGACCCGGCCGTTTCGGCAAAGGTCGCGATATGGTATTGGAATAGCCGAAACGGTCTGTCCGATGCTGGTAAGGCGGCCGATGTTGTCGGGGCAACGAAGAAAATCAACGGCGGAACGATTGGACTGGACGACCGCGCCGCAAAATTCTCCGCCTACCGGGCCGCAAATCCGGCGATGACGACGGCTGCGCCTGTGCTGGCTTCCCCGGCTATGACTGCCGCTGCGAGTGCTCCGCCGCCTGCCCCGCCGATGCCAACCGCCAGCGCGCCGCCGCCCTCTGACGCGCCACCTACGGTCTCCGCGAACATGCCGCAGCAATTGAACACGCCGGGGCCGATTGACGTGCGCGTGTCGAAAGACACGACCGTCGGGCAGGACCTTTCAGACCAGCGTCTCGCGCAGATCGCAACGGGGGGCATTGCGCCGGGCTAATGTGCGGCATCATGCCAACGTCCATATAATTCGGCTAGGAGAATGTGAATCGACCTGGCAGGATAGCCATGAACGCCCCTCGAAAGACCAAAGCCGATCAATCCAACGGGACCTATTATGAGAACGGGCATATTTTCACTCTTCATCGTGGCGCTGCTTGTGATTGCGCCCGCCGCGTACGGGGACAATTCAAGCCTTGACAACGGCATCAGCAGTGCGGTGAAAGACTACAAGAAAGGCGGCGTTGATGCGCTTCTCGATGCGTCGAGCGCATGCTATCCGGCAAACTATCGGGATACCGACAACAGCAGCAAGGTCGATTTTTGCGTGGCCTACGACCTCGCTGCCAACCAGATTCTGCAAAAAGCGCACAGACCAATCCCAGCCTATCTGCAACCGGTCGCGATGCTGGTGCGTGTCTCGGATGCCGCTGAGAAGGCGGGGTTTTTCCATGACCCGCGAGGGCTCGATGACTACATCGATTCGCGCAGCAACTACGTGATCGCGCGGGTTCCCGCAAAACCGTAAACCTTTCCGACCTCTCGACCAAGCCCGCCACTGAGCGGGCTTTTTTCATTTTTGGGCGCTAGGAAAACGCAAGCGGGCCGCCCGAAAAGTCGCACTGAGAATGCTTTGGCATTAACCCCATTCTCAGGCGACTCGACATGACTCTTTCTACCGACGCGTATCTTTCGCAGGCTCTCAATCAACTGGCAACGTTCGGCGACAAGTCCATTTCGAGCGACGCCATGTTCGTTATCGACGGTTTTGAGAATCACCGTCTGCTGACGAAACAGTTTCCTCAACCGATCCTTTCCGCTGGCGAAGGCATCGAAATCCCCGGACCGATGGGCACCGTTTTGTGGCAACCCAGCCAGGCAAAGATCAATCAGCAAGGCTCGATCCAGTTCTACGAGACGGTCAACGGCGACGTCGAAACGCTGCTCACGAACATCCTGGCGCGCGGTGGCCGGTTCGATGCGACCGTGTACGAAGGCACGATGGAAAAGTTTACGCGCGGCTGGCGCATTACGTCGTGCTTCATCAACTTCGAAAACCCGGATCGCAACTGGGAAGACAAGCAGCAAGTCCTGCTGCTCGCGGGCACGCTGTTCTATCACTACACCGGCGACCGTGTTGCTGGCAATGTGAAGTCGCTCGCCGGGTAAGCGATGACGCTCTCGCAACTGGCGCAATCGGTCGCGTGGTCGTTCGGTCTGATTCTGGACGAAAGCGACCTCGATGCCCAGGCAGTGGCCGCTGCGCGGCACTACCTTGGCTGGGGCCGCATTGCGTCCATCGACGGCGCGGTGACCTACGACAATCCGACCGACCCCCTCTTCAATCCGCGCAACCTGCCCTACCTTGGGCCGTCGGACGCGCCGGGCGTGATTTTCGCCGGGCTCGACTACGGCACCGGTACGCCCGCGCCTACGCCTGCCCCGCCCCCTACGCCTACCCCGCCTCCCGAACTGAGTCCCGACACGGCCATCACGGACTCCGAGTGGGCGCTTATCAAGCCGCTGTATGCCCTCTATGTCGAGCGTGAGAACGCACGCGCCCTCGAAGCCTCGCGCATGCAAGGCGTGGACCCATACGGGCGCACGGTGAGCGAAGTGCAGGGCGATATCGAGCGTTATGAGAACGGCGACATGCCGCGCCTTGCGTTCTTTCAGCCGTCGGAGACGATTTAATGCCCGATTCCGTAGACACGATTTCGAACCTCACCGGGATCAAGCGCGCCGACATGCTTTCGCTTTGGGCGGAAGTAAAGGCCAACCAGGCCAAGCTGAACGCCTGCCGCTCGCACGAATTCTCAGCCGTCGAGCCGGGGAAACTGACTACGAAATATCTGTGCGCTAACTGTGGCGGCAACGTCGATTCTCACGCGTACCACTGGTATCGCGATGGTCGCGAACACGAGCGGACCGCGAAGTGATCGTTATCGACGGCATCAGGGGCGACATGGTTCTGAACGCAACGTTGCGTTCAGACCTCGCACCTATCCCGCTCACCTTCGAAGCGACCATCCGCACGACGACGGAAACCGCCGCAATGTTCAAGGATCAGGCGGTCATTCAGGTCAACAGGACGGCTATGCGCATCGTCAAGTCCATGCCGATGCACAACGCCGACGGTGGCGTACAGGGCAAGGAACCCTTCACCGGCACGCATATCGTAGCGTTCCCTGACGGCCTGCAAAACCTCGCGCTGCCGCGCACGAGTGCGGCAATTTTCGAGAACGGTAGTCTCGCTGGCGCATACCGCGCGTGCGGCGCGACCGTGCCCTTTCAGGGCGATTTTGCTCTCGATAGTTTCGCATGCTTCGTCGGTGAGATTCCGACTTTCGCCATTGCGCGCGCCTTGCAGGAACAGGGCGGCGTAGTCATGTGGCGTACCGGGTCGCTGAAGTCCATGAGTTTTCGCGACCTGTTCGCGCAGACCCCGATTACTGCGATCACTGTCGATAGCTCGGAAGCGGTATCCAGTGCTCACCTGATTGCCGATCAGGTTCCGGTCTTCTATTCGATATCGCCCGATGGCCAGATCGTTTCCGCGCCCCGCAAGGACGCCGCGCAGAAGCTCGCCTATACCCCTCGCAAGTCGCAGGCCGCGCTGAACAGCATGGGCCGCGTGCTGGTGAACCGACGTGCGATGACGGGCAAGGTCAACCCCGGCATCCGCGCGGGCGACGTCATGAATGTGCAGGGCACGCCGATGGTAGTCATGACCGTGGCGCAGTACCAGGACAACGGCTCGGATGGTGGCGCATCGGTCCAGTACACGCGCACATGGCTGGGGATGCTTTCGTGATCGGCCTCATGCCTGCCTTTGTAGATGCCGTCACCGATGACGACCGCGCCGCGCGCATGTACCGCGTGCGCATTCCCGGCCTGACCGACGGCGCGACGGTGCTTCCGCACGCAAGCGTGCTTAACCCGCTCGGCGACAAGAGCGAGCACACCGAGATACGCATCAAGCCCGGCGACCGGGTATGGCTCGCGTTTGAAGGTGGCGACACGCGCTATCCGGTCATCGTCGGCTATCGCCCGAAGCAGCAGGAAAACGCGATGGATTGGCGGCGATTCGAGCACGCAAACTTTCAGTTCAACGCGGACAACGTATTCGAAATCATCGCGGGCACTCAGGTGCATGTGAAGACGCCGCTTGCCTTCGTGGAAGCGGACATGACGCGCATGAGCAAAGACGTGGTGATCGACGGAACGCTCACGGTCGCGAAGCTGCTGACGTTCCAGGGTGGCATGAACGGCTCGGGCGGCGGTGGCGGCCCGGCACTGGTGATTAGCGGTGGCGCGGCATTCAGCGATGACGTCGTGGCCGCAGGTACGAGCGTTCATGGTCACGGTCACATTGAACAGGGCGACGGCAACCGCGTAAGTGACCCGGTTGCATAACGAAGGCATCCCATGAAAAACCTGATTTTCGACATTTACAACCTCTCGCACAAAGACAAGGCCATCGCCGATGCGCGCCGGGCGTTCGCTCGCGCTGGCGCGACGGTCGCGACGGTGGACGTGGACGGTAAGACGAAAAAGGCGCTGGGCGTCGAGTACCGCGAAGTCCAGTTCAGTTTTGCTGATTCGCAGACCGTGCGCTTTGGCGTGAATGCGTCGGGCGACGTCGCACAGGTACGCATCAACGGGAAGGCCGTTCCGCTGAAGAACCCCGACGACCACGGCGAAGCCATCAAGGAAATCGTCGCGTTCATGGACAAGGGGCGCACCAAGTTTCAGGCGGCTATGGCGAAGGTCAAGGCCCCGCTGCCGCCGACCGTGCGCACGGCGGCTCCGAAGCTGCGCGACGCGTGGCAATCGAAGGTTTCCGCACTGGACGAAAGCATTGCCGAAGCAACCTCCAAGCGTGACGGGCTGCTCGCTGAACTTGGTTAAAGCCGGTTATCGCGCGCTAGGAAAACGCAACGCAGCGCACTGAGAAACGCCGCTGAGAATGAAAGCTCAATGAATTGGACGGGGTTCCGTCCTTGTTGTGAAAACTCACTTTTGACAGGTAAAACATGAACGGAACTCAAACCCCGAAGTACACGATTCACGATCAGCGCGCGGTCGAGCGCTTCGTGAATGGCGTGATCGAATCGACCGCGCAGCCGGGCATGATGCTCGACTCGGCGAGCGCCGCGACCGCTGCCATCGCAACGATGGCTCACGAAGCAGGCGAAAAGCCGCGCGCGATTGACGAACTGCTGGGCCTCACCGCCCTGCCCGAAGAAAATATCGTCAAGGCGATTTTCGACGGCGTGAATGCATACGAGCGCGAGCACGGCTTCCGCCCGACTGGCGACGTGATCCTATCGGCAATCGATCAAGGTCGCTCGATCTACGACTCGGCGACGAACAACCATCACGATCAGATCAGCCTGACGCCGAACGCGCCCATCGTCGCGATCCTCGGCGCGCTCGCTGAAGCCTGCCCGTTCGCTGGCTACCTGCCTGCGGATCGCGGCTCGAACGAAGCGCGTCTGATTATCGTGTCGCACCAGGCCGGTTCGAACTGGGGTGGCTACAGCCAGGGCAACCTGATGGACGGGATCGCGCAGGGCGAATCCTTCCTTGGTTCCTCGCGCACGCTGGAACTCTCCGCGCCGAACGACACGGCGAACTACAAGTTCTCCTTCACGGAACAGCAGGCGGCAGGCGCGGCGGTCAATCTGCTGCGTGGGCGCACCATCGTCTACGTGAACGGCAAGATCGTCGTTCAGGAAATGCAGAACGGTTCGAGCACGGCACCGTCGGTTCCGCTCGTGGGCGGCATCAATATCGCGGGCACCGACTACGCCGTCACGGGTACGGTTGCGCCCGCCACGGGGATCGTCAGCATTACGCCTACCCCGGCTTTCCCGGCTGGCACGGTGGTGACGGCTGAAGCATTCGTGGACTACGAAGCGGACCCGACCAAGACGCCGAAAATGCAGGTTCAGGCGCAGGTGTTCCAACTGTTCGCAAGCCCGTTCCGTGTCACGTACCAGGTCACGCCGGAAGCGCGCTCGCAGTTCGCCAACGAAGTCGGCGTGGACGCAGGCGCGGAAGCGATGATGGCAGTTCGCGGCCAGTACGCGATGGAACGCCATTACAACGCGCTGAAGAAAGCCAAGATGGTCGGCAAGTTCACGGGCAACTGGACTTACAACTTCGACTACACGAACCAGATTCAGCAGAAGACCCGCGCGCAAATCCTTCAGGACTTTGCAAGCGTGATCGGCATGGCGTCGCAGAAGATGGCCGAAGACACGGCGGATCACGGCATCACGCATCTGTATGTCGGCAAGTTCTTTGCCGCAATGTGCCGAAGCCTCGACTCGACGCTGTTCGTGTCGTCCGGTATCACCGACCGTCCGGGTATTTTCCGCGTGGGTCGCCTGTTCGGTCTGTACGAGGTCTATTACACGCCGAAGGTCGTCAATGAAGCGCCGGACGGCTCGACATCGGAAATCATCGCCGTGGGCCGCTCCACGCAGACGGCGCGCTGCCCGATCATCATGGGCGATGCCTCTGCCCCGATGTTCGAGCCGCTGGGCACGACGGAAACCCTGAAGACCGGTTACGGCTTCAACTCGCGCTCGTTCAACGCTGTGAACCCGCACCTCATGTCGCAACTGGGCTGCGCAGTCATCACCGTGACGAACCTGATGCCCGCGTAAGCGTTCATCGCGAGACGTGAAGCAGTGAACGCGGCGGCATTGGTCCCAGGCCAATGCCGCCGTTTCCAAACCGACTTAAGGAACCGCCGTGGCTAAGACTGCAACGACCGCATCGAAGGCAAAAGCCGCCGACAAGCAACCGACCAACCTGCCCACCAACACTGGCGGCAACGATGCCGGATCGGGTGATACCGGCGCACCGGACGCCGCAGCGCTCGCTGCCGCCGCCGCTGCTGAAGCACAGGCCCGCGCTGAAGCCGAAGCCGAAGCGAAGAGACAAGCCGAAGCGCGCGAACGCGAGGAAGCTGCCGCACGCGAGCGCGAGGAAGCCGAACGCGCAGCCGCTGCGCGGGCTGCTGCCGAAGCCGACGCCGATGCCGCCGCGCGTGCCGCTTCCCGCACCTTCCCGCGCGACATGCTGCTTGTGAATGAAACCGCCCAGCAGTGGGTTGTTCGCAAGCACGTCGCACCCGCATCCTCCGTCGTTATCCATGTCCGCCATGAAGACGACCTGCACGGCCTGCGCCAGAACTGTCTGAACCTCCTGAAGATCAGCGACCACTATCGACCGGTCCCTGCCGCAGAAGGCGAGGAAGAAAAGCCGCATGCGCTGCGCGTGGTCGAAATCGAAGACGACCAAGCCTAATTACCCACCTCACCGACCGGGTTCAAGGGAAAAAACATGCCTTTCTATTCGCACACTCGCCAACTGGGCTCGCAGTCTGGCGTTCAATTGAACCCGCCTCGGGACAATACGGACAGCTTTGTAACCGAAGTGAGCGACCAGACGACCGCCGTCATGGGCCGCTTTAAGCGCGGGCGTATCGACATGCCGTTCAAGGTCAACCGTGGCAACCTGAAGCGCAAACTCGGCGCATCGGAATCGTTGCGCGTCTCGGCGCTTAACGAAGCGTATGTCCACCTGTACGAAGCGGTAAACAACGGCGCGCGTGAAGCGGTTGTGTCGCGCCTGTCTGCATCCACGGCGGTGAACTCGTTTGCTGTGTTCACTGTGGATACGACGAGCGGGATCGGCGCTTTCACGGCATCGGCTGCTGCCCCTGTCGCGCCATTTGTGTTCTATCTGAAAGACCTCGAATGCTTCAATGACGGCGTACTGTTCGAAGTCAATGCGCTCAAGGCCGTGGACGGGACGAATATGCCCGTCGCCTCGAAGATGATTACGCTGCGCATCAAGGAACCGGACGGCACGATTCGCTATGAGGTCACGGGCTCGCTCGATGATTCGGCGGTGGACGAATACGGCAAGGACAATTCGCTTGTCGCCAAAATGGCGGCGCTCACGCCGAACATCACCATCGTGACGTCGCAGACCGCGAGCATTGCGACAACTGCTGAATGCTACGGCAAGGCGGCAGACGGCTCGACCAACCTCTCTGCAAATGCTAATCCGCTGGTTCTCTTCACAGAAGGCGGCACGGCCTACACGAGCGACGATTACGACCGCACGATTGCCGCACTCGAAAACGGAACGCTCGACTACGGCTACGCGGTTTCGGCGGGCACGCAGGCGACCGCGCTTATCGGTAAGCTCGCCACCCTGAACATGCGTGCGAACCGGAATTTCATCATCGACGTACCGGGCGACCTGACGTCGGACGCGGCGGCGACGTGGGTAGCGCAACTGGGTATTACCGGGGCGAATGCTCACCTGGTGCAGTACTACTGGGCACCGCTGCGCACTGATGACCCGATCAACGGTGGGCGCGCCGTGATCGGCACGTCGGGCCTGCAAGCGGGCCTGCGCTGCTCGCGTAACGCACAGACCAACAGCTATGGGCTGGCACCCAAGAACTACCCGATTGCGGGTAAGGACTGGGCGATCAACCGTACCGGCGTCGAACAGCTTTCCAACCCGGACGAATTCGCGCTGTCGGACCTCGCAGACGCGAAGATCAACCCGGTGATTTACCAAAGCTACAACGACGGTAACGGCTTCGTGTTCTACGACTCGCTGACCGCTGCGCAAACCAACGGCTATCGCAAGCTGGTCACGGTCGCGGAAATGTCGTCGTCGCTGGACGACATGATCGCGAAGCAAGCCAAGGCCAACCTGCAACTGCCGATGGATATCGCCATTTCGCGCACCGAGAAGTTCATCAAGGGTCTGCTCGACGGCGCGCGCGCGTCCGGCTGGCTCGTCGCATCCGACGATCCGGCGCTTGGCAACACGGGCTACGCCTTCACGGTGACGCGCAACGCGCAACGCCCGGCAGATCGCATGGATATCGCTTACGGCGTGCATTTCGACGGCGTGAACCGTGCAACCTATGTTCAGCAAACCATTTCGCAATAAGGATCAATCATGCGCAACTTCAATGCTGCTTCGGACCTCATGCGTAACCTGCTGACGCCCGAACCCAAGCCCGTCAAGGGCAAGTATGTTATGGACGATACCGGCGACGACGACGCTCCCGGCCCCGCTGCGGACTATGCGAACTCGCAGATTCGGGTGACCGCTGCGGCCATCGCGCAGGAATTTGCTGCGACCGATGACCTCGCCGACGACGAGACGCTTGCCACCCGTCTCATGATGCTAGTGATCGGCGCGGTGGACGCGGACAAGGACGGCGAACTCTCGGACGACGAAGCCCAGGTCGCCGAAGTCCTACTCAATTCCGTTTGGGATTACATGTCGGCTAAGGGCGCATCGGATGACGACCTCGATGCGCTGCTTAACAACTGGGATGCAGACGCTGCCGCGCGGGTCAAGGACCTGCTCGCTGAGTCGATTCCGAGCGACGATGAGGAAGCCGCTGCCGATATCGATGCGTTTGCGTTCGATGACGATAGCGCGAGCGCGATTTTCGACTCGACCGCTGGCGAATTCCTGTATGACGCGGTGTACAAGAAAAAGCTGGTGTTCAAAAACGGCAAGAAGACGAAGATCAACAAGCGTATCAGCGGCAACGTGCGCCTGACGGCCAAGCAGAAGATTTCCGTTCGCAAGATGCAGCGCAAGTCGCACACGGCGGCGGCGACCATCAAGCGCATGAAGTCCATGCGCCTGCGTTCGAAGGCCGGGCTGTAAATGCCGTCCGCCGACCGTCTTTCGGGAAGCTCTTCGAGCCGTGTCCTGTCTTCGGACTGGGGCGGCTTGTCGCCAAAGCTGATAGCCGTCTTCTACCCGCTCAAGCGCATGCAGTCAGGTGACGGGTGGGAGCAAAGCCGCGACACGCACACGCTGTCCGCCAGCGACAATTTCACGGTGGATGACGGCTTCGAAGTGCATTGCCCGTTGACGGACGGCCAGCAGGAAATGTCGTTCAACTGGACGAGCCCGTTCGAGGGAGCCGGGGCCGAATCGAAGGCCCCGACCTTATCCGCGATGCTTCAGTCTGGCGCACTGACGCCAGTCTTGCAGGCATTCGTAGACAAGTTCAGCGGCGGCACCACGAGTGCCGACAAGGCGCTCTCCGCGCTGGCGCAGGCGCAGGGCCGCACCGGCATTACCAAGCTCAACAGCACGCAGACCTTTACCGGAATGCCTCCGGTCAAGCTCTCGGTGACACTGCATTTTCGTGCCGTCTCGGACCCGCTGGGCGAAGTTCGCGACCCTATCGCGCAACTCGAAGAGTGGGCCGTGCCGCAACTGCTCGCCAATGATGGCGTGATTGGCAATGCGGTTCAGTCGGGCGGAAGCAATGGCGTTTTACAGACGATTTACCCCTCCGTGGTTCCGCAGATTCTCGGCATGAAGTACGGCGACATGCTGTATGCGCCGATGGTGATTGAGAGTTTGGGGAAACCGATTACCAACCCGCGCGACGAATCGGGCGTCATGATTTCGTGCAGCGTGCAAGCGACGATTTCAAGCCTCGCGGCATGGGATCGGCGCGATATTCGAGCCCTCTACCTATGATTGTTATTGACGTGCTGCGCACGGCGCGCCTCGAAGTGCGCATGCGTGAGCTTGCCATCGGCGACGAAATCGAACTGTGTCACCTGCCCGATGGCTCGCACGAAAAAGCCCTTTCCGAATTCCTGCGGCTTGCGGTGGATCGCGCCGACACGCCGTCTGAGCGACATATTGCAGACCCGCGCGCGTGGTCGGTGGGCGAGCGTTACCTCGCCCTCGCCCACTACAACCGCGCCGTCCGTGAAGACGGGCCGAACTACGCCGTCACCGAAAGCACGAAACTCGGCGATTACCTCATTCGCGACAGTGATCCGATTGAGCCGGTCGAATTCGACGCCATCGGCGAAAAATGGCACTTTCGCCCGGCGACGGGCGCTGCGCTCGAAGCGCTTGAAGAGCTTCGCTTCAGTTCCGCGCTGCCGGGTCGCGTTCTGTGGCTACTGGGGCTCATGGCGATTGAACTGAGCCGCGAAACCGAAGAGCGGCCCGACCCGATTGCCGACATCGAAGAGTATTCTGCCTGGCTCGCGAAGCGTATCGAAATCATGCGCTCGCTGCCCGCGTCCGACTCGGAAGCGCTCTATGCGCAATTCCGGCTCGCGAAGGAACAATCCGCACAGTTTTTCCGGGTCTGGTTTGATGCAGAAGGCGTGATCGTCACGCCAAAGGACGTCGCAGGCGCTTTGCCTGCGGCGCGATTTCTCGTTCATTCAGGCTTCTCTGAACTGGCGCTTGCAATCACTGGAAAATCTTAAAGAGTGCGCCTCAAACCTGTTCTTAAACTTCGGTATCGACTTCGACAAGGCTATGACGATGCGAAGGTCGGACATAAAGACCGTCTTCGAATCGAAGCAGTTCAAGGACTGGAAGCGTTCTCGTGAAGCTGAAAACCGCGCGCATCTTGCGGTCTGCGAACGGCTCGATAACGTAGTCAAGTCCATCTCAAGCCTTGGGCAAGTCGTCGCGCGGCGGCGGGGTTTCTGACCCGCTGCCGTCCCCCGACACTCTGAACAAGGTTTCCCATGAACTCGCGCCAAGGCTGTATCGCAAGCTCGGTATTCCGGCTCTATATCTGCGGCATGGCTGTACTCATGTGGTTTATGGGCATCCATGAGCCCCGATCCATGAATGCCCTTGTGGCGACCTTTCCCGAAGGGGAAATGGTGCTCTGGATGATGTTTGTGTGTGGCGTGGTGGGCATTCTCGATATCGTGTTCAATGATGCGGCGAATGCACTCAAACGCCCCCCTCTCTTCGAGTCCGCGCGCACGAATCGCCATTTCGGTTTTGCCGGGCTCGCGTTCTGCCATACCTGTCTCGTCTTCATTGCCGTTCTGAAGGTCGCTTCTGTCGGGCTCGCGCTGCATAGCCTGTGGAACGCGGTTTTTGTCGTCGGCTTTTCTCTGCTGGACGCGTACCAGCGTTCTCTCGATGTGAAAAAGGAAGCCGTATGCCGACCCCTGTTCAACTGAAAGCCTTCGTCTCGTTCTGGCTTCTGCTCTTCTGGTCGCTCGCGGCCTACGCCGCTCAGGCCACGTTCGTCAGTGACCTGCGCGACATTCCGCCCGCTGCGGTCGCTATCTCGATCCTGCTGGCGTGCATCGGCGGCGCTGCGTGGACCGCATCAAAGCTGGCTTCGCCGAACGTGCATGTAAAGAGCGTGCCGCTCGAAGTCGTCAAGGACGTGCTCACGTCGATTGTGATTGGCCTGCTGATTTTCTTCGCGGGGTCGTATTTCGAATGGCCGTCCGTCGTGCAGGCCGGGCTTATCACGCTAGGCGGTTATGGCGGCTCGCGCGTGCTCGAACCGGCGCTCGCGATGTTCCTCAAGCGCATGTCCGGGCTGTTCGGCGTTGATGAACCGGCCAACATACCGGGTGATCCTGACCCGGACCTGTCCGCGAGGGAAACGAAATGACGAGTGTTTCGCTTGCGCAGCTACGCCGTATTGCGCCGACTTCAACCGCCAATTTTGCGCAATGGGTCGATCCGCTCAATGCGGCAATGGTTGAGTTTTCGATCACGACCGAACAGCGCGTTGAAATGTTTCTCGCGCAGATCATGCACGAGTCGGCGGGCCTGTCCACGCTGGTGGAGAGCCTGAACTATTCGGCAGCGGGGCTCGCGAACACCTGGGATCGCTACTCGGTGACTGGCAAGCGCGGCGGTGCGCCGAATGCGCTCGCGCTGAAGCTCGCGCGCATGCCGGAAGCCATCGCGAACAACGTATATGCGAACCGGCTCGGCAATGGGGACGAAGCGAGCGGCGACGGCTGGCGCTATCGCGGGCGCTCGCCGATCCAGTCTACCGGCAAGGCGAACTATCAGGCGACCGAACGCGCGCTGTGCATCCCGTGCGTGGCGAACCCGGACCTGCTCACTGAACCGGTCAACGCGGCCCGCGCGGCGGCGTACTTCTGGAAGTCTCACGGGCTGAATGAGATTGCCGACAAGGGCAATTTCAACGGCACGACAAAGATTGTCAACGGCGGCGATATCGGCGGCGACAAGCGCATTGGACTGTGGCAACTAACCAAACAGGTGATCGTGTGAGTGAAGTCGAAAAGGTACACGTCGAGCGCGAAACGCTCGCAGTCGAAGTCAACATTCCGGGGCACGAAGCACGCACGACGACAGCGCTTTTCACGCGCAGCAAGAAGCTGCTGATTGAGCGCGAAGGTGGCCGCTGTTTCATTTCCGGCGCGACGGCAGAGCAATCGGGCCATCCGCTCGAAGCACATCACTACCCTGTCGAGCGTTCGATGGCGAACATGTGGGACTGGCCCCGCTTCGCCTTCGACTGCAAGAAAGGCCAGTGGGGTCCGCACGCGCAGGCGTTCGACTGGGACGGCTTTTTCCGAGATGCAAAGGTGACGGTTATTCCGGCACTACATCCGCTTGAAAACGACGTTCAGATTGTCGAGCCGCGCGATCCGTATCTGTTCGTTGACGACATGACCGTCAACGGCATGTTGCTCACGAAACAGCATCACACGGCAAAGAACGACGGCATTCACGACATGCCGTTCCCGCTGTGGATTGCGAAGCGCTATGGCCGTGAGGGCTATGTGTTTTCGAGAACAGAAACCATCCATCACTTCGAAGGCGAAGGGCACGAGTAAGCGCCATTCGCGAAACAGGTTCAAGGGGCAAGCCGTCACAGGCGCTGCCCTTGATACATCAGCAGTCAAACCCACGATAGGTAAATCACCATGATGAGAAAAACTCTCGGACGCGTTGTAATGCTGGCTGCAATCGGCATTGGTGCGGCGATGCTTGCCGCTTGCGGTTCAGCCGTGCAATCGGCGAAGACGGATACGGCTCCTTCCTCGTCGGCGACGGTGAGCCTCACGCCCGCGCAAAAACTGCATGCGGCGGCAGTCACCATCGACAAGAACTGTCAGGTCGGGCAACCGTTCCTTAAATCGCTGCTCGCGATGCAGACTGACCCCGGCGCGGTGAAGCTGGTGACGAAAATCAGCGACGATGCGGGCAAAATCTGTACGGTGGCTGCGACCATTGCTGCGCCGCCGTCAGGGACCGCGACCCTGCCAACGCTCGATCTTGCGGCGGTCAAGACGTTCGCTGATTCGCAGGTTCCTTCCCTGGTCGCGCTGGTGACGAATTCGAGTCTTCCCGACGATCAGAAGACCGCCGCGAAGCTCGCGATTACCGGCGCGCAACTCGCGTTGAGTCTCGCGGTAGTGAATGCGCAATGAGCGGGTTCCTGACCCGGCTCAAGGTCGAGCCAGCTACCGATCAGGATGATGGTAACTGGCGTCTGCTTAAGCCGCTTGTATTCGTATCTGACGTCGCCGGTATGCGGATCACCGTTCCAGCTGGCTTCGTGACGAACTACGCAAGCGTGCCGCGCATTCCGGTTGTGTACGAACTGGCTGGCGACACGTCGGCGGTGGCCGCGACCATTCACGACTACCTGTACTCGTCGCATATCGTGTCGCGTCGCGTAGCCGATGCGGTGTTGCGCGAAGCGTCGGCGGTGACCGGTGTGCCGCGCTGGCGTCGTGCGATCATGTGGGCTGGCGTGCGGCTATTCGGCTGGTCGCACTGGCCGTCGGCGGCGACGGATGCAAGCTCGTCGGCGACTAAAGCCGCCGTGCAGCCGGTTCCGGTATCGCGCGCTGCGTGAGTGTGGTGGGGCCTGCGCCCTACCGATTCGCAATGACCTGCGCGGCACGCTCGCGCGTGAAGTCGCGGTACTTCCGCGTCTGCACGAGCGTGCCGACCTTATCTTTTGCAGCGTCATACACACACGTCAGGCCATTCTCTGAGATAAAGCGTGCGGCCAGTTCGGCGCGCTCTTCGGGTAGCAGATCGGCGACCGCCTGCTGCGTCCGCCTCGCACGCTCTTCCGCCTCGCGCTCGGCGGCTTTCTCCGCGTCCTGCTCTTCGTCTTGTGCGTCATCCGCCTGGTCTACCAGTACGAAATCATCCGGCTTGTTTTTAATGAGCGTATGCACGTAGCCTGCCGGGTTCCTGATTTCATTGCGTGCGACTTTCTCTGTGGTCGTCTTCGCGACGTGAAGTGCGAATTCGGGTTCGCTCGAAATCCACTCGACGGCCAGTTTGTCGCTGACTTCAAGCGCGCGTAAAAGCCGGTACGCTTCTGACTTGCGCACGGCGTCATCGTCACGCGGCTGCTCGTCTATGTGCTTCTGTGGATTCGGCTCGACGGAAAATTTGATGGCTACAACGTTGCGCCCCTGCTTGGTGTATTCCGCCGTGACATAGATATCGGAAATCAGGTTTATCTCTTTGATGGCGGGTTTGATGACCTGATTGTTGAAATGCTTGAACTCGTCGTACGCGCTCTTCACGGGCTTGCCAAGCCGGTCCACGCCGACGCCAAGCAACTGCCGCCACAGGTCTACTGAAATTTCCCCGGTTGATCCAACGCCACGGAAGCGGACGCAATTCTCGTACAGCGCGAGCGAGTACGTTCCTGAGAACTGTTTCTGCGTGCCGATGTTGATGATGGCGTAGACCTCGGGATTCGCGAGCTCGTCGCGCAGGGTCTTGCTGTAGTCGTAGAAACACCATCCGTCCGCGATGCTGCCGCCCGCAAGCATCGCGGTGACGCCCCACCGTTTGCGCGCCTTGCGCCCTTTCCTCTTCGCTACCGCCTCTTCTTTCTCGCTGTCGAACAGCACGTCGAATATGATCTTCGTCGTCGCGAGCCGTGTCAGTGCTTCCTTGAGTGGCGTCAGATTGTTGCTGTTCCAACCGATCATTGCGCACAGCACATGCACCGGCAGGCGGTGGTGCTTGTCTTCGCCGATAGTGTCGAATGCATTCCATAGCAACACGTTCAGCAATTTCCGCTCGGTCGTCGTCAGGTCGCCGCCGATATGGACGGCAGCAATATGCTTGCGCACGTCCGGCGACGTTGGCTTTTTGTACTCGGTCAGTTCTGTGGACATGGGGCTCGTTCTCCTAACCCGCAATGCTAGGTCTATAGGTCGTATTCAGCAAGAAGAATCTTGACCTATGGATAACCTGACCGATTCTCAAACCAAAAACCCTGACCTATCCCAAATTCCCTGACCTATCCCCCCAAATTGCCTGACCTTGGCGGGCCAAAAGCACGCTTATAGGCGCACCAATACCATTTAAAATCAACGAGTTACATGGTGTTTGACCCCAAAACAGGGTGCTCTCCCAAATACCCTGACCTATCCCAAATACCCTGACCTATGTCTCCCAAATACCCTGACCTGACGACCCAAAAAGACTGACCTATCACCCCGCTCGGCCTTATGTGGGGCGGCTCTGCACCACGTAAACGCTTTTAAAGGTTTGTGATTTTCTAAAGATCACATCAAAAGCCTGATGATGTTTTTAGCGAGATTTCCCCCAAAAACAACAAACCCGGCGCGGTGGCCGGGTTCTCGTTGCGGAATCAGTTTAATTATGTCAAGCGCGCAAAATATTGGTCTGCCTTTTGCTATGGCTTGAAGTATTCGGCGATCAGGCGGTCGGCTTCGGCCTCAGTCGCGCGACGGATCACGGCGGTAATCGCGCTCTGCGGGACATGATCCTTGATCCAGGTGAGCTTCAGGTGAAGCTCTTCGCTCATCTCGAAGCGGATCGACGTCTTGATGCGCGGGTTTGCGTCTTCCCACGGGGCGCGTGCGGGCGGCTTCAGATCGAGTTTGCCCTGCGCGGCGACGGTGCTACGCCCCTTGGGCGGGTGCATGACGGTCAGGGCCGTGCGGCCCGGCTGCGGATCGTCCGTAATGATGGTCACGTCTTCGGGGCGTAACTGGACGCCTGCCTTCAGTTCGTAGCGTACGTTCATGGCTCGTAGTGCTCCGCAAGTAGTTTTTCGACGTAATCGACCACGGCGTTATGCACGATCCGCTGAATCGACTTCTGCCGGGGGACGTTATCGGCGATCCAAAGCATTTTCCGGTGCAACACAGCGTCAAACTTGGTCGTAAAGCCCTTGTCCTTGTCGTCGCCATCGGCCCATGGATCGGGCTCGTCGTCCGCCTTGGGCGCTTTGGCGGGCTTAGGCGCGGCCTTCCCTGCCGGTTTCGGGGCCGTTTTCCGGGCCGCTGGCGGGCTCACGGCAGTCTGGACGACCTGCGGGACGTCCGGTGCGGCGGCGGGCGGCTCCTGCGGCTCGCTGGGGCTTTCTGCTACGGGCGCGGCCCCCGCTTCACCTTCGGGCTCGCTGACGGCTTCCGCTGGTGCGGATGGCTCGTCGGGTGCGGCCACGGGCGCAGGCGGCTGCGGCGGCCCAAGGATCGTGCTCAGGTCGGTGTTTTCCGGGCGGGCGTCACCCTGCACGAAAAGCGCCTTGCGCGCGGCCATTTCCCGTTCGCGCTTCAGTTCGGCGGCGGACTTCTCGGTCATGCGAATACCTCCCGGTATAGTTCGGCCATCTCTTTCATGGCGGGCTTAACAAGTTTTTTCTGCTCGAACACGGCTTCGCCGGTCGCGAGCCACTTCGTGTAGCAGTCACGCGCACGGACGACGGCCTCGGCCACCTGGTACTGGCCAAACCGGGTGACGTCCTTGTAAAACTCGATCACGTCATTCGATTTCGCGTTCGTGCTCGCGCGGGTGGCGAACAGCATGGCCTTGAGCTTAGGGTTCATGACCTTGGCCTCGCGGATCATGTTGTTCATCGGGGCGAGGCGCGCGGTGTCGGGCTTGGACGTGCCGCAGGGCGTGATTACCTTGTCGGCGACCATCAGGGCCATGCGGATTTCAGGCGAGCCGTGCCCTTCCCCGCCCGCGTCGATCAGTACGTCGTCAAAGCGGGTGGCGAGCTTGCGCAGGTCGTCATCAATCGCGTACCACGAGCCGTCGTCCTGCAAATACGACACAAGCGAGACATGCGGAATGTCCGGAAGCCCGGCGAGCTTGCGCACATTGATAAACGACGTAGACGACTGGCCTGAGTCAGAATCCACGAGAAGCACGCGCCGACCTTCCGCCGCGCGCATCGCGGCCATGTTGATCGCGGTCGTCGTTTTGGTGACGCCGCCCTTGGTGTGGGCAAACAGGTATGTAGGCATCGCACCGAACCTTTATAGGTGTGTTTTGGTGCGAAGTGTATCAGATTACTGATAAGTGAATAGTAGTGATTGCAACGGGTAACACCATGTCTGACCTGAATAAAACAGGTGTTCGGAAAACTGTTCAAGTGTGGTCAATACGAGTCAGACCTAAACCAAAGTATTCGATAGGCTATAAAACAGTATAGGTATGTATAGGTAAGTTGCAAACGATACATGGAACTATAGGGGCGTACAGATCAGGTGTCCGGTAGGGGGCTGTACTGTACAGGCGAGAAAACTATATAGGTGTGTATAAGTCGAAACTATTTAGTTTAGGTTTGTTTAGGTTAATTCGAACTAGTGCAGACCAGTTTTTAACTGTTTTAGTGTATTCAAACCTATATTGGTTCGGTTTTGTGTATTCAGGTCACTTATAAATACAATCAAAGCCACTTAAACAGGTAAAAATCGAACAAAAGTCGGGAAAACACACAAGAACAGAAGGATTCAGGTAAAAAGGCAGGAATATAGAAGGGTTTGAGAGAAAACAGGTTGGAAATCGGGGAGGCGCGCGCGGAACCGGGTCGCGCGGCGAAAGTGTACACAACAGTTTAGTTTTGTTTTGCTTTCCGGTTCAGTACCGCGAAGCCTTATACAGCAAGGCTTTTCCGGGAGTCGGTGTGTGGATCACAACCTCGAATCACACGCGCTTCCCTGCCAGAAGTCGCCTCGTCACCGCGCTCGCCGCAAGGCGATTTGACAGTCATCGGCTCGGTATCCTGCGCTAAAGAGGGTAGGGCGAGGTACGCGAGAGCAAGCGCACCGACTAGGATGAAATCGGCGATAGCCGAAAATACACGCTTCAATTCGAATCCCCTTCGCTTTTGATTTGACGACAACCGGCGCATTTCGGATCGGTAGTGCGTCGGTCATATCGGCAGTCAGTGCTCAAAACGTGCTTGACCTCGACGTATTTCGGCGCACGACATATCTCGCCGAAGCCATTCGCGCACGAGTCGAAATAGCCGTTCTGAGCAAGATACGGCCCGACTTCGGCGGGCCGGTTAAAGCATCCCCAGCGGTCAGGCGGCGTCGTCAAGAGCGACCTCTGAAGGGGAAATTTCAGCATGCGCGGCGAGCAAGGCGCGCAATGCGCCTGCCGTGATCTTGACCGTCATGTCGTCCGGCGCGTCGGCGACTGCCTCGCGAACAGCCTTCGGGATGGTTGTCACGAACGTGTCGAGCGAAGTCGTCATGCGCTTGACGACCTTCGGGGGCAGGGCGCGGACGACCGTCGATCCGGTGAGTTTCGCCTTGCCGCCTGCCTTTGCCGCGTCCAACTTCGCCGTCAGTACCGCGCCAGCCTTCTCGCCATGATTGCGGATCGCGTCGAGCGCGACCTTGGCTGATATCGAATCGGATACGAGCAACCGGTGGACGTCAGTGTTGGCGTTCGCGAGCATTTGGTTCTGCTCGACGTAGGTCACGGACTCACCAACGCGTTTGGCGATTTCCTTGACGGTCCATCCCATGTTGACGAGCCGCTTGTCCGCGCGGCCCTTCTCTAGCCGCGTTTGGGTGAGTCCGCGAGAACTCGTGCGCATGAGTGCAATGTCGTCGGCGTCGTTGCCCTTTACCTCTTCGACCATGACGCGGCGATACTCGATGCCCTCGGCGATCAGTTCGCGAATTGCAGTCAGGCGACAGTGACCGTCGCGCACGTACACATGCGTGCCGACCACGCGTACTTTCAGGGCCGGAATATGCCCGCCGTTGCGGATCGTCTCTTTGATGCTGTCGATATGCGCGCGCACGCGCGGCGTCATGTCGCGTTCGTTCCAGCCTTCCTCAATTTCAAGGTCTGCCGGGTCTGCGCCATAGATGACGACTTTCGTCAGGCTGATATCGTCGCGGCCCGATTCTTTCGCCTTTTTCAGCGAGCCAAGGTCTACGTCGCGGATTTTCATTCGTGTGCTCCGGTGAGGGTGCGATTACCCCGGTTATCCATTGCACTGACCACGCCGCGCGCTTCGAGCGATTCAAGCAGGCGGGCCGCGCGGTTATAGCCAATGCGCAGGTGACGCTGTACCAGTGAAATCGACGCCCGGCCATGCTCGATCACGATGCGCTGCGCTTCGCCGACGAGCGGATCGGCGTCATCTTCCGCTGCACGCTCGTCGTCGTCCCGCTCTTCGGCCTCTGCCTGCATCGCAGAAAACAGGTCTGGAACTTTGGCGAAGCCGTTCATGGATTCGGAAAGCTCCGCCAGCAGGTCGCCCAGGGTTGCCGTCATCAGCAGAAAATCGCCCGCGAAAACGTCATCGTCCTTGGCCTCTGCCTTTCCGGCCTTGATGACGCCAACAGGCGCGACGCGGCGCACGTTACCTGCACCCGTTAGGATGAACGACGCCTTGTCATCCCACGTAAGCGCGAGGGTCGTCACCACGCGCCCGCCCTCAATCTGCTTACGCGCGTCGTCGGCGTCGAGCGAGACGCCTGAATACTTGATGTTGGCCGTGCCGCCCGTGCGCGAGGAAAGCGTCGTGCTGTCGGAATCGACGGTAAAGCCTGTGGGCGGCTCGTCGGCGACCCATTCCGTCATGGCGGATGCCGGATCGAGCGCGAAGCGGGCGGGGTAGATCGTGAAGGGTGTTTCGGTCGCGCGGATGAAAGACCGGATGACGGCATCAGCAACCGTCTTCGCTGACGTGTCAATCGCGAGAATGCCGCGCTTGGGGCTAATCCATGCGCGCACGTCGCGCGAGACCTCGAACGCCTTCGGCAACAGGTCGTCGTACGCCTGTTCCTTGATTTCCTTGCGCATCTTTTTGCCCGGCTTGTGGCCGCGCTCTTTCTCGAACGCGACGCACTGGCGGGCGACTTCCTCTTTCACGACCGCGCCCGGCAACACCTTGCGCGACATGCGCAGGGCGATCATGTGCTCGCCGTCCACGGTGTACACGTAGGCGTCATTGCGCGCCGGGGTCCAGCCGCTCGACCGGTCGTTATAGCTCTGGCAAGGCTGAAACGGCGTCTTCGCGAGCGCGGCGGCAAGGTCATCGCCGGAAAGCGGAAAGCCGGGGATCATGAACAGCGTGAGATTGCGAAACCACATGGTCAATTCCTTGGGGGTAGGGCGGCAACCGACCGCACCTGTAGTTACCTGTATAGGTCGAAATACAACTGTTTTGACCTATACAGTTTTTTGGGGGGCGTCAGTCGTCGTGGGTGTATTGAAGCGAGAAGTCGTGCGGCTCGGAGTGCGGCTCGATGCGCACCTTCGTGCCCTGCACGTACATGCGGAACAGCAGGCGTTCAAACTCGTTAAATGGGCCAATGAACAGGTCTTTCTTCATGTCCGAGTCGTCAATCGTCAGGGCGAACATTTCGCCTTCCTTGTTGACATGGAAGCGCAGCGCGCAGCGGTACTTTTCCTTGCCATCTTCCTTGTCCATCGCCACGTACCACGAGCCGTACTGCGAGTATTCAAGGTGTAGCGTCATGCGGTAATCCAGTTCGCTGAACGCACTGTTTTTGGTGTGCTCCTTGAACTTCTCGATCAGGTCTTCAAACGCGATTTCGGCGGGCGCATCCATGAACAGGGCGGCAATATCGTCGGCGAGTTTCTTTGCATACTCGCCATGCAATTGTTGATCGACGTTCTTGCGGATGATGTTGCACATGAACTGGCCGTAGCTCGGTAACTCGCGCAGGTCGTCAATCTGCAACGCCTGCTCGACCAACGGCTTGATGGTCTTGCCGAACGCGCCATACGAGCGCAACTGCTCTTTCAGGATTTCATTGATCGACTCGCTCAGGTGCTTTTCGATCATGGTCTGGATCGTGCCGGACTCCACGATGGCGGCGAACTGGTCAGACACAACTTTGTGCAGGTCAGGCAGGAACATAGGGGCTCCGAAAAATGAATGGGTAGGCAGATCAGGACTGCGCGCGCCGCGCCCGTCGCAGGCGCTGGTAGCGCGCCTCAACGGTGACGAATGCGGCGAGCACGACAAGGGATAGAACAGTCACGGCGATAACGTTAGAAAGGGGCATGGCTTCGTTAGTAGGGTGACGGGTCACTCGCGGCGTCGGCTATGTCGCGCGCAAGGTCTTGCGGTACGTCCTCGATATCGACACGGCCCTCGCGGCGTGCGGCACGCAGTTCGAGCTTTTCGACATAGCGGTTGACGACGTTGTTAAAGTCGTTCAGTTCGTAGACCATCTGCTCGATATAGTCCTCGTCGCGATGCACGCGCTGGCGGTAGAAGTGCAGGCCGCGCGGGGCAAAGTCCGGGCAGTACACGCAGAAGTCCCACCACTTGCGACCGGATAGCCAAAGGTTTCCCTGCACCTGGTCCATGTAGAAACTCATGTCGTCGTGCAGGTAGATATCTTTCAGCGAGCCCGGCCCGATCAGGCACTTGTATTCCGCGCCCCCTTCGTCACCGATCCAGCCGTCCGCGCTCGCGCCGAATGCATGGTCATCGCTCAACACCATGCCGACCGGGCGCACGCGAACGCCGATTTCAGCCATATGGCACGCGCGCGCATCGGCCTCAAGACGCTGGCCGCGCTTCATGGCCCACGTCTCATAGGTCGCGTCTTCCATCAGCGTGCCGATGAAGCGCTCGGATGCGAGCTTGAACGCGTAATCATCGGCAGCCTTGGAAAGCTCATGGTCCTTGGATTTAAGCCGCGCACGGGCAACCCGGAACATGCTGGCGGTTATCACGCCACAACGGGCCTGCAACCATTCGACCGTGCCCTGGCTACACTGGACGATTTCCACGGCTAGAATCCGCCGCCGTCGGCTGCGCCCTTGCCCTTGGGCGGCGGCGGATCAAGTTCATCCATGCGCGCGTCGTACTGGGCCTGAAACTTTGGGCGGTTCTCCGGGGTAATCGCCATCCATGCCTTGTTCAGTTCGGCCACGCTTTGCGCCTTCGTCAGGCCTGGATGCTGCGCATGGGCGCTCGGTGCGCTGCTCGCGACCGGCCCGACACGCGGCGCGCCGTCGTCATCGTCATCGGCTCCACTATCAATGTCCGAATCCGCTGCGATGTTGAGCATGGCGCTCACCTGATAGCGGCGCAGGTAGGTGACAAAGCCGCCAAAATTCTTTACATCGGCCTGCGGGTCGATATGCAGGGACGATTCCATGCGCGCGCCACTCTTGTGAAAGAGAATCGTGCGCAGGGTGTAGCCGCCGCGCTTCGCATCGGCCATTGCTGGGATCGACGTGATACCCATTCCGTTTTTCGAGAGGGCAGGGGTCGTCTTCGCGCGAATCTCGCCCATGTCGGCATAGTCGAACGTATAGCCCTGTTTGGATTGATCGCGCGGTGTGACGCGACCGGTCTTATTCTTCTCAATCGGCAGGAACTCGCCTTGCGCCTTGGCGAGGGCTTCGAACAGCGCGGCGATATCGCCGTACAGATTGACGTCGCATTCCGGCGCGACCTGTTCAGGCGTCAGTGTCAGGGGTGCATTCATGGCGGCTTACTCCCCTTGTGCGGGTGTGGCGGCGATAATGGCCGCGTCGATTTCGGCGATCAGGCCAGGGCGAACCGGGTCGGTTGAGCCGATGACGTGCGGACGGGCTTCGATCAGCAGCGTGAGCAAGGTTTCAGCGACAGCCTCGGCGCGTGCCTTGGCTTCCGCTGCTGCGGCGGCTTCACGCTCGCGCGCAGCCTGTGCGTCACGCTCGCGCTGTGCTTCGGCCTCGCGCTCGGCTTCAGCTTCAGCATCCTTGCGGGCCTGCTCGGCGCGCGCTTCAGCGGCGATGCGCTCGGCGGCTTCGCGTTCCTGAGTGGCCTTTTCATCCTGCAAGCGCTGCAACTCGGCGGCGTTCTGCTGCGCCAGTACGGCAGCGTCTTCAACTGCCTTCTGTTGCGTCTGCATGGAGACGATCATGGCGCGGGCGGTCGCGATGGCCTTCTCGGCATCCGCCTGCATGTCACCGAACTCGCTCACGTCGGTCGCGTCCAGCCGGGTGATAAGCCGCTGCATGTGCGCGACGGTCGTGCCGAACGCGCCCATCGGGGCCGTCTCGATGTTGCGAATGCGTTCCTTCAGGGCTTCGGCGCGCTCGCGTGCTTCGGTGGCCGCACGCTCGTCGGCGTCGCGTTTTGCCTGCTCGGCAGCGGCTTCCTCGTCTTTCTTCGCCTGTTCGGCGCGCAGGCGGGCAAGCTCGTCGCGATCCTTGGCGTTCTGAAGGTGTGCGTTCAGCTTCTCGATGGCGGTGCGCTGCGCATCCTGTGCGGGCAGGGCGAACTCTTCCCAGTCGCGCTTCGTCAGGTAATCGAACGACGACACTTCGCGGATGACTGCATCAATGTCGGTACTCGAAGCAGAGACGTAGCTGTCAGGCAGTTTTTGCAGCGCGATCAGGGCGGCGGTGTGCGCATCCACGCGGCGGCTTTCGGCAGCGGCACGCGCTACTTCTTCGGCTTCATCCTTCGCCTTCTGGTCGTCAAGCTGCTGCTTGATCGGCTTCATGATTTCACCGATCACGCCCTGCGCGTAGTCCTTCTGTTCGCGCGCGGCTTTCGTCATCGCCATGATCGGCGCGTTCCATTCCTTGTAGGCTGCATCCATACCGGTCGAGAGCTTCGAGAGCTTGCCGACAACCTCCTTTGCAGCCTTCTTCCCGTCAGGCGTATCGACGGCGAAAACTGCGCCCGCGTATTCGGCCTTGATCCCGGCAAGCATCGCGTCGGTCAGGTCATATTTGAGTGGAACGATGGTCGTTATCGCTTTGCCTTCAGCATCCTTGGGCAGTGCGTCAAGTACTTCGGTGATTTCGAGCTTGTCGCCGGGCGTGACGACGGTGAGGGCAGTCGTCTCTTTCACTGCGACGTCGGTGACGTCGAGTGGATCAACGGCGGTGGACAGCACATTCTTATCAGTGCGAGCGTTCATGGTGGGCCTCTTTAGGCGTGCTTAGGGCTTGCCAACCGCACATGCAGTAGGCGCTTCGTGTGTAGGGTGAGGGGCTTAGAGGGGCTTGACCGTGACGCCGCAGATACCGAACGTCCGGTGCGCGGCAAAGACCAGATCGCACGGATGTGCGCCGATGGCCGAATAGGAAAATCTTTCCGTCTTGCTCAGGCGAATGGTGACGAGATACGTATTCATGGCTACTCCTACGTTGTTCGGGGCCGGTCGCGAAACCGGGTTTTACTGGTTCCCTATATTGGAAAACCAATACCCGAAGTATAGGCAGAGTAGTAAAGCCGCGTCAATCAGTTTCCCTATTATCGAAAACCCGGTTTTTGTAGGCTGAGGCAGGGCCGCAGATTGTTGCGCAAGCGAGACAGGTGGCAAACGATAAGAGCAAAAATTTCATTGTGGAATGGGTCGCCATAGGTTCCGGGCGACGTCGCGTGCCGCATATTTGTATGAAGATTGCATCCCATATCTAGTAAGCGTTTGCTGGGGAACGTGTAGCTTCACGGTTACACTACGTTTCATTTGCTTACACATTTACAAAAATAACGGGTAGTTAATGTGTTGGTCAAATTCCGCCAAATCCTTTCCCATAAAGGACATGGTGGCGAAAAAAAAGCCCGCGCAAGCGGGCTTGTTATGAAATACTTGAAAGCGGTTAAGAAGGGTGTGTTTGGGTATTGTTACCCTTCCCGTCGCAGGAAACGGCCGAATATCTGTAGGTTTTCGGCTTCCTTCGCGGAGAATTCTTCGTCGGGGTAGCGGTTCTTGTCCGGGTTGTCGCAGGCTAGGATTATTCGGCCATCTGAGCGGCGTAAAACCCGCTTTATGGCGATTCCGTCCGGCGTTGAAATGGCGTAAATCACCCCTGGCAGTAGTTTTTCGCAGTGAGAAGTTGTAACAAGCACGGTATCGCCATGAACGATGAAATTAGCCATCCCATCCCCGTCCGCCACAATCGCCTTGACATCGGTGGGCTCGACGCCTGCGCTGGCAAAGAATGCCTGATCCTTGCGAATGGGGGACAGGGAACGAATTATGTCGTCCACGTCTCGCTGTTTCGTCGGATCGCCGCCGCCGCACGAGCCGCGCGACTCGACTATCTCGATAAAGAACGAGTCCAGCATCTGCTCAAACTCCATGACCTCAAGGGCGGGCTGCTTGACGGTGCCCTTCATCATTTCCCTGGGGTCGCCTTCACCTTTCTCAAGCCATAGAGCATTGACCTGTAGCGCATGGGCGATGCTGGCTATTGCGCGCGTATTCGATGCCTGATTTAGCTCAAGGCTCGATATCGTTGGCTGCTTCAGGCCGGACCGCTTTGCCAGTTCTGCCTGCGACATGCCTAGCGCCAGGCGTTTTTCTTTTATGCGGTCGCCGACTGTCGTTTCGCTCATTGCAAGATGCTCCTTTACCTCTGTTAGTTAGAGACTTTTTAAATATCACTATACCGATATTGATGTTCCGGGCCAATCTAACATAGATATGCCTGTATAGCTACCTGCATAACCGCTGGTGTGGTTTACGTGGCCTGCCGGACGTTTTGAATGTTAAGACGATATTTTGTTGCGGTTTTGAATCAGTTTCCCTATACTTCTTTCAGGTAGTAACTGTGCCAACAGACGGTAAAAATTGCAGGTAAAAGATGCTTGGTCCCTCATCCAATAGTGCTTCAAAGCCTCTGCATGAACGTGTGCAGGCGCTTCTCGCCCTCGGTCTGACGCAGACCGACCTCGCTGTAGAGATGGGCTGTTCGCAACCGCACGTCTGCGCACTAGCCAAGCCCCCACCCCCTGAAAAGAAGCTGCGCCCGTCGGCGAATGTTGTCGATGGGCTTCGTCGCCTCGAAACGAAATACCGCCGCGCACTCAAGTCGTAGGGGAGTGTTGTGGGCGCAACTATCAAGAGCAAGCCAAAGCGGGCGAAAAAGGGCTATCGCCCGAAAGTCGCACCGAACTATCTCGCCGCGTTCGAAACGCTCAACCGGCTGAGTGTAACGAAATCCGTCATTCAGGAGTTTTCAGTTCCGCTGAACGAGAAGGACCGGGCCGACATGGAACTGTCCTACGTTATTTCGGTGGATCGCCTCGCGCACGGCAAGGCGACCGCCGAAGACCTCGGCAACCTCGGCTTCATGTGCAATGTCTCGATGGTGCTCTGTGAGCGCGATTTCGGTGCTGAGTATCTGGATGAAGTGCGTGTCGCGCAGCGGGCGGTCATCGCTGCGATGGCGCACGGTATGAAAGGCCGGACGATGGGCGTAACTGGCGACCAGTTGGCACTGGTTCGCCGGGCTTATCAGTTGCATATGGCGCAGTGTGAAATTGCAGGACGCGGGCACCTGCTCGCGGCAGGAAAGGAAGTCACCCGACGGCAGACAGTCGGGGACGTCATGAAGGTGGCGGCGTAAGTACGCTGCCGTAGCAATCGTCGGAGAGAACGACGGGCCGCACCAACGGCCCGGTAGTACGGTGCAGTAAAAAACTCAACATGACCGGTGCTTTTGCAGAGGGATTTTTAACGTGAATGAACAGAACGATGGTGGTGAGGCGGGGGTGGTGAGTGGGGCGATGTTGCGGCGGGTCGTGCGGACACAACCGAAAACGGTCCTGATTGAAGAGCGGATTGTGGATGTTGCGGGGTGTCTGCCGCTCGCTCGCGCAGCAGAAATCCAGGGCGTCGAAAACGTCGTTCAGCGCTTGATGGAAGAAAACATCATCGCGCCGAATGGCCTGCCGTATCTTCACTATCTCGAATGGGGTTATTTCGTGCTCGGCGAGGGCGCTGAAATCCTGCTTACCCCCTTGGGCTTGTCGTGGTTCGGCAAGCGCTGCGGCAAGGGGCGTCACTAAACAGGGGGCGGCGGCGAAATCCGCCGCCCTTTGTGTCTCACCCTCTTAGTAGTCCTAAATCCGTTAGGAGAATGCGAGTGTCGCGAATCACTGATTCTGCGCGCGGGGAGTCGTGCGCCCTGAAATTTTCGGGGGTCTGTAATGCCGACCCGGAAACGACCGTATGGGCGCACTGGAATGAGATACCGGGCGGTAAGGCGAAGGGAAAGAAGCTGGCTCGCGCCGACCATTTGGGCGCATACGCCTGTTACGCGTGCCACATGGTGCTCGATGGCCAGGCGAAGCGCCCGGACGGCCTGACGCTCGATTTCGTCAAGCAGACGATGGCGCGCGCGGTCGAAGCGTGCGCGGAAAAGCTGAAGGCGAAACGACTGTGGCCGTCTGACGAGGAAATCGCGGCCAAGCCGGTGACGGTGCAGAAGATCACGAAGACGGTACGCACGCCGGAAGAGCGCGCCGCCAAAGAAAAAAGCCGCGAGCCTGTTCGCGCAGGTCGCGGCTTCCCGTCCAGAAAGACGGCTAACAACGTAGGTAGCGCACGCATTGTAGCAGGCCCATCGGCTAAGGAAAACGGTAAGCCGTCGAAGTGGCCTAAGGGCCGCAAACTGGTATCCGCTAACCGGCTGCAATCGCGTTCTTTTGGAGTAGGTAAATGAGCGCAGAAGCAATGACCCTAGTGTTGAGAGCGGCTGTACCGCCGCTCGATAAGTTTGTGTTGGTGTGTTTGGCGAACTATGCCGACGAGCGGGGCGCAACGAATACCAATGTGCCGTGCTTAGTGCTCGATACGGGTCTCGGTCGTCAGGTGGTGATTGAAGCGATTGCCCGGCTGGTTCACGCCGGGTGGCTCGTGGACACGCGCAGGCGTGTTGCTGGAAACGGCGTGTACAGAATCGCCGGGGTAAGCCCGGTGAAGTGCTTCTACACGTATCGGACGACGAACCCTGAGACGGGCGAATTCTATATCGGAAAGCGCGAGTTCTGCGGTGATCCGGCGCTTGACCCATATCGGGGAAGCGGGGCTTGGATCAAGGCGATGAAGGCGCAGGGGGCATCCCTCTGCAAGACAATTCTCGAAGTCTTCGAGACTGACGCGCAAGCTCGGGCGAGTGAGTCCGCACACATGAAAGCGCACGGCGATAACCCGAAGTGCCGCAACGGTGGGAGCCCTCACGCCCTGCGTGCCGCTTCGCTCGCCCGTATAGCGCAATCTGCTGTACGGCCCGCGAGCATCTATGCCTCTCGCGGAGGGCAGTAAGTGCAACACATGTTCGATACAGAACACGCGCGCCAGTACGGGCTCGAAGAGGCTGTGTTCCTTTGGAATCTGCTGCATTGGGTTGTCCACAACCGTGCGAACGGTGAGAACTTTCGGGAGGGGCGTACCTGGTCATACAACACGGTAGAAGCGTTCAGCGAACAGTTCACCTACATGTCGAAGGACTGTATTCGCCGCACGATCAAGAGCTTGCTCAAGCAAGGCGTCATCGTTTCAGGAAACTTCAACGAGCGCGCGACGAACAGAACACTTTGGTACGCATTTGCTGACGAAGACACATTTTTGCCGACACTTTCCCATTTGGCGGAATCGCCGAATCGAGACGGTAAAACCGCTCAATCTCATGTGGCGAAATCGCCGAATGGAAGTGGCAAAAACGCCAACTCTCTAATAAGGGCAGATGTAAACGCACATGTAAACGCAGATAGTAGGCGCGGCGCGCGCCTTCCAGACGACTGGGTTTTGCTCAAGTCATGGGCGAAAGTCGCGTTTGAGATATGGCCGAACTGGACGCCGGATCACTGCCGGTTCGAAGCCGATAAATTCCGGGATCACTGGCACGCAAAGGCCGGGCGCGACGCCTGCAAACGCGACTGGCTTGCGACCTGGCGCAACTGGGTGCGGAGCGCTGGCGCTATGCGTGTTGAGAAGGGCGGCATGGGCGCGCAGTGGTGGCACTCGGAAGAGGCGGCACTCGCGAAGGCCCGCGAGGTCGGCGTCGGCCCCGCGCTCGCGGGCGATACGAAAGACACATGGCACGCCCGCATCCGGGCCGCTATCGACAACGGCGGCAAGCCGCCCGCGCCGCGCCAGCACACCCCCACGCCCACGGCAGGCCCGGCGAAGATCGAGCCCCGTGCTGCCGTGTCGGAAGCCAACCGCGCCGCGCTGCTCGATGCCGCAAAGAAGGCAGGCGCTACCCGTCACCTTGGAGACCAACCATGATGCTGCCGCCGATTGACGTTGACCCCGATGCCGATAAGGTCGTGAAGCTCAATGCGACGTTCAAGGCCCCTGTTCCCGAAGAACGCTTTCTCGTCGTGCCGGTGGCTGAGTGCCTGCACTTCAATGGGCCGTTTCTCGTGGACGACACGCTTGCGGAAGTCACTTGCGGGCAGTGCAAGCAGAAGCTCAACCCAATGTGGGTGCTCAAGCAACTCGTGCAGAAGGAAAGCCGCTGGTTCGCGCACTTCGCGCGCTACCAGGGGGAAATGAAGCGCCTCGCCGAACGTAGCCGCACGAAGTGCCAGCACTGCGGCGAAATGACCCGTATCAGTCACAACTAGGAGAACGACCGTGACCCGTCGTATCGTATGTTGGCTTACGCAAGACCCGGCTTCCCTCGCTGCAACCAAGCTCGCGATTCGTGAGAACAGGTGCGAAGCTGACCCGCTGCCGCTCGTGGTGGTGGTCGACAAGAGGATCGATACGGCCTATCTCGAAGCCGCCCTCGGCTGGCTCGATATGCCCGCGGTCGCCGCAAGCCCCTGCAAGGCCGAACTGTACCGCCTGCATGGCGACGTGCATGTGATCGGTGTGCCGGTCGAAGAGCAAGGCCGCTATGACGCGTTCATGGCCGCGCATGACGGCGTGCCGGTGCTGTCTGTGCTCGCCGACCGTGGACTCACGCGAACCGACTGCGAAGTGTTCGTGTCGCGCGCGGGCTTCGTCGTGACGCCATCGCAAGCCGTCGCACAACCGATGCAGGAGGCTGCGTAATGGGATTCATTGGGAACATGGTAATCGGGGCTGTGGGCGGCTTCTGCGCAGCGGCAATCCTGTTCGAAGTGATCGTGCCGGGCATCGCAGCGGCGTTTGCATCGCGGCGGCGTAGCCTCCAATGACCCTCTGCGAACACTGCCTGACGTACGCAGGCGTCTACAACTCAACCCGGCGCTGCTGTCAGGTCCGGCTTATCGCGCTCATGCCGCTGCATCGTCAGGCGCAGGCGTTCGCAGCGGTGCGCGAGAAGCGCGGCGATGCTGCCCGTGACCGACTGCATGAACTGGTGAAAGAAGAGCACGCCCGCTGGAAAGAATACCGAGCCTCCCTTTTTTTGCCCTGAGATATAGGAAAAGTAATTAAATAGCGGGGTTTGTTTTCCTAAAATAAAGGGAAACTGATATTCTTACGTCGGTGAAGAAAACCTCTGTTAAGGGCCACTCGATGCGCAGTTACGCCCAAAAGTCCCGCAAGCGCGCCCATCGGCGCATGACCGAAATCGAGTACGCCATTCACGTTGCGAAACGCGAGGGCAGCGCGGTGACGAATATGCCGGTGAAGGGAAAGGGCAAGTTCGGCAACGAGAAGGTCTATCACGACGGCATGAAGTTCGACTCGAAGCGTGAGCTTCGTCACTGGCTGAAGCTCGTGCAGCGTCAACAACTGGGGCTGATTCGTGACCTGCAACGGCAGGTTCCGTTCGAGCTGGCTCCCAAGGTAGACCTCGGCGAGAAGCGTAAGAAGCCTGCCATGCGATACGTGGCTGACTTCGTCTATGTGGACGTCGAGACAGGCGAAACCATCGTTGAAGACGCGAAAGGTTTCCAGACTCCGCAGTACCGCGACCGCAAGCACTTGATGGCAAGCGTTCACGGCATCGTAATTCGCGAGGTATGAACGTGATCCCGGACGAAATGAAGCTCTGCCCGAAGTGCGGGATCGAGCGCAAACGCAAGTTCTTTTCGAAACACCGCACGCGTAAGGACGGCCTGCAACCGGAATGCAAGTTCTGCCAGTGCAACCGTTACCAGGCGCGCAAGGCCAAAGCGGCGGCGCGCCTGGCGCAACCTGATGGCAACGGGGCGTGAGTATGAACACGAAACAATGCACCGCGTGCAAGCTCGACCTGCGGCTCGAATGCTTCTCAAAGAAGAAAACCTATAAGGACGGCTTGAGCTCGCGCTGCAAAGAATGTGAGCGGGTCTATCAAGCCGCGTATCGCGCGAAGAACAAGGAAGCAATCAAGGCGCAACAGTTGGAATACCGTGCGCGCCCGGAATTCACCGAAAAGAAGACGGCGTATGACGCTCAGCGCTATGCCGAAAAGGGCGACGAAATCCGCGCATGCGTGGCCACTTACAAGGCTAGGAACCCGGAAAAGGTTCGCGAATTGAACCGCGTACACAGCGCGCGGAACCGTGACAAGGAAATCGCCAGGTGGGTCGAGTGGAATCGCCGAAACCCTGAACGCATGCGCGCCGCGATCAAGCGCTGGCACGAAGCCAACCCGGAAGCAGCCCGCGCCCATGCAGCCGCGCGCCGTGCTCGCAAGCGCCAGGCAGGCGGTCGATACACGGCGGAAGACGTGCGTCGCCTGTTTCTTCTGCAACGCGGAAAGTGCGCCGCCTGTCGCGTTTGTATCCGGCGCAGATACAACGTCGATCACGTCATCGCATTGAAGAACGGTGGAAGCAATCACCGGACGAACCTGCAACTGCTGTGCTTCCCCTGCAACATGAAAAAGGCGACGAAAGACCCACTGAAGTTCATGCAGGAAAAGGGGTTTTTGCTCTGATGGAAATTCTGCTTACGAAACTGCCGGGCGGCGCGCTCTGCGCAATGGACGAAGGTCAGGCGGACATGCTGAAGCACTGGCCGACGGATACGGTGGTGCGCTGCAAGCTGTCCCGCGTGCGCTCGCCACGCTTTCACCGCAAATTCTTCGCGCTCGTGACCGTGGGCTTTCAGGCGTTCGAACCCGTCGCCGAATACAAGGGTCATGCCATTGAAAAGAACTTCGACGCGTTCCGCGATGACGTCACGATCATGGCTGGGTACTTCATCGCGACCATGCGTCTCGACGGCACGGCACGCCTGCGCCCGAAGTCGATCAGCTTCGCCAGCATGGACCAAGACGAATTTGAATCGCTTTACAACGCAGTGGCGAACGTGCTGCTGCAAAAGGTTCTCACGCGCTACACGCGGGCGGACCTCGACGCTGTAGTCAATCGTATCGTGGGGTTCTGAGTGACCAAAACATCAAGAAAAGCCCGTTCTCTGTCGAAGACCTTCGGCACGACCCGCCAGCGCAAGGAGCCGCCCCTCACGGGTAAGGAGACGCGCGCGGCCATGACCGACACACAGCGCGACCTGTTCGTTAAACAGGCGCTCACGCGCTTCAAGCGTAATCGCAACCTGCCCGGCGAACTGGAAGACCTGCGCTACAAGCTGATTCAGGCCCGCGTCATGCAGGGGATGCTCGCAGTCGAAGCGGCGGAAAAATTCGGCTACTCGAATAGCTCGCAACTCAGTCAGATCGAGTCCGGCGAGCGCAAGACGCCGAACGACTGGCGCTTTCTCAAGCAGGCCGCCGAAGTCTATGGCGTTTCGGTGGACTGGCTGCTCGGTCTGTCGCCGAACATGGAGCCGGATTCGAAGGTCGTCCACGAATACGCGCTGCTGCGCACGACTGAGGGCATCGTCGGCGGGCTCGTCGCGCAGATCACGACGGCATTGATCCGCACCGCACATGAAACGCAACCGGTGGCCGATGAACTGGAGCGCGTGCTCACGTCGGTAGACAACGCGGCGGCGCGCTTCGAGAAGTTCTCCGCGCACGCAGCGTTCGAAGACGTGCCGGGCGGCGCGCCTGTTCTCGCTGCGCTGCAACGCCTCGCGACCGACGTCGCACCGCTGCGCCTGAAGCTGAAGAAGTTCCGGGGCATCGAATCGTACATGGATGAAGTCAAGCGCGGCACGCTCCCGCCGATTGACTACCTGACCGACCGCTATTCGCAACGCGAACTGGGGCTCGACCTGTGATCGCTATATCCCGGCGTGTACTCGCGCGCATGAATCACTGGCTCGATGATCCGTTCATTCTCGTGGCGTCGGCGTCGATCATGGGCGGCATGTCTGCCGTGCTGGCTATCTCGCTCTGTGTGTTCGCAATCAGGGCAGGGCTATGACCGCGTTATTCCTGTTCTTGGGAATCGGGCTCGGCATGCTGCTCGTGACCGTGCCAGCCTACATTCCCCACCGCGCATGGTGGACCCTCGCCACCATCGCAATGACGTTCACCGTCGGCGGATTGCTCGCAAGCCACGCCCCGCTGTAACCCATCCCACTAGGAAAACCGAAGCTCGAACCCCTGCCGGTGTCATTCACCATCGGTAGGGAGAGGGAACACACGCCATGACCGACAAGCAACCGCCGAAGAAGCCCGCCCGGAAGACCGCGCCCAAGCCCGCACGCAAACCTGTGCCGAAGCATGCCGCGAAGAAAGCCGCACCCAAGCAACCCGCCGTGAAGAAAACGGCGGCGCGCAAGGTCGCGGCAAAGACGCCTGTACCAGCAAAGAAGGCCGCGCCCAAGGGGAAAGGCAAGACGACCGCACAGGACAAGGCAAAGGCCACTGCATCCGCAGGCCAGTCTGTTACGGACCTCGTAGGGGAAGCCAAGCGCGCAGTAGGACGCCCGACCAAGTACTCGGACGACTTCATCCCGCAGATGATCGCCTACTTCAACATCGAAACCGAACGCACTGAACAGACCGCCCGTAAGGACAAGGACGGCAATACCATCGTGGACAAGGACGGCCAGCCGATCCTCGAAACCATCGTCGTGAAGAACAAGTTCCCGACGCTCGAACGTTTCGCCTCGAAGATCGGGGTAACGCGCCTCACCCTGAGCAACTGGGCAGAGGAAAAGAATGAAGACGGCACCCCGGTACACCCCGAATTTTTATACACGTATACGCGCGCGAAAGACCTTCAGACTGCTCTCCTAACGGAGGGTGGACTGGAAGGCACTTACGAGCCGCGTGTCGTCAACTTTGCGCTGAAGAATATCGCCGGGTGGAAGGATCAGATCGAACAGACCGTTGTGGCGGATATCACAACCACCGATAACGCCAAGCTCGATGACATTTACGAGCAAGGTATTCGTGCGGCGGCGGCGGCGAAACAGGCGGCACTCACGCGCAAGCTCACCGGCATTGTTCCGGGCACGGCAGGGCAGGTGAAGCCGGACGACGCTGAGTAATGGCGAACAAGGTCCGCACGCTGGTTGATGACGGGCGCTACCTTGGATTCGTCCAACGGTATGCGTTCGACATTACGCGCTTCGCTATTGAAGTGTGCGGACTGGAGTCGCCCACGCATCAGCAGATCGAGCTATTCGATAGTGTCTCGCCGCCCGGCTCGCGCACGTCGGCATCGTCCGGCCACGGTACGGGTAAGACGTCAGGCTTCGCGATCATCGCGTTTTGGCATCTACTCTGTTTCAAGCTCTCGAACACGTTCATTACTGCGCCGAAGCTCAAGACGGTGCATGACGGCATATGGAAGGAATTCGCCGACCTCTCGCAGAAGGTCGCCGACGGGCCGCAGGGCTGGATTCGCCAGTACTTCGAGATTGAATCCGAGAAGGTATTCGTCAAGGGATTCAAGCTGAACTGGTTCTGCGTGGCGAAGTCGGCCCCGCGCGGCTCCCCGGAAAACCTCGCAGGCACCCACCGCGACTGGCTGCTATGGCTCGCCGACGAGGCAAGCGGCATCCCTGACCCGAACTTCGCCGTTATCACGGGCTCGCTGACCGACTCGCGCAACCGCATGGCGCTCGCGTCACAGCCGACCCGCAACACGGGCTTTTTCTTCGATACGCACCATGCGTTGTCGGCGGAAGAGGGCGGCGCGTGGAACGCCCTGGTATTCAACAGCGAGTTCTCCCCGATTGTCTCGGCGGCGTTCATCGCGGAAAAGCGCGCGCAGTACACCGCTGAAGAGTACGCGATCAAGGTGCAGGGCCGGTTCCCTGAGAACAGTTCGAAGTACCTGCTTGGCCCCGAAGCGATCCGCAGGTGCATCGGCAAGACCGTTATCGCACCGGAAGACGCATGGGGCTGGATGCTGCCGCTCGATATCGGCGGCGGTGGCTGGCGCGATGAAACGGTCATGGTCGGTATGCAGGTCACCGGCATGGGCGAGTACGGCGAAGACCCGCGCCGCGTGCAACTGAAGAAAGTCATTCTCGCGTCGGGCGGCATCGACCCCGCGCAGGTACACGGGCACGTCCTGCACCAGTGGGGCGAGCACGACAACAGCACGCCGATCATCGACGCGCTGGGCTTGGGCCTCGTCGTGTGCAAGCAACTCGATCTCGACGGCTTTTCTAACTACATCAAGGTCAAGTGGGGTGCGCCCAACTTCGCCCGTGAATACAAGGAGCGTTATCTAAACCAGCGTGCGCAGGCCATGTGCGGCATCGCCCGTGCGGTCGAGACGGGCCGCTTCGGCATTGACGCCGACATTGAGCCCGGTTTTCTCAAGCGTCTGGTTCTACAAGGTTCGCGAATCCCCTACCACTACGACGAGAAAGGCCGTCGCGTGATTATGAAAAAAGAGGACATGAAAACAGAGGGCATCCCGTCGCCGGACATATGGGATTCGTGCTCGTTCCCGTTCCTCGAAAGCGCGCACTACTCGGTATCGGGCGATGCATCCGCGCCCGTCGTCGGCGGCTCCGATATGGACGAGACGCGCCGGAAGATGCTCGAAGAATTGGGCGAAAACGCTTAGGAAAACGCATGTCACTCCCTGAAGAAACACACGAAATAATCAGCCGTGCTGACGCAAAAGCGCGCGACCTGAAGTTCTATTTCACGGGCCGGGCGTGCAAGCGCGGCCATGTAGCAAAGCGTCACCTGAATGGGACATGCGTCGAGTGCGCACCGGCCTACAAGGAGAAGCACGCCGCCAAGGCGCAGGAGCGCGACCCGGCTGGATATCGGGCCGTCGTGAGTGAAGCAGTACGGCGGCATTACAAGCGCAACCGGGCCGCGATTCTCGAAAAGAAGCGCGAGTACTACATGCGCAATCAGGAAAAGCTCAAAGCGAAAAGCAGGGCTCGCCGTGAGGCAAAGAAGGCCGAAGCGAAGGCCACCGCAAGTCAACCGTAACAGGAACCCATGAAAGCCATCCACGCCATCCTCGCTGCCGTCAAGGCCGCGCTCGCGATCACCGGCCAGAAGAAGGCCGAAGTCGCAGTCGAAACCGTCGATACGGTCGCCACCACGCTTGAACAGGTGCTCGCCGCCGTGAAGGTGCATGCCGCTGACGGCAATACGGTCGCGTTCATCTCTTCACCGGACACGTCGTATGACATTTTCAAGAAGTACTCCGATGTCCTGCGCGACGTGTTCGCGAAGGATACGGCTGCGAATGGCGTCGCCATGCCGCGCGTGGTGCTCCTGCCGCCCGGCGTGGGCCTCGAAGTCGTGCGTAATGCCGTAACTGCTGCCGCCGCCCAGCAGGCCGTGCAGGACGCTGCCAAGGGGCTCGCAGCATGAACACGAAGGCTATCCCGATCACGCGCAACGCTACGCCCTCTGACGCGCTCGGCGGACTGTTCAAGCGCGCGGGCCTTGTGAAAGGCATTGAAACGTCCATCGTGCTCGGCGCGGATGCCGATCACCTGCTCGTCATCCAGGCGATTGCCGAAGACGGCCTGAGCGTGGAAACCACTCCCGAACGCCGGATGCTGCTCGAAGGCATCCGCCGCGCCGTTGAACAGACCCTCGCACTTCAGGAGCCGAAGCAATGAGATATCTCGAACTCGAAGCACTGGACGGCTCGACGTGGGCCATTCCGATTTTAGCTGTCGCCATGTCCTATCAGGCGCACTACGGCGAAGAGGCGGACGACGATGCTCTCGTTGACTGGGCGCGTAACGACATGAACTGGGCGGACGTCAAAGACCATGCTGTTATGACCGGCAAGCCTGACTCGCTCGACATGGAAGACTCGTGGGCTAACGGCAAGCTGCGTATTGTTGAGGGCAAGGTTCAGCCGGTCATCGCGCCCGAAGTACTGTTCCCCTCGGAGCCTGCCCTCATCTCCATGATCCGGGCCGCAAGCGAGCCGGGCGACTTCCCGCCGTCGCCTGTCGGGCATTACGCCTGCAAGCGCTGCGGGAAGACGTGCACCGGGGGGCGAAGCTATCGAGTGCAGCCGTGGTCCGTGCCCGATGGAATTCGTATCGGGCGAGCCGCCCGCGCCTGAGCCCGCGCCGATCAGCTTCGCAACGGAACTGACCGATAGCCTCGCGAAGTACGCGGCCATGATGGACCTGCCGGACGTGGTAATGACGCTGAACTATAGCGATGGCGGCGCGCCCGGCGTTGTGCTGCGCCTGAGCATCGATCAAAGCGGGGTGACGCTCAACGTGAGCGAGGGATTCCCCGACGCCGATGCGCTCGCGCTGTTCGTGATTCGCTCATTGCAGACCGATCGTCATATTCGCGACGCGGCCAACGCCATGACCGGCCCGGAAATGATCGCGATCTATGACGCGATGAAGAGCGAAGACGTGCTCGCGAATGTCGAGCCCGGCGACCACGGCAATGCGATTCTCGAAGCCTACGGGCGGCGCGTGATCGCGGCGGCGCTCGCGAAGGTCGGGGGTCCGGCATGATCCGCCGCGCCCTGAAGGCATGGGGCGACCGACGCGAGAAGAAGCGCGCCGACGCCTGCGCGCTCGAATCGTACCGCCTGCAAATGGCTGATGCCAATCGCTGGCTGGCTGAATTTGCTGACGTGTGCCTGCTGCTCGAAAACATGCAGACGTTCGCGGGCGACCGCAATGGCACGGCATATGACTCGTCTCGCCTGCGCGATGCCATGCGCCGGATACGCGATACGGAGTTTCAGCACGCACTCAAGCGCCGGGTTCTCGTGAACACCGTGCCGACGCTTCAGGAAGCGATCCGCTACGGCGGCTTTCTGGTCGCATCCGGGAACGGCGAACGCGCACTCGTGCGCTTCTTCTTCGGTGTGCTGGCCGATCAGGTCGAGCACATGATCGCGAACGATAGCGTGAGCAAGCGTTACCGCACGAATGAACTCGAAGCCTGCATAACGCGTGCGCGTGCGCCGCTGAGAAATGGTTTATGGACCGGCGAAAGCACGTTTCTGGCGTTCTCGATCCTGAGCGAGGAAGTCGAGCATGCAATCCGTGTCAGTCGGCAGGCGGGGGAATCGTGAACCTGTCGCCCCTGTTCGTGACTGAGGCTGAAGCCGTCGCAGCAGGGGCAACCCATACCGGCTACCTGTTCGGCGTGCCGGTGTGGGTCGGCGACGTTGGCATAGAGCCTGCCGTCGCCGCGAAGTTCATCCCTACTGAAGCGTGGATCACGGCCTGCATGGTCGCGTGTCAATTCCTTATCGACGTCAACCTGCTCGATGGCGTGCCGTATTACATCGGCGACGCATTGACATGAGCCGACTGACCAAAGCCGAACGCGAACAGGTCCGCCAGAAGTACGGCGGGCGCTGCGCCTACTGCGGCGAGCCGTTACAGGCGCGGTGGCATGCCGACCATTTCGAGCCTGTCTTGCGCCGCACGGAAATCGCTCGCAAGGATGGCCGCGCTTACTGGAAGAGCGGCCCGCCAACCCGTCCTGAGCGTGACGTGGCGGCGAATCACATGCCATCGTGCCCGCCTTGCAACATCGATAAGCACGCCATGTCGCTTCAATCGTGGCGCGAGAAGCTGGCCCGAACGCTCGAAGTGCTGAACCGCAACTACCCGACCTTCCGGCACGCCGTCCGCTTTGGACTGGTGCAGGAAACCAACCATCCGATCACCTTCTATTTCGAACGAGTCGAAAAGGAACTGACCAATGAGCACAGCACAGAACAATGCCGGTCTGCCTGAGCGCGACCTCACCATGCCCGAGAAATTGCAGGGCGTGTTCCGCAAATACGAAGTGCGCCGCGTGGACGGGCGCGATCAGCCAGGCGAAGACCGCCACGGCGACGAACACTTCGTTCTGAACCTGACCCGTGATCCGCACGCTGTGCCCGCTATCGCGGCTTACGCGCGTTCGTGTGAGCCTGAGTATCCCTTGCTCGCTTCGGACCTCGTGCGCGGGCTTCTGGACCGTGACGGCGGCGCGTTCGATACGCTCGTCAAGATGGTCATGTTCGGGCCGCTGCTGTCCGAGTCCATCCCCAGCAAGGCAGGACGCGCGACGCTGCTCGATGCCGGGCTCGCGATGCAGGTCATGGATGCCATCGGTTATTGGCGCTACGGGGCCACGCCAGCGGGCGTACAGGCGTTCGTTGACTACTACGGCGGGGATAGCCTTGCGCAAGCCAAGGTCAACCGCTACAAGGGCGTTAAGAAGGATGCCGCGCAATGAATATCCTTAAAACCCTCTGGCGGGTGTTCTGCTGCAATCACCTTTGGCTCGCCGCGTTTTCTGCGATCCTGTTCTATGGCGTGCTATCGGGCATTGATGAAATCCGCCCGGCGAAGGTATGGACATGGAGGGACGCAATCGGCGGCGGGGCGTTTTTTCTCGTGATCCTGCACTGTGCGCACAGCGCTGGCCGCGAATGGTGCAAGCCGCGCATCCGGCGATTGGAAGAGGCACTTACGCACTCGCGCGCACAGTACCGCCACATGCTCGACATGAACAAGACCATGATTGACGACGTGCTGGCGGCGCAGGCGGCGGGTGTGAAGGTGAAGACGTTCCTTCATGGGTGCGGTATGAAGAAGCCGGACGACCCGCAGGACGACGACCATACGGCGGGCGCATGAGGTCGGGGCTGGTGCTGCTCGTGGTGGGCGCGGAACGCGTGACCCGCGCCCTCGCCATCGCGCTTGCCAGTAGGGCGCAGGGCGTCGTCATCGTGCAGCGCGATGAGCGCATTGTGACTGCCGATGACGCGCCGCCCAAGCTCGACCTCGAAGCCCTCACGCGGGCGCTTCCGCACTATCCCGAATACACCGTCGAGCGCGCGGCGGACTACGCAGAGCACGAAGTCGCGCAACTGCGGCGGGATAACCAGTGGCGGGAGAAGCGCAACCGCGCGATGTTCAACGTCCGCGCGAATGCCGACCGGCGCAGAAGGAAGGCGGCGCGCGGTATCGGCAGGCGGTAGACCGGCTCAGATTTGAGCCGATCTGGCATGATCGACAACTATGCCATTTTCGGGGGGTGGAAGCTGCCGAAATCCCCGGCTGGCGTGGCTTTGAGTATGGTCGACGACTTTGATGATTTTGGACGGCAGAAGGTGAAAAGGCCCGTACGCAATGACGGGCCTTTTCGTTTTGAGAGTGGCCGGTGCTGAAGTTCCGGCGTTCCTTATGCTAGACGGCCAACCATCAGGGGGCGGTCGCCGCGATCAGGCCAGATCGTATCTCCGGTTTCCCGGCGCAATGTAAAGCCCTGAGCGTCACTCCTTTCGCGCGCATCAGCCTGCGCATTCAACTCTCACGACTGGCGACCCTACCCGGCCAGGTCAATTTACCGCCGCGTGTCCGCAACGGAAGGTCGCCATGCGTGAGAGTGCTCCCATTGCGGCGATGCGAACGAGCGGCTTAAGGAAAGCGACTCGCTAACTGGACCGTATGGGAGCGGCTTTCAGACGCGCATCGCGCGGGACGTTCCCCGACTCGACGGGCGATGGTTGAGTCGCTTGGCTGCGGGCCGAAGTCTCTCGCCACTCACGCGGGCCGATGCGCATTGTCTGAAAGCGATGCCAGTTTAGCAGGCTGACACGCGAAGCGCATTAGGAGAACTCGGCGGCGCGTTAAGTTCTCCTAATGCAATGAGAGAAAGCCCGCAAACTTTCGTGCGTTTCTGCAACCAGATTTTGCTCAACGCTCGCGCTCCGGATCGCAAGGATTTTTCTCCGCGCCGCCGATCCTGAGTCAAACCGTTGCGCCAACGCCACTAGGAAAAGCCTCACGCGTCGCGCGCGAGACGGCGGCGAGAATTGCCGATGACAAAAGGAGTGGGGCCGCTATGGCAATCATCTATGACGCGACGGTCGGGTTCGTTGATACCGACCTGTGCGAACACCGTTTCACGTACAACGGGCCGAACGGCGCGATGGATAGCGAAACCTGCGTGGCGAATGACGGGGTGACGTTGTTCAAGCGGACGTTCACCTACTACCAGAACAACATCATCATTGAAAGTAAGTGGGTGAAGCAATGAGCCTAGCTGAATGGTTGAAGGATGCGCAACTCGCGGGTATCCAGGGGCGTCCTGCGGATGCTTTTGCCAAAGTCATCTCTGATGCTGCCGCCGCATCCGTCGAAGCTGCACAGGATGCGCTCGATCAAACGAACGGCGCAGTCGTCACGACAACGGAGAACGCGAACACCGCTCAGGCCGCAGTAGCGCCCGCAGAGGCTGCGCGTGACGCCGCTCAGACGTTCGCCAACGCGGCAGGTCAACAGGCAGTTCTCGCAGCCGCTCAAGCCGGTCTCGCAAGCGCCGCATCCGGTGTGGCGACGGCTTATGCCCGACTGTATCCGACCTTGGCGGCGGGGTTGGCCGCAAGCGTGGACGGCCAAAACTTCAGTGCGCCGTCGGTGGATGGGAAATCGGTCATCGCCTATCAGCGGCAAGCGGGCGCTGGGGTTCAGATCGCATCCATGACGCAGCAGGCCTATCTCGACGCGATGATCCAGAGCTTTGCTTCGGGCGACAATTTCATCAACGGCAACCCGGTTCTCGGTTCGTTGGTGGACTCGCTGGGCCGTGCGCTTTGGTATATCACGCAGGACGGCACCTTCCTTGCGAAGCTCGGCCTGTCTGGCAGTAATGGGGTTAATGTCACTCCGAACGCGGACGGCACGTACACGCTATCCCTTGGCAAGCTGACTACGCCGCTGACGCTGAATTCGTCTTCGATAGATGGAAATGGTAGCGCTCAGGATTTGCTGTGGGCAATCGTTGATTCAGCGGAAAAGCTGCTTTGCAGCATCACCAATGACGGAACGTTCCTCGCTAAACTTGGCCTGAGCGGCGGGAGCGGTGTGAACGTCAACCGGAATGCCGACGGGACGTACTCGTTTTCGCTGGGCACGGTGAGCACGCCGCTGGCCGTTACCGCACCGCTGTCGCTGTCGGCACCGCTGTCGCTGAACGCGTCTAGCGTGGACGGAAACGGCTCTTACCAGGACTACCTGTATGCGGTAGTCGATTCGCTCGACAAGATGCTTTGTGCCATCGGCAATGATGGGACGCTCTTTGCGAAACTTCCGCTCGTACAAGGTAATGGGATTCAGATTGCCAGGAACCCCGACGGCACCTATTCAATCGGGCTCGCGCCCGGTAGCGGCCCCGCCACGCAGTCTATCGGTAGCGTGACGCTCGATTCGACAGCCGTCTCAACCGACTACCTGTTCGAGATTTCCGACGCGAACGACCGGCTGCTTTTCGCGGTGGGTTACGACGGTACTCTGTACGGCAAGCTCGCGACGCCGCAGGAGTTGGTCGATGCGCGCGGTACAAAGAACAGCGTTGACCAGCGACTCAGCCAGTCGCTCAAGCCTTATGGCCTGCCCGTTCACTACCACTGGGGTGAATGGTTCCTGCGTGAAACCCGTATGCGCCTGCGTAAGCGCTCCTACGGTGACACGGGTGTGCAGCACATCATCGCGGCCATCGGCGACTCCTACTCGCAGAATCCAGCACGCTGGACCGGCGTCATGCAGCAGATTCTGGCACCGGTCTACGGCGACGCAGGGCCAGGCTGGTGCGGCTTCGGCAACCTCGGCGGCAACCTGCCCAACGGAAACGCGAACAGCGGAAACGCGAGCTACACGAAGACGGGATCATGGGATATCTCGGTCTACTTCGGGCAGTACTCGCCGGACCTTGGGCAAGTGACGTCCAGTGCGGCAGGCGACCTGATTGACGTAACGAGTGTGGCGAACGTGTCGCTGGTGCGCCTGTTCTACCTTGGCACAGGCGGCGTTATAAGCTACCGGTGGAAAGACCTGACGCTTGGCACCTGGAGCGGCCTGACGACATTGAATCTGGCGAGCGATGGCCTGCTGAACACAGCCGATCTGGTAGGGCAGCCGACCAACCCATTCCGGCTTGAATTCGCAGTCGTATCGGGTACGGTCACGCTATTCGGTGTGGATATCCAGAAGACGACCGACGGCATCCGCTTTCACAAGCTGGGCGCGTCGGGCAGTAGCACGATCAACTGGAACAACGCGAACACCACCCAGTGGCTTGCCGGGCTAGTGAAGCTCGCGCCCAACCTCATCACGATCATGTTCGGCACCAACGACCAGGCAGCGATGGCCCCATCCGGGTTTCTGGCGAACCTGACTACGCTCGTCACGAACATCCAGAGCGTCCTGCCGTACACCGACATCATGATGATTTGCCCGCCTGAGAACCTGCTCGGCAGGGCGACGCCGATGCCGCAATATGCCGACGCCATGTATCAGGTCGCGCAGGCGAAAAACTGCGCGTTTCTTGACCTTCAGTACGTGTTCGGCCCCGCCAACAATCCACAAAGCTATGGGTCTACCAGCGGTCGCCCGTGGTTCAACTCCGATAACACCCACCCCGATCCTCCTACTGGTGGACGCGCAATGGTAGACGCGATCTATCGCACTCTCATCAATCTCTAAGGAAGCAACATGCTTAAAATCAAACTTGACCGCGCGGCTTCGGATGCATCGCTTCCGGTTCTTATGAACGATCAACTTCTGTTCGGGGATAACGGGGGCGTGCAATTCATTGCTGACTTCGCGAATTCATATTCGTATCCGACGGCTGCGGCTCCGGTGAACGGAACCCATGTGCTCGACGTATCCAAGCGGGCGGCGGATGCGGCGTGGATTGTCCCGGCTGGGCAAACGCTGGGGTGGGGTGGGAACGGCGTGGACTTCACGCCTGTAACGGATAAGAACATGTGGCTGGGGCTTCCCGCTACTGTCTTCGCGAGTCTGTGGGCCGCAGCGAATCAGTATTTCATTGAGTGCTGCTACATCAAGGTTCCGGCTCAAGCCGACTTTGCCAGCTTCGCAGGGATTTCACCGCTATTTAGCGCATGCCCTGCATCTACCTATACCACTTCCCCCGAAGTCGCACTGATGGGTATGTCCGGCAGCGGTAGCCCTAACTTCACGATGCGCCGACAGACTGCACTCAACGCTACGGAGCAGGCCAATATCAATACGATAGCGAGCGACTACGGCATGCTCGCACAGATTTCCTGCTATCGCACGGCGGCAGGCTTCCAGGCATCCATTCGAACGGCCAGCGGTCGCCGCTATTCGGGGCTGATTTCAGGGGGTGCAAACAACACTGTTAACTTCAGTGCAGCACAGGCAGGTTTTGGTCCGACTTCCGCTTTCGGCCTGTCGGGTACTACGGCTGACAAGAAGTGGAAGGCATATCGCTGCTGGATTGAAAACCTCGCAATCAGCGGTCGCGATCCAGTAACTGTGCTGGATGCTGACTGGAATCGCACTATCGCGCGTGGCGTATTCAGCTAATAAGGCACTTCATCAATGGCCCTGATACTGAGCACTGACGTCGGGCGTGCGCTCACCCCCGACGAAATCGACTCCAACAATCAATTCCTGCTACAGCAGGCGAACACGCAAAAGAACCAGGCGGATAGCTCCGCGACGGCGGCGGGAACGTCGGCGGCGCAAGCCCTGTCGGCGGCAGGAACCTCGGCGGCGACGGCGGCGGCGCAGGCGGTATCCAATGCCATAGGAGCAATCGGTACGTCGCAAGCAGCGGCGGCGCAAAGCGCCTCTGCCGCAGCCGCAAGCGCCACAGCGATTGGAACGCAAGCTGGGGTAGCTACGGCTCAGGCGGCTGCGGCTGCGGCTGCGGCGACAGCGGCGTCGCAATCTGCCGCAGTCACGACACAGCAGGCGGGAGTTGCTGTAGCCGCCCAATTGATCTATGCCACGACCGCAGCAGGACTTGCGGCCATTGCGCAGGGGAAGTATTTTTTCACCCCTTCGGCCACGACGAACGGCACGCTCGATCTCTATCTGAACAATGGCGGCGTCGCGCAGTTCATCGTGACTCTGCCGAATCTCGCGGCCCTTCCGCTTACGACGCTCGCGGGATATGCGTTTACGTTTCTGGATGGCGCGGGCAATGCTGCTGGCGGCATCATGAACGACGGTACGTGGAACGTCGCCAAGGCCGTCCTTCAGGCGTTGGCGGTCAAGAACCTGTCTATTGCAGATGGATTCCCCGGATATGCTCATGTGCTGGCTGACGGAACCGGGGCATTCAGTGTAGGGGTCCGCGATGACGGCATATTCGAAACGGCCAAGGCAGTCGTCACTACCCTGAATGGCCGCCCCGTTGATCGCCTTATCACCGGGGCGGATTTCCCTCATTTTGGATCGTCATATGCGGTGTTCCAGAATGGCGGCCAGAGCAATGGTGCGTCCGGTCAGGGGACGCCGGGAATCACCACCGCACAACCGTTCGATTGTGTTGGTTTCCCGCCGAACGCCACAACCGGCCTCGCATCCTTTTTGCCGATGACGTCGGCGAATTGCGCGCAAGCATTGACTGGTGGCGGCACTGGTGAAATCCCGATGTTCGGGGCCTTGAACTACCTGAAGCAGATCATCCAGTCGCGCCACGGGATTAGCTACACGCAGCAAAAGTTCATCCCCGTCTGCCTGAACAACGCACAAGGCGGACAGTCAATCGCCCAGCTTGGCCCTGGCACCCCGAACTTCATTGCGTGGCAGACCCAGCTTCAGGCGGCATATACCATCGCGCAGGCGCAGGGGGCCACGATCAAAGATGCTGGCGAGTCGTGGCCGCAAGGGGAAGCCGACTACCAGAATTCGCAGGACTATTACCGGGAACAATTGATCGGCTACGGTGTTGCGAAAGACGCTATTGCTCGTTCGATCACCGGTCAGGACGAAACCCGCATGATGTTCCTGTATCAGATGAACTCGTGGGGTCCGGACTATGTTAAGTCTGTCGCGCTTGCCCAGCTTCAGGCAACGGACGTACGCCCGGATATGTTTGTCATGGCTGCGCCGTCATATTGGTGGAATTTCGGGTCTGACATTCAACACGGCGACTCGATTTCGCGGAACGTGTGGGGTGCATATGTGGGTCTCGCGATCAATCAGGTATGTCTGCTGAAGCGTCCTTTTCAGCCGCTGCGGCCAATGCGGTGGAACCTTCAGGGCACTGTACTGCGCGTGCAGTTCAACCGAAGTGGCCTTGTCCTCGACACGACGTACCCGACCGTGCCAGCGGCCCCGCAGTACGGCATGAACTGTCTGACGCCGGGAGGGTCGGAAATCGCGATCAATTCGGCTACCGTTGTTGACCCAACAACCGTTGAATTCGCGTTGGCCTCCGTGCCGCCTGAAGGCTCCGTTTTCTGGATGGGCGGGAAAGGCGTCGCGACCGGTCTGAAGGGGAACTACATCGGCAGTCTTATTAATCTGCGCGATAGCCAGGGCAACACGGTGACCTATACGCCACCGGGTTCCTCTACGCCGGTTCCAATGCATAACTGGTGCGTGGTCAACAAGATTCCGCTCATTCGCAACAGTGCAGGGCAGTTCGCTGGCCGTATCGCTGGCGCGATTCCGCAACCGAACGCTTAACAAGGAACAAAAACATCATGGCTGGCGCATCTCTCGTCGCAGCAGGCAAGGCATTTTCAAATGTGATCGGAGCCATTCCGCAGGCGTGGACACCTGCGAGTCTGTTTCTCGACAAGCTCGCATACCGGGGCGCGTGGTTCGACGTCTCCGATCTGACGACATTGTTTCAAGACACAGCAGGCACCACGCCGGTAACGGCGGCAGGGCAGGCGGTCGGCTTGATGAAGGACAAGTCTGGCAACGGAAACCACATCACGTTCAGCAACGCGACGCTCGGCTCGAACGGCACGCTCTACTGGATCGCGTTTAATGGTGTCTCGACAAACGGTCAATTTGTTGCTGCCGCCAACGGCATGTTCTCCTTCAGCGGGTATTGCATGTCCACGCTGGGACTACTGCTCGACTCCATAAGCACCTACCGATTCATCCTTCGTTTTAACGACGGGTCGAATGCAGACCGCTTCGGGTTGAGCACACAGGCGTCGGCCGGCACACTTCAGTTCGATGCCCACCGGACCACGTATGCGACTGAGACGGATGTCCCTGCAACGTTGGCAAAGCCAACCGGCGCGCACGTATGGACCGCCTATGCGAAATATGCGACGGGCGTCACCACACTCACGCGTGACAAGACTGTTGCTAGCAGCAACGGCTCGTTATCCACCGCTGGTAACACCGACGGTCTCAATTCGTCCGGCATATATCTCGGTGATTACGCATCGACAGACTATTCAAACATGAATTTCTACGGCGGAATTCTGCTCGCATCCGAACAGGACATTTCGTCACTGCAAGGGCAAATCGAGACGTGGGTAGGGTCGAAGGTTGGCCTGACGATATAACGGCCCGGTACGTGGTCGGTCGTATTCGATAGGCGCATAGCAAAAGCCCCGCAGGTTTCGGCCTTGCGGGGCTTTTCAATTGGTCCGCACGCTCCCTGTTCGCGCCGCTCGTGTCTGAGTGGCGGGAGCGCGCGGGGTGAAGCTCAGGTGCGGAAGTGTTTCGGAAGCGGGTTCATGCGCACGCGGGCGCGGCCTCGCGATAGCGCCTCGAATTCCGGGGACCATACAACGGTGATCCGGTTATCCTCCGGGCTGTCTACTGCCGTCGCACTGTATTCGGTGCTGGCGAATTCGGCCACGTCGGAATAGCGTGTTCGCCACGCGTCTATTTCTCGCGCAATGAGCTGGTTCAATTCGTCCATCAGGTGACTGTTCATTTCCTTGTTCAGAACGTTTGAGACGCTTACCGCGCGCACCACTGCATCCTGAATATCTCGCGCGGCCTCCATCTGACACTGGCGCACGGCTTCGCGGTAAGCGGCGGCTTCGGGGTCTTCCGGCTGGGCATGTCCAAGCACGTTTTCGGCGGTGCGCGGGAGTGGGCTAGGCTCGTCGGCGGGTTCCTCATAGCCGGGCTTGCCGTCGGCGCGATCCACCAGGCGCGACAGGCGACGGCCTAGCTTCTGCGCGGCAAGACAACTGCACGAGCGTTGCTGGCCTTCGATCACGCAGGCCGGGCAGAAATCGAGCCGTTTAAGCCGCTGCACGATATCGGGGATATCTGCGCCTGTCTCGCTCTCGATGCGGGTCACCACGGCCCGGATAGCGTCCGGCAACGCGCCGACAGCGGATGCGGCCAGTGCCTTCGCATCTGACAGTTCAAGAATCACATAGCGCTTTTCTGCATCACTCATGTTGGTTCATCCTCTGTGTCAAGTTGTACGTTATCGCCAAACCGCGCCGCCACGAACGCGCGCATTGCGGCCTGTAGGGCGGTATTTCCGCACACGCTCTTATTGCCTCGCATCAATCGGTGACTTGCGCGCCACTCGCCGAATGATTCGAGATACAAGGTCGAGATGTACTCGCTTTCGATAATCGGCTGTCCGTCGCCGGGCCGGGTCGAGTAGCGCGGGCACAGTTTCACGCTGCCGTAGTCGCCCTGTTTCAGCCAGTACAGGCCGCATTCGTTCGTGGCCTCGTGCTTGGTCGAGCGCTTCTCGCCAAGGGCAAGGGCGACCCACAAATCGAGCACGCCGCCTTCCATGTTTTCAACGCGCATAGGTCAACCTTTTTGGGGCGGATCGATAAACTCGACGCCGTATTTTTCACACTGGGTCACGAACTTGTCGAGCGTGTCCGCCCACACATAGCCGGTTCCGCGCGCATTGATTTGCCAGAAGTTGCCCGTGCTCGTGTAATTCGAATAGAACGTGTGCGCCACGTCGCGCACCACGAACTGTTCGCGGTCTGCGTAGTTGACGATACAGATAATGCTCGCGGTCTTCGCAAGCTCGGCAAGCCGCGCATAGTCGCGCGAGCCGTTGTATGCCGCTATCTCGTGGATGGTGCTCATTCAATCCTCGTCTTCAAACATGCCGCGCTGGCGCTTGACCGGCTCGAAAACGGTCGTCGGCCAGTGCAGCAATTGGATGGACTCATACCCGCGCGCGTCGCGCGTGCGGATATAGAACGCCTCGCGTGTCACGTTATGGCCGATCACCTTGCCGCGCTCGATGACGGGTTCTCGGGTCATCGAGCGCCCTTGTCGGGTCCGAGTTCGAGCGGGTCGAACAAGCCGCGACGCACGGCGTACCGGGCGCTCTCAGGCTCACCGAACAGCGTCGGGCAAGCGGCGTGGATATCTTCGCCGTTGTCGTCAATCAGGCATTCCTCATTCGGTCGAATGATGCCCCTGCACTTCGCACAGCGGTAAGTCATGCTTTCTCCTGAGCGCGCTCGATGGCTTGCGCTTTGGCGCAGGCCGGGCAGTAGTCTTTGCCGCCGACCCGAACCCAGCGCCCCGCGCGCGCCTGCATGCGGACGCGCCACTTTTCGGGTGGCTTCGCGCCAGTGACGCCATTCGTCCACTGGCTGCAATCGTTGCCGTCGCAGAACACGTCGGCTGTATAGACGATGCTCATTCGCTTTTCGTCCGCGTGTAGAGTCGCACCATTTCATCCTCGGTTGCGACGTGCGATTCGTTCGGCCCCGCTCGATTGAACGCCAGCAGATCGGCCTTTGTGAAACCATACTTGCCGCCGCTGCAACCGTACTGGCGCACGCGCTCCATGCGCATTTCGTGCAACTCGAAAGACCAATCCGGGTTATCGCCGCGCAGGTGCTCGCGCAGTTCAGTTTCGTCCATCAGGCGCGTGGTCGGCGCATCCACGACGGTGCTCCACATGCAGTACTTGCCGCCGAACTCTGCGATGTAGCCTGGCATTAGCGCATCCAGTCCACAAGCTCGGTGGCATAGGCCAGCGTCAGAACGTGCAACGGATCACCGGACTTCGATAGGCCGAACGTCTTGACTGGCTTTCCGCTTGCCAACAGCAGCGCCTCTACCGCGTCATAGCGCGAACGCAGCTTGGCGGGGGCTTTGCTACGCGGACCCCAGCACGGCACGAGCACGTCAGCGTCTCGAATGATGCCCGCAATGTGCGCATCGTTTTCCGGCCCAATAGGATCAACTACGCGGCCAAGGTCCGTGACATACGGCGAGCGGAACGCGAACACGTTGCCGACGATGAATCGGCGGCCTCCGTTGCCGCGCGTAAAGCCGATCCACTTACGCACCGTCTGATCGTTCAGCGTGTGGTCCGCCGTCGAGCAATTCACGCCGAAGTAGGCGAAGACGATGCCGTCTGGTTGAACTTCGCGTTCGAGCCGGTAGCGGAACGTGCCGCAGGCACTCAGGATTGCACTCATTTTCAACCTCAAAAAAGCTCACCCTGCACGGGCTTGGCGGGTTCGATTGCTGGTATATCCGGCATGATAGCTGCCGCCTTCAGTCGGCGGTTAGCGGCCCACGTCAGTAGCGTGGCATGCCATCCTGAGTGCTGCGGGAACGGGCGAACGGCCATCGCCTGCGCGAGAAAGGTTCGCGCCATGCGGATATGCCAGGCGCGCTCGCTCGTCGCCCCCTTCACTTTTTCTCCAACGTCTGCGCATTCACGACCGGGAAGAGCCGGGAAACATCATCCGGCTCGCTGGCGGGCATGTCGGCGGGCGCGTGAATCGTTCCTACCGGCCCCCCGCCAAGAGTGACCGTGAGGCGTTTCGTTGCCATCGCGTCAAACATCACCTGCGCGATCAGCGGCGCACGCTCATTCCATGCGAGCGTCGCCAGTGCGGTTGTCTCGCGCTGCACTTTCAACTGGCATCTGTAGCAATGCACGATTCCGCTGCCGCCGCCCACGTCGTGTGATCCGCACGCAGGGCAGGGAACAGGCTCTAACCCGGATGCGGGCGCGCGCAGGTAGCGCGTATCACCGTCCTTATCGTCGTCGTCAATCGGATGGTCGCACCACGTCACGTCGCGGTCATGGAACGAACCGACATACCCTTGCAGGTAGATTTCATCCGGGGCGGTAGTTCTGGCTTTGTCACTCACGGTTCAAATCCTCGAATTCCTTATCGGCCTTCACAACGAGGTCGATAGCCGCGTGAATGCGCCCCGTCATGCCATCGTTGGTGTCTTCGTCAAACTCGATTCGCTCATTGTCGGGGCCGAAAAGCTCGACCCAACCGGCCCCGGCTTCAAGGCATACATGCAACTTGAAACCATCGGGCAACTCGCCGCAGGCGCGCTGCATGGCCGCTTCACCACCGCCGCCTTTCTTCAGGGCCTCGATGGCTTTGAGAACCGGCCCCGCGCCGCCCGATTGATCCGGGTGGATATCGAGCGCTGCGGTGATCGCGGCAAGGTCGCGAACGGCGTCTTCGAACATCGCCTTATAGTCGTCGCTGGGTTGGGCGACCGGCTTGATATTCTCATCAATCCATTGCTGCACTTCGCGGCCACTCCACATTTTGCGAAGCATCGTAGGGAAGGGCGGCAACTGCGGGGCGGTGGCGCGCGCAGCATCAGGTTTAGTCGTCATGCTAAATCCTCGGGGGTTGCTGGCAAATGGCGCCAGTGCGTAATTTGATCCGTGACGACGCGATTCTCGTAGTCGATAAACATCGTGAACTCGCGCGGGCCGGTAGTGAATTCCCCAAACTCAACCTGCACGGCGTATTTCGTCGTTATACCGAAGTCGTTATCGGGCTTGAACATCGCGAGACAGGAACCCGGTTCCGCAGGCAGGTCACCGGGAAGCCGGACCCATGCGCCGCGCAGGGCGGCGATGGTCTTTTTCGCATCGATCAACTGCACTTTCAGCGTGCGAATCTCCCCGGCATTGACCGCCTCGCGATTGATTGCATCACTAGCGAGCATGCACACGCCTTTCGGATTGGGTTGAATCACTTCCTCAATCGGCCTGTCGGAACTCACGTCGAAACGTGGGAAAGCAAATGCCTTGCTCATGCCTTTCTCACTCCATCTTCAATGTCGCACGACTCTTCCGGGCACGTCACACCATCGCGCCGCCCGGCAAGGCAGAAATCGGCCCATCCGGTCTGACAGTGCCGATCGCCACGCGGCAGGTAGCCCTGAAACGGGGCCTCACGAACTAGCACAGCAAGCATCGCGCGCTCGTTTGCGATGCGTATAAGCTCGCGGGCGTCGTGCTCGCACTGCTGATAGATGCGTTCGGCGAGCGTCTTGTTGCCAGCTTCGAGCGCTGCATATAGCTGCGAGCCGGGTGCCGCCTTCGTATCCTTGTAGGGAATAGGGCGGCGGCGCGGCGGCTTCATTTTTAGAATCTCGTCAAGCTGCTCGACGGTCACTGAACTCATGTTCAATCCTCGGGGTTATCGGGCAACGCCTGCCAGTGCGTCGGCTCGATGTAGTTGTGCGTGATCGACCTGTCGCCGAATTCGTCCCGATCCGCCGTGACGATATAGAAGCCGCGCCGCTCATTACCTTCCGATGATCCGCCATAGAACGCGACCGCGCGAAGGCGTTCATCGTCGCGCAGGCGGGTCGTGAGGACTTCAGTGCGGTACTGCCCTTCGGGGATGACCGGTAGGCCGTCAGAGACCCGAATCCATGCGCTGTGTGGTGGCGTAACGGGCTGGTTTGCGAACGCGCCTGTCAATGCGCGGATGGCGGCAAGCTGGTATGGGTGCGGCTTGAAGTTCGCCCACGAACTGCCCGGCTGACCGACCTCGTTACTGCCAGTGCAGGCGTTCTCGTGTGACGCTGCTTTCGGACAGCGCTTATTGCCGCACGTCGGGCAAACGATCATGCGCATGTCGTCAAGCGTGATTGGTCGGCACGTCGCACACCGACAGTCAGGCTTGCCCGGATGAGGGATCAGAACTTCGCGTGTCATGTCGTCGCCCCGGCGCGGTTGAGAAGCGCCTGCAAATCCTTCGGCTCAATCGACACGATACTATCCGGGCTGTCGGCGCACGTTGCGATGGTCCGGTTGCCGAAGCCTTTCCAATCCCACGCCTTCAGGAAGTGCCCGATACGGTCGGCGGCGCGTTGCCATTCGGCAATCTCCGCAACCGTATTTCCAGGCAGTGGTACGGCGTCCGACGCGACCGATTCGCCACAGTGACCCGCGCTGCACCTGAAACCCGCGTAGACCTCGCTCAATGCCGACTCAACAGTCGGATAGGCGGCAGTATCCCAGCACTGCGGATAGTGGATAGCCGCCGCGCCAAAGCTGCGGACGGTCAGGGCAATAACGTCTCGCGCATATTGGAGCGCAATGTCATCCACCTGCGCTGCCGTCTGCATCGGCATCCAGTGCGACGGCCCGCCAGGACCATCGACGGCGTGATTGACGATCCACTTGGCGTTGTCCCCGTCGATGAACTCCCACGGATGCCCTGCACGGTCGTGGCTGAAGTTGTAGCGGCCTTGCGAGACGCCATCCTGACCGAAGCGTAAAAGGATGGTCGAGCCATCGCGCGGTGCGGATTCAATGGTAGGCCATGTGCATGCTTTCGTCACGGTTCTGTTCCTTATGGTGGTAGTGGTGGATTAGGGGATTACTTCGTGTCGCCGTTCAGGGCGCGGTCGTATTCACCGTTGCGGCGTGCAAGGCCGCGCAAGGAAGCCGCGATCAAACAGCCAAACGACGCGCCGATCATGAGGGTTACCGCGTGCGATGCAATGGTTGAAAGCATGTTGGACTCCTTGGCTATGAAGCGGTGGTTATCGCCGTGCAATGCGCACGGGCTTGGTCCTATCTGACTTGTCGTTCCGCTCGATCACGATGTTGCCGGGCAGGATGATGCGCACCGCGCCGCCAAGACAGATTGCTGTGTCTTGTGCGACAGCCGCGATGAGACGGTGGATCAGGGCCGTCGTCGGCTTGATTGCACGCAGGTACGCGGCTGTGGCGTCTTTCAGTTCGGTAGTCGTTTGCCGCATGGTCCTCATCCCGTTCGGTTCGTTCCTGCTACAGGCTCAATAGTATGCGCTCACGATTGAGAGCGCAAGCGAAATATTGGTCTCCCTGTATTCAGATCGGAAAACGCACGCGGGCCGCGCGAGAAACTGCCGTTAAAGTGGTTCGCAACATGGATGGCTCACACCGCAGCGCGAAGTCGGGGCAGGCATTTACCCGGTGCCTGATTGCCTAGTGCATTCCCCGATAGCCGGATTCGCGCACCCCTCAATTCCTTTGCTGGCGCGGCTTTCAGGCCGTGCGGCAAATTGGTGGATAACTTTTATTATGTAAAATCGCGTAGGAATCCTAACGGATGGCGAACGTCGATCACCCCACAAGAGCCCCGCAGACTTCAGCCTCGCGGGGCTCTTTCCCTTTAGAAGTTAATCTCGATCCAGTGCGTGACCCAGCGCACCGCGCGGTTTGCCGCTTCGACCTGCGTATCGAACTCGCCAAGGTCGTGAAACTCGAAACGGTCGCCCATGTCGTCTCCGTCTTCGGTCGGCTCGCGCGTCGCGATGGCGTTCGCCCGCCATGTGCCGCCGATCTTTGCGGGTGTCGCCTCAATCGTCCAGTTCGAGTGCTCGCCGATTCTCGCCGCGAACGGGCCGTCGTCGTCTTCGTCCATCACGCCTCCTTCCATTGGGAAAACTGTATCTTAGAACAGACCCAATTGCGGGACCGTTTCCGGCTCCGGTACGGGCTTTCGTTTCCGCTCGACGGTAATGCCCACGCTTACCGCAATCCGTTCTATCGCCTCGACGTCGAGCACATTCACTGTTTCGCCTTCGATTTTCACGTCCTGCTTGGGCGTGTACACGGTGCCGCCGTTGCTCAAGCTCGCGAATAGCCCCTTGATGGCGTCGAGCGCGCTCGCGTAGGCCGTGGGCTTGCCGGGCACGAACCAACCCGCGTTATGCGGGATCACGTCGTTCCACGCACACCCAAGCTCGCGCGCGAGCGCACCTAACGCCTCTTCGGTCGATTCGAGCAAGCGGGCCGACGGCGGCGCGGTCAGGACCGGGCGCGACGGCGCGGGCGCAGCGAGCGCTACGGGCGGGGCGGTGACGGCCTGCGGCGTGCCTGTCAACAGGTCGTCCCCAATCGCTTCATCGGGCGGCGTATTCGGGCCTTTGACGTCCTGCCACTTCATGACGCGCGTGAAGTCGGAAACGTTCGGAAGCCAGCGGACGTCGCCCTCTTCCACGATGGCCTTGCGCATACCCCATTTGTCGGTCAACACGTAACCGGTGACGTGGTAGCCGCAACGCTCGATCACGCGCGCCGCCCGGTTGTGCGTGGTCTGCGTGACCTCGTGAGTGGACGGGCGCGGGTCCGGGTCGGCGGGAAAGAGAACCGGAATGTCGCCGTGCTCGTGCGCGCGGTTGAATGATGCAATCAGCGCATCGCGGGCCAGACCGGTCATTGGGAAATAGGCTTCTTGAGTGTCATTCATGGCGTTCAATTCTTCAGCAAGCGCTCAACCGCAGCAACGGGTGGCAATGTCAATACCGTGCCGACTGGAAAATAGTCGCTCGGCAACAGGTCTGCGAATTGCGGATTGCACGCGAGGATGTGCCGCCATTCCTTTTCGTTGCCGCACTGACGCAGCGCGATACCCGCGACGGCCTCCCCCGCTTTCGTGGTGTACGTGCGCGCAGTCTGCTCCACTGGTTGCGCGACTGGTTGTGGGGATGCGGCGCGGGCGGCTTGCCAAATCTCCCACGGCCCCATTGATCGATTGGCCGGGATGCTATTGCACCATTCATCAAACGCCGCCCGCTCATCGTCCTGCACCACGGCAGTCGGAGAGGGCTGCGGTGCGCGCGACCGTCCGTGAAAGGCGTCGGTTAGGCGGAAATACGCGGGCTTGAACCGCTTGAGAACGTAGCTGGCATGCTGCATCGCATGCCTGATCGTGGCTTTCTGCATCGCCCCGTCCAAGTCGTGATCCTTGCTGTATGTTTCGCCCTTGGCAATTAGCTCAAGAGTCTTCAGGGTGTCTTGCAGCGCGAATACGTCTTCATCCGTCATAGCGATGCCAACCAGTTCCACCGATTGCGCTGGCGCGGCAGGGGATGCGGCGAGCATGGCTCTCCACACTTCGCACGCTTTGGCGAAGCCGATCACCTCGACTCGATCTGCATCGTTGGATGGCGATGAAAAGAGCCGCTCGCCACGCGGCAGAAGCCCACCAGCCCCCGCCATGCCGCTGACCGGCTCAACCGGCACCAGCTTCCACCCATCGGGCGCGGCAGGCTTGCTTGCAGATAGCAGCACCTGGTTGACAACAGCGGCCACTACGTCCAGTTGGTCTGGATCCAAGGGAAAGCCGTGAACCTCGCAGGATTCGATAATGTCTTGTGCGGTCAGTTGCAGTTTCGCGCTCACGATTGCACCTCGCAATCGCCCGCGCCTGCAATGACAAAGCAGTATTTGTCGAGCGCTCTCTCGACGCAACAGCGCAATTCTGCCGGGGTCGCGACCATCTCGTCAGGCTTGCATGCAGGATTGTTACGGTCGGTCAGTTCGCAAAGTTGCTCGATCAATATCGATGCAAACTCGCGTTCGTTTGACTTGAAGTCTTGCGCCGCGTCCGGCGCGCGGACGCAAAGCGTCTTCGCGTCGAATACGCTTGAATTCGCGATCACATCGGCGAGTTGCGCGGCTTCGGTGTTGGCAACTTCCCAACCCCATACGCGGCGCTTGCCGAAGCGGTTCATCAGACGTTGGACCTCAAGTTTGCGTTCGTCGCTTGGCACTGCGTCTACATTATTGGTCATGGTGTCCTCACTCATTTGTCGACTGCTACCCGTTGTGTCACGTCGCGTACGGCCCAATCCTTGAAATCCTTCATCGTCATGTAACCGTGTCGGCGCTTGTCGCGCTCGCTGTAGAATGCGGCCCCATTGCCTTGCGCGTAGTAGGCTTCATAGCTCACGCTATCCCACGTCACGCCGTAGCCGCTGCCGGGCTTGTGGATCATGTGGACGTACCTGACCTCGCCCGTGCTGCCGCGATACGCGCCGCCGCGCCGGATTTTGAAGCCCTTACCGGTGTCGTGTTCGTGGATGATTGCCATGACTATTCCGCAACAATGGCCGGATAGGCCGCGTCAAGCTTGGCTTGTTCCGCCTCGAAGGTAGCAAGCCGCACGCGCTCCTGCGCTAATCCTTTCTCGGTTCTCTCGATGCTTTCACGCGTGATTTCGATGGCGCATGCAGCATTGCGCTTGGCCCGTCGGACGGTTGTAGCCAGATCAGTGGAAAACGTGTTCTCGAACATCATCAGGCCGTCATGGGTGGCATTCGGCCAACCCGGTTCTTCGCACAGCTTCTCGATGATTTCGCTGCCTTCGTAGGTATAGACCGTAATCGAGCGTTCGAAGGTGTCCGGTGCGGCGATAAGCGCGGCTATGTCATCCGGCTTGGCGTCCATCAGTTCGGGATACTTTTCGCGACCGAAATTGCGGAACGTTGGGTTCTCGTGAACGACGCCCGTCTGTGCGTTGATGGTCAACAGGTTGTGGACATACCCTGAGCCGATGCACACCAGTCCGTCCGTCACCTGAACATTGTGTTTGATACAGAACTTCTCTTTCACCGCTTTCCATCCCATTTCGTTCCCCTTGGGTTAATGGTTACTGGTAGCTGTCCCACAAGGCGAGCGCGGCGTCTGCATCGCGCTCGATCTTGCGGACCTTGGTTTCGCACTCGGTTTCCGTCATGCCATCAACCTCGGCTGCGGTCGCCTTCCAGAAGTCGTTTTCGTGCCATCGGCCTGCATGTTTGCCGTAGGACGCACACATAGCCGCGAGCGTTTCTTTCCACGTCAGACGGTCGTCGTAATTCAGATTCCCGTCCGCGCCACGCCGCATCCAGCGGTAGTCATGCGTCGCGTTATAGCGGGCGTAGTCGGGATGCGTCGATCGCATCACGCGCTCGCCTTTTCTGGCTTGGCCTGGCGCGCAAACATGGCATAAGGCCCGTTCTCTGTGTCGTAGACTTCGAGCAAAACCCAGTCACTGGCCGGGGGCGTCGGCGTCCAGGCATTCAGGTCGTATTCGTTTTCGTCGTTCCAAAGGTGCGGCGCATCCTGTTCCATGCTGACGAACGCCGATTCGAGTCCAAGTGCGGTGAGGAATAGATCGGCTCGCACACCCTCGTCAAAAATCGGGAAATCCGGGTGGTAGAGCGCGCCATCTTCGTTGCGCTTCATCACGCGCGGCGCGAGCAACGCATCGGCAACCCCTTCAAGGTTATGGCGGAACTTCGAGCCACTATCCGATTCAGCCTCGATAGCCTGCTCGGCTTCATCCCGGTTAAATCCTGGCATCGCGGGGAGTGTGCTTACGACGTCTGACGGGATGGCGTCAATCCAGTCGAGCGCACGGCGCAGGTAGTCGGCGGCGCGCGATCCTTCGCGGCGTGCTTCGTTATGCAGGTCGGTGATAGCCGATTCGAGCCGTGCCGCGAGCGGGTCGCCGGGCGCTTTGAACGTCGAGACGTGCTCGGCCCACTCGCGCTCTTCGAGCATGATGACCATGTTCTCTACGGCCTCGCGGAACGGGATGCGCGCGGGCAACGGAGAATGCTTCGGCTTTGCAGCCTGCTTGGCGCGGATGGCTTCGACCTTCGTCCACACGCGCGCCAGTTCGGTTTCGCCGCAGTCGTGCATGTCCACGCCTTGCGCCAGACACAAGGCGGCAAGCGTCACCATTACACCGCCGACCTCCTGTTTAAGCTCACCTTTCGGGCGGTCATAGACGTAATCGACAAGCTGGTGTGCTTCGCTGCGATCCATTCCGCCCGCCTGCACAAGCTCCAGCGCCTCTTCAATGAAACGGTGATTGCGCTCGCTCGTGTCAGCGGAAATGCGCGGGCCAAAACACTCGTCCATCCACGGTGTGACGCGTTCCTGAAACGATGGGATCAACCACGTCACGGGGCGGCTTGTCCTGCTGTTATGGCAAATGATGGTGGCGACGGCGATGGGCGGCTCTACTTTGGTCGGGTGCATGCGGGCTCCGGGCGTGGTTCGTCGGTGAGCATCAATAGTATGCGCTCACAATTGAAAAGTAAATGAGGAAAACTTCAGATCTTGCAGCGATACAGGGATTCGAACGCGGGCACATCGATAGCGGACACGTAGGCGTGCCCCTCGTCGCCGAAGTGATAGGTTCCGCCGTACTTCGCACCGGGGAACGTGAAGCATGCCGACGTCTTGATGCCTTCGCCCGGTTCGCTGCGTTCGAGTCGGTCGTGGTAAATGTGGATGCGCGTGACTGTGCAACCCGGAAAGCGCGTATCCATCAGTTCCATCAGCGCGGCCTCGGCGGCGACCTTAGCGCGCTTTGATGCGTCGTGGCGCGCAATGCATTCCGGCGAACAGAACACCTTCCTGGCGCGCACGACATAGGTGCCTGCCGTGTCGACTTCCTCCCCGTCGTCGTCAATGTGGGCGCGGTCGATCACCTGCTGACACTCCCAGCGGTCGCAGGTGAAGTGCCAGCCGCTCTCGATCAGCACATCGACCGGGACCGGGCCGGGCGCGTAGGCGTCGAACTGGGGCGCACGGCGGCAACCTTCAACGCTATCCCAGTCAAGGCCAAGCTCTGACGCCCCCTCCCGACGAGCGGGCGCGTTCGACACGGCAAACACGATCACAGAGCCCTCGCAGGGGCCTTCCCAATGGTCAACCTGATACGCCTTCAGGGGCTTAGTCATGGTTCAGTTTCCGGTAGTGCGCGATCATCGCGGCGGGGGTTTCGAAGACCGGTGAATCCATGCGCAGCTTGGTCCGGTCGTAATAGCGCAGGCGTTCAGCTATGCGCATCATCTGGTTCGGACTGCCGCCCTCGCCCTGCTTCTCAAGCAGGATCATCGCGCCCGCGCAGTGCTGCTCTTTGCGACTCGGCACATACTGGCTGGTGTCGTCGTCGTGGTGCGTCGTCTTGTGGCAGGCGAAGGTCTGCTGCTTGCGCGTGATTGCGTCGCAGATTTCGACCACGCGCGACGTGTCGAGATAGAACGTGATATCAGTCCGAAAGGGACAGTTCGCGCACGGCGCGCACAGGTCGAAATTCATGGCTTACTCGTCCGCAGTCGCCAGCAATTGCTTGGCAACCGGTTCATACGGGTTCGGATAGACCTCTTCCTGTACCGCGCGCACGAGCTTCAGGGGCTTCGAGCGCATGAACATCGAAATCGAGTGCTGCACGCGCAGGAACGTATCGCGCCACAGGCCGCTACTTGCGAGAACGCTGCCCTTTTCGAGAAGGTAATTGCGCATCGCGATTGCCGCCGAATCCGCCGCGCCCTCACCGAACCCGGTGCCGATGACCTCGCAGTAACGCTTCAGCCGCTCTTCGTCGTTCTCGTGGCTATAAGCCCGTGCGATTGCCCCCAACACCATTGCATTGCGGATGCTGCGACCGTGCGGCCCGTGCTTGACCGCCCATTCGCAGGCGATGCGGTGTTGCGCAATGATGGCGAGCCGCAGCGCGTTCGAGATATTGCCGTCACCCCGCGCGCCGTATTCATAGGCGCGTGCGGTGCTAATGAGCGTGTTGCTCAGTTCCGGGTCCGACCCGCTCAGGGTCGCGTTATCGACAAGCGTACGGCCCTTGCCCGTGTCGATATTCAGGCCCGCGCTTTTCGGCAGGCCGCGCAGCACAAAGAAGGTCTGCGGCTTGCCGGACTCGACAATCGCCATCAGGCGGTGCTGTCCGTCGGCGACCGTGCCGTCTTCGTAGAAGCAGATCGGCATCGGGCAGACCGTCCAGCGCCCCGCGATCATGTCGGACGCGTACTTGCTGATTGTGCCGTTGCTCGCCTTGCGGTTCTGGATATTGAAGCCAAGGTATTTCGCCGCCATCTGCGGCGTAATCAGTTCGGTCGATTGCTTGATGGTCATGCCTTGTTTTCCTCGCTCTTTGCTGCGATCCATGCCTTGTATCCGGCATCGCGGTAAATTGATGACGGCGACACGCCCACTTGCTGCGCTGCCTTGTGGACGCCGCACCTGCCGGACGTGACGAGCGCAACGGCGCGTGCGACCTCCGACGATTTACGTGCTCCCATACCCTTCTCCCTTCAAAACAAACGTGTCTGGCCTTGCCGCTCTAGCTCTGCTGCACTGACGCGCGGCGGTTCGCTGTCGTCAAACTGGCAACAGTCAAGCGCATCGTCTTCGTCATCGCACACGCTGGCGCAGACCGGGCACACAAAGACCTCCCTGATGCTCGGACGACAACAATCGCGCGCGTCGTCTTCGTCGTCGTGAAGCTCTTTGCACTCCTCACAACGCCACTTGTAGCAACTATCCGGTAATGCCATGCTGGCCTCAGAAAATGCGCAACTGCCTGGTGAGTGGATCGACCTCCGGCACAAGCTGCCCCGCCGCGTCTTCGTCAAACAGCCGGGCCTGCCCGATGGCTTCCAGTTCTGCGGGCGTCAATGTCTCGCCCTGCGAACAGCACTCGACCGCGAGATTGCGGCGCGGGTGCGGCGTCGAGCACTTCGAGCACAAAAAGAGCGGTCGTTTTTTCTTCATCGCCCGGCGTCCATCCGTAAGGAATATAGGGATAGTAATAGCATAATGCGACAAAAACAATAGGCAGGGCAATAAATATGCATCAGGAAAACGCGGCGCTGATAGGCGTTGATCCGCATTTACCATCAGGCCATGGGAAAAATCTCGTCCACCGACATTCAAAGCATGGTTTCGCACTGGCTTGCGACGCCGCTGAATGGCTATCTCGGCAGTGGCTACGGGCAGACCGTGACGGACCTGCTGCAAACGCCGCTGCGCGCGGGGCTGGCCGATGCTGTCATTGCCAAGTTGCGCGCCGACGTGCCGATCCTTGGCGCGCTTCCGCGCGGTGCGATCAATCTGTACTCGGAACCGGACGGCGTGGACAAGCTGCGTATTTATATCGACGTGAACGGCTCGAAAATCGACGTAGGAACGACTTCGTAATGGCATATACCCGCGACGACCTGTTAGCCGCGCTTCAGGCTGAAGTACAGAGCCGCCCGACTGCCGCGCTCTACTATCAGGCGGGCGACCCGCGCCTGCTCGCGCAGATCGCCGCGCAGGCGACCATGCTCTCGATGATTTCCTCACAGGTGGACGTCGCGGGGGTCGAGTCGTTCCAGAAGACGCGCGATACGACGGTGCTGGCGGACGCGACCATGAAAGGCATCCTGCCGTTTGCACGCCCGCCGCGCATGACGCTCGCCGTCGCGAACGCGTCAGGTGTGGCGGTGCCGGTCGAGAGCGGGCGGCGGGTGCTCGACGCCTTCGGACGGGTCTATACCGCCGAAGTGGGAACGACCATTGCCGCAGGCGCTACCGGATCGATCACGGTCAAGCAGATGACCGCGCGCACGTTCTCGCATACGGTCTCGGGTTCGCAACCGTTCTATGCTGTGCCGATTCCGCCGAACGATGACGCGGAACAGAACATCAGCGGAATTTACGTCTCCATCGCGGGGGTGCAATATCCCTTCACGACCGAATTCGCGAACCTCGCCGCCGACCAACCGGGTTTCACCATTGAGACAAACGAGCTTCGCCAACTGCTAGTGAAATTTGGCTGGGCCTCCACCTTCGGCGCGCAGCCGGACAATGGCACGCAGATCGACTTCACTATTGAAGAGACGTTCGGCGCGTCGGACCTCACTGTCAACGCTGCTTTCACGTTTGAGACGACGACCTCGCAAAACGACCGGCTTCTGACAATGAAGCTCGCCTCGATGATTTACCCTGGCGCGGACCCGGTTGACATTGAGACGCTGCGCGAGTGGGCGCGCTACCCGTCCGGTTATGACTCATCGGCGGTGTATCTCGGCAACTTCGACTTCCTGATTCGCCGCAACCTCTTTCCCTTCCGTTTCCTGTCGGTCTGGAACGAACAACTCGAAGAGGCGGTGCGCGGCCCCAGCGTCTCGAACATCAACAAGCAGTTCATCGCGGCGCTCATAGATGGCGTGGATACGACGTGGATGCAGAACGAAATCAGGCGCATTGTTGCGGCTGCGGATGATTCATACGGGGTCAAATTCGTTCCGGTAGTGGAGACACCGCTCGGCCTCACGATCAATGCCGAAGTATCCGTCGTCCATGATCCGGGTGACGTCAAGGCGCAGATTCAGGATCAGGTCATGAAGCTATATGGGCGCGATGCCATCGCCGTGCGGCAGGGCATGCTGCGTCTGAACAGCAAGCGTATTTCCGAAGCCCTGAAAGCGAATATCCCCGCGCTTCAGGACGACGGGAGCGACTACACGGTCACGATTGGCGACCAATCGACGCCCAAGCCTGAACAGTTCCGCTACGTGTCGGCGGACTCGCTCACTGTGAATGTGACGCAGGCGACCTACAACGATGGCCAGTGGAGCCATTGAGCGATGACGACGAGCCTTCGACCTATCGACGCACCGGACTTGCAACCGCTGCGCAACTCGTTCGAATATGACCAACTCGAAGCGGACCTGAAGGACGCTTTCATGGCCGTGTTCAACGCGTATATCCGCCCGGCAGAGCGGCAGGTCAACCTACACGGTATGCCGCACCTGGGCGACACGGAACTCATTGAGCGCACGCTGAAGGATTACGGCCTCGCCATCGTGCGGCGCGATGCGACCCGCACGGCCTTTCTGCTGAAGGCCGCGCGCGCGCGCAACCCGCGCAGGGGAATGATTTTCCTGCGGCAGTATCTGCAATCAGTATGGCCCGGCATGTGGAAGGTCGAGCAACTCTGGCATCCGGTGGCGACTGCCGACGCGTATCCAGCACACGTCACGCCCCTCATTCGGCTCGACCTTGGCAATGACGTCACGGCGGTCTATGACACGGATAACGGCGACGAGCTGCCGACCCTTTACCGCACTACATGGCATGGCCAGCAGTTACTCACGACCGATCCACGCAGCAATTCGCTGCGGCAAAGCCGTAACCTGTCGATTGCCCCTTGGGCGCAAAACATCGGTGGCTTCTGGACCAGCGGGACAACGACCAACGTCTCGCCCCCTGACGCATCAGAGGGGAGAATCGATGGCGTCACGCGGTTCGTGGCAACCGACAAACCGCACTATGTGTTTTCCCGGCAGGATGGCATCAGCGCCCCTGCCGGGAAGCGGACTGCCTCGCTATGGGTGTATGTGCCATCCGGTCAGGACGTCTGGAAATATGGCTTTGCCGCCGCGTGGGGCAACGTTGAGGCGGGCAACGGCCTGCTGTACAGCACGCTCGATCAATGGACGCGGGTGTCGAGCACGGCCACGCTCGCAGCAGATCGCGATTCGGTCGAATTGCGCATCTATCCGAACGGTCAGACGCCGCGCAAGCAATTCGTCTTCTACGCCTGTATCGCGCAGGAGGAACCGGGGCCGCTCGCAACTTACGAAATTGAAACGCTTGACACGCCGGAATCTGCGCTGGCTGACTACACCGTCGATGCGAATGGCCTCGCGACTTTCAGCGGCGGGGCTCCTGCACCTACGCCGCTGACCTATTTCCGTACCGGTCGCGTGCGCGTGACACTACCCGCCTCGATTGACAACGGCCTTGGGCTGGTGGAAATCGCCAAGGCGTTTCGCCCGACGCTCGCGGCACGCCTGATGCTCGAACTGCAACTCTCGACGGTCTTCGAAAATACGGGAAACGACGGCGGGCTGGCACTCGCGAACGCGGCTACGGGCATCATGCCCTTCATGGCTATCGGCACTCTCACGAAGTAAGGAATTCACATGGGCAAGAAGACCGGCAAAATCACTTACAACGTGCGCGAGCGCGGGCGTAAGTTCATCGGCAAGGACCGCAATCTTGATACGCGCGCCCTTGCTTCCATCGTGAACGGCAACGAAGTACAGGAGCGCGTGAAAAACCGCGACCTGCACGGCTTCTATGGGCATATCGTGCGCATGAAGTACGGCATCCAGCCGCCCGAAATGGTGGTGGACAAGGAAACCGGCAAGCCGGTGTACATCGAACCGGCTCTCGTCACCACGCACCTGAAGGCGGACGACGACGGCAACATTGAGCATGAGGCAGAGTTTCTGGATACCGCTGCCGGCGAGCTTGCCGAACGCTGTTTCAACAGCCGAAAGGGCGGCTTTTCTAGCGCGATTTTCGCCAAACCCAATGGCCCGGTGGACGTGCCGATCATCTTCGCCGGGTTCGATTTCGTGTTTGAGCCGAACTTCACGACCAATCGCGGCTATATGCTCGACTCGACCGGCGAGGGCTTCGACGGCATGATGCTCGATGCGGTCATGGCCGACTGGACGCACGGCATGGCCGCGATGAAAACGATGTACGACTCGATCATGCGCGATCACGACCTCGCACTCGCGACGATGGCACGGCTTCGCGAAGAGAACGAGGAAATGCTCTCGATGCTTTCCTCGCGCGGCACGGCCAACGAAAACGGTGTGATCGTGCTCGACTCGACCGGCGACGAACAGACCCGCCCGATGGTCGTGAGCAAGTCCGCCACGCGCGCCTTTATGGCACGCGCGAACGCATTCAGCGCGGCGAAGTGCGTCGGCTTCGAGAAGCTGCCCGCCGAAGAGACGAAAGGCGATGCCGTGCTCGACGCGGCCAAGCAACGGTACGGGGTCTAAATGAGTCTGCGCACCCCTATTGAACTCGGCCTCGCACAGTACATGGTGGGCTTTCACGGCTCGCTGGTGGCCGACACGCAGGCCATGCAGGAATACGCCGCGCGCGAGGTGGCAAAGTCCATCGTGTGGGTGCCGGGCCGCATGATTGACGATGTGGAAAAGATGCTGGCCGAATGGCGCAAGAACGAGAACAACGCCGGGCCGGGTCTGTCGTCCATGCTGCCGGTGGCGTTCCTCGCGCTCGACAAGAACTTCCTGCCGGTGCTGCCCGAATTCGGCGTGGCCGTGCCGGACATGCCCATTGTGTTTCCCGACGACGAGCTAGGCCGCGTCTATAGCTGCTCGACTACCTGCAATGAGTACAAGGCGCAGCTCGTGTTCATCGCGCCGGAAGCGGCGACCGCGCACAGTCTGATTCTCCAATTTAACCACTGGACGACGCAGGGGCCTGCCGGGCGGCGATTCGCTACGGAATATGAGTTTGCTGGGTTCAAGCAGAAGTTTCCCGCCGTGTTCGAAGCTATCGACTATGGCGGCGTGGCGTCGAACCTCGATCAGACGAACCTCACGATTCTCGTGGTGGACATGACTATCCGCGCGACCGTGCCCATTTTCAGGGCTCCCGCTGACGGCGAAGCGAACGACGGCAAGGCCGCACCTGCTGGCTACCCGGTGGTGATCGAAGTCGAATCCGTCGAGACGTTCGCGGGCGCGATGGGCGTACAGCCCGGCACGACGATCAATACGAAAATCGACGCCGACGGCAACATCACCCAGGTGCGCTCGTGATCCATATTCAGGCGGAAATCTCTGGCTACTTCGGCCCTCCGATCAACCTACGCGCCCTGCTCGATCCGGCAAGCGGCTACATGATCGTCTCGAAGGAACTGCCGCCAGGAGAGCGAATCGGCGGCGCGCTCGTCGTCACCAACAACTCACGCGGCGAGCGTGACCGGCTCTTTACCGAAGACGACCTCTCCGACGCGATCCGGCAACTGTACCGCGCGCAGGCGGGCAAGCTGCTCGAACTGCTCCCGGCTGTCACGAAGCATGATCCGACGCACCGGCTACAGGTCGCGACCATGACCGAAAACGGCACGCGCTACGAGCTTTCGTCCGAGACGACGAATGGCAATGTTGCCGTGCTCGCGCTCGTTAATGCGGCCAATCTCACGCTCAACGCGAGCGATGCAACCGATATGGCCGCTGAAATGCGCGACATGTTCCTGTCCATTTAGGCTAGGAAAACGCGCCGCCTGACGGGGTAAATCCACACCGAGAATTCAGAGGATCGAATTCAAGGAATGACTGTGGCTACCCCTGTCCTGAATCCAGTAATCACCAAGGCCGGGCTTGCGCTTGTGCCTAGCGGAAGCACTCCGGGCCTGTCGGTCAAGCTGACCCATATCGCTATCGGGACGGGCCTCTATAACCCTACGAACGATGACTTTTCGCTTCGCAGTGAGGTCGCGCGCTACGCGATTTCCAGCGGTACGACACCGACGCCCACGTCTCTTCAGATCGGCACGACGATCACCGACACGGACCCGCAGGGGCGCTCGCCAAATGGTCTGGCTATCGGGGAAATCGGCTTCTATGCAGGAAGCACGCTCTTTGCCGTATGGAGCCAGCCCGCGACGCCGCTATTCGTCAAGTCGGCAGCATTCGATGTTCCTTTTGCGTACACGCTCGATATCTCTGTGCTGCCCGCTGGTTCTGTCACTGTCGTGACGACTCCCGATCCGGCAGGTATGGCCGCGCTGATTCTGCAACACGAAGCGAAGAACGACCCGCATCCGCAGTATGAAACGAAGACGCGTGTCGCGGCGCTCGAAACCGTCGTCAACGGCAAGCAGCCGAACCTTGGTTTCACGCCAGTCCAGCAAGGCGGCGGCATCGGGCAGGCAACAAACAAGGTCTATGTCGGATGGTCCGCTGGCGGACAGTTAAAGGTGACGGTCGATTCGACTGACCTGGGCGCAGTCGCATTCCTGAATAGCCCCGGCTTTAGCGGTGCGCCGACTGCGCCGACTGCGCCGCTGGGTGCAAATGATCTGCGCCTTTCGAATACGGCATTCGTGACCGCTGCAATCAGGACCGCGCTTGTCGGTCAGGTCGCGTTCGAGCCTCGCACCACGCCGCGCGCAGGCTATCTCATGCTCAACGGTGCGCTACTGAGCCGCGCCGCCTATCCCGACCTCTGGGCCTACGCGCAGACAAGCAGCGCACTCGTGACCGAGGCGCAATGGGCCGGGGGGAACTGGGGCTGCTTCTCGACGGGCGATGGATCGACAACTTTCCGTATTCCCGAAGCGCGCGGCGAGTTCCCGCGCTGCTGGGATGGCGGTCGCGGTGTGGATTCCGGGCGCGGTATCGGATCGTTCCAGGCTACGCAGAACCTCTCGCATGCGCACGTCGCATCGTCTGCCGCCGTCGGCGACCACGTTCATAGCGCATGGACCGATGCACAGGGCTGGCACGGTCATCACGGCAATACCTATGGCGCGGGCGGGCACAACCATAACAACGGGATATTTTCCCGGCTGTTCCGTCCACCCTACGGTGGCTCACTGACGGGTAGCGATCAGAACGGATCAGGCAGTGAACAGGCCGTCGGCGCTGGCGACTCGGCTGACATTGTGGGCGTGGGCGACCACGCCCACTCGTTTGATACCGATGGTGCCGGGTCGCACGGCCATAACGTCGGTATCGGCGGCGCGGGTAATCATGCGCACACCATCTATATCAACGCTGACGGCGGCAACGAATCACGCCCGCGAAATATCGCCCTTTCAGCAATGATCCGGGCTTACTAAGGACCGACCATCATGTTCATCCACCAATACGATTCCCTGACGGGCCAGTACACGAACAGCGTTCTCGCTACCCCCGACCCGCGTACCGACGGCTGGCTGATTCCGGCATTCAGCACGCCGGTTCCCGTCCCCGAACGCCAGCGCGGCGAGTGGCCATTTTTCATCAATGGCGGGTGGGTCATGCGCCCGGATTTCCGGGGCTTGATGCTCTATCGCACGGACAACGGCGATGCAGCGGAAATCCTGATTGCCGGTATCGGCCTCGAAGAAGCCGGGCTCACGGCAGAGCCCCGGCCATCGGATGAATACCACTGGGTTAATGGTGCGTGGGAGATTGATCCGGCTGCGGTCGCCGCACGGGTTCGCAAAGAGGCAATGAGCGAATTCGATACGCGCATGAACGCGGCGCGCGAAAAGAACTGGGGCAAGTCAGACGCGCACGCTATGGGAATGCTCACTCCGCTCGAAGCTGGATTGTTCAGGGCATGGGCCGCGTATCAGTTGGAGCTTGTGCGCATCACGCAAGGCCCGGACTTCCCGAACGTGCGCGAATGGCCGACGGAACCGGACGAAGCCGCCGTGACTGCGCAGGTCGAAGCCGAACAGGAGGCGCAGCGCGTCGCCGACGCAGAGCGGGCGCGCATCGCCGCCGAACAACAGGCTGCTATCGACGCACAGGCGCAGAGCGCGCAAGACGCACTCACTGCCTCTGGCGGTAGCGGTGAGGCGTCCGCTGACGAACAACCGGGCGCGTAATGCCTTCGGAAACCGCTACCGCCGCGTTCGTTCGCGCGATCCGCAAATTCGCCGTGCAAACGCCGGTTTGGTCGGATGCCGTTCGCTATCACTCGAAGCCTGACGAGCGTCTTGACCTGACGCTTGTCGCGCAGCGGGTATATGGCGACCGCTCGCTCTATCTCGTGCCCTTCGCGGCGGCGGGGCTCGATACGCTCGAACAGGTATTGCCCGAACAACTGCTCGTTATGCCGACGACCGCGCAACTGGCGACCATAAAAAAGCAGACCGGGTATCTGAGCGACGCAGAAAGCTCGGCTTACGCGTCACTGGATTAAGCGAATGCCCATCGATTCGAATCTGCTGCATGACATGCTGAGAAGGCGGGCTACGGCCCGCCCGACCTCGGCGGCAAAGGAAGCCCGCGAGCGCGAGAGCGCGGACCTCGAACAGCGGCAGGCGGCGAATACGATCCTGAAGCCGAACGAGGTCTCGGGCGAATACGACGCCGGGCGGCTTCTCATGACGACTCGGCGCGGCACTCTGCGCCCGATCACGCATGCGGATATACGCGCGTTCCAGCAGAACATAGCGCGGCTGAAAAAGGATCGCCGCTTTACGGGCGGCATCACGGCACAGGACGTCATCGACCTGTCGCTTGATACCGACCGTAAGCGCGCGAATGCGGAAATTCGTACGTCAGTCCCCGTCGCGGTCAAAGCCGATGTGTTCCACTTCGTCACCAACAGTGGGCCGGATTCTGACGTTTCCCGGCACCATGTCCACGTCGAATTCATGGACTTTGAGAGTGAGGTCGCAGCATCGAAGCTCGACCCTAAGAAAATCGGCAAGGCCGTCGCGAAAGGCAAACTGAAGTTCAATTGCGACTGCGGCAGACATCGCTACTGGTTCCGGTACATCGCCACCATCGGACACTACAATTATTCCCGACCGGAAACCGGCTATCCGAAGATCAGGAACCCCAAGTTGCAGGGCGTCGCGTGCAAACATGTCCTGCGGACGATGCACGTCATCCTGAGAGACGCGGCAATACACAATCGCATCGCCGATCAGGTCGTCAAAGCGCGTGCCGTGCTCGACAAAAAGCTGCTGAAGGTCGAGCGAGTGAAGGCGGCAGAGCTGCGCGCACATGCCGACGAACAGGCGGCGAAGAGTACCCAAAGCACGAACCTGCGGCGAAGCTCGAAGGCAGTGAAGGCCGAACAGACAGCCAAGGTCAAGGCGCGCAATAAGATGGCTAAGAAGGCCGCAGAGAAGCTGCCGAATAACCCGACGCCTGCACAGGTATCGGCGGCGACAAAGAAGGCCATCGCGGGCCTGCAAGCGGCCCTGCAACTGGGCGCGATCACGCAGACCATGTTCGATACAGCCATTGCCAACCTGGGTAAAGTCAAATGATTAACGAGATTCCGCGCAAGGTCATGGAAGCGGCCAACACGGTCGCGCTCAAGCATCCGCAGTCAATGGATGCGACGATCTATCGCAAGGTATTCAAGCGCACGAATACGACCGGCGAAATGATGGGCGGCGCGCCCACGCTCGGCGGGCTGGGCGTGCTCACGCCGGAAGACGAAGACCAGTACGAGTATCAGGAAGTCGGCGAAGTGAAGCTGCTGATTGTGAGCCGCTTTGATGGGGAGCTTGATACGACCGACCGCGAGGATTCGTTCGTGCCGGGCTCGGACATGCAGGAAGCGCTGATTGCATCAGTCGCCTCCCCGCCTGTCGAAATCAAGAAGTATGACCTTGTGGCCGCGATGCCGGGCGGCGGGGTCGTGATTGCGTTCGAAATCCTGAAGCTGCCGACGACCGTCTCGATTTTCCCGTACACGACGAAATACGTCATCGCGCCGCGCGACGACCTGCACAGCCTTAGTCCGTGGGCGGGATAGTCGGCGGCTCGCCGTGCGGATTGCGCAGAAAGATGACGCCATCGGTGGGCTGCTCGGCAATCAACACCTGCCTGTTCCGGTAGCGCGGCGGAATGTCCCGCACGTCAAAGCCGGTCGGCAGAATCATGACGCTGCCCGCTTCAAGGTCGCAGCCGTGCTGCTCGGCAAACGACTGGAACTGCGCTTCCCACGATGAAAACTGCCCGGATACCGCCGCAATGGCGCGCTTGAACTCCGCAAGCGTGGGCACTTTCACATTCTCGGCGGGGCCGACGGTCGCCGTTGCCCCGGCGAAGGTGTTATAGCGCAGCATCAGCGTTTCTTCCGTTGGTAGTAGATGACGGCCTCACTCAAGACCTTCGCCAGTTCTGCGCGCGCTTTCTTCGGGCCGACCATAGCGTCGAGTGCAGCGGATGCCTCGGCGGTGAGCCAGGCCGTTACGCGCTGCTCGCCACGCGCGGCGCGCTCGGCGTCGCTGCGACGGCGGCGTTCGGCGGGCGTCATCGGTTCATCATTGATTCGTAGCCTGACCATCCTTCAATCCTCTTTGTTGCTCAACTCGGGGTAATGTTCCTTCGCCTGCTCGTTCAATTCCTTGCACGCGCGGCTAGAAAGGGGGATGGTTATGCACTCGAACGAAACCCAGTCTTCGCCCACGGCATCCGCGCCGCAGACTTTTTCTAGCATCCGTTGAGCATTCTTGTTCAGGCGATAGCTCATAGCGGTGACGGACTCAAGTCCTGCTCCTTGTATTCTGCCGCCTGGAACACGACATTTACCACGACGTTATCCTTGCCGTCATAGTATCCGACGTGCGCGAGATACCCCTCTTTCGTGCGTACCTTGTCGCCCTCTTCGAAGCGGCGCGGCGGCGGCTCGACGCCTTCGAGCACGGGCGCGGGCTCGCCGCCCGGCTTGAACTGCTTGCCGAACACGGCCATGCCCGCGATGAACCGCGCGCCCTTGGCGTCGTTTATGAGGCGTTCGAGCCGGTCCATCAGTTCGCCCTGGTCCGTGGCGCTCTCGATGGCGGCGCGTAGCTCGCGCTCGATGGTGTCGAAGTGTGCATGCATGTCAGTTCTCGTGCGAACGGCCCGCTGGCAGGCCGCCTTATGTCAGTGTCGCGGGTGGCGGGTTAGCGCCTCGTGCCGGTGCTGCCAGAGCGAGTGAATCGCGTCATTGCGGCTGTCAAACCTACCGAGAACCCTGCAATCCGAATCGGTGCGGGGGTCGTGGTACGTGTGAATATCCGAGAGCCACTTTCCGTCCACCTTCAATTCATAGCCGCCGACGCACTCCGCGCCTTCTGGCGAGGTCAGCGAAAGTTCGCAGCGGCGCATGAGAAAGCCATTGCCAGCCGTCGGCGGATAGTTGATGTTGTGCTGCACGAAGTATTCGCCGTCGTCCAGCAGGACAAGGCCGCTCTCTGAATCACTCACTTGTATGCCTCCACAAGATAATCGCCTTGCCGATCAAAAGAGCCGATTCCGCTGCCGACCTTGATGCCGGTCGCGGGCTTCATGTAGCCGTCGCCCTGCCAGTCTTCGCACGCATCAATCACGGCTCTCTGCGTGGTGCGGAAATGCTTCGCGGCTTCGCGCACCGTCGGATAGCTCCGGGTCGGATGCCTAAAGCCGCTTGCGAAGTCGAATAGTTCCTGCGGTGTCATTTGTCGGCTTCCAAGGTTTTCACAATCGCCTTGCCTTCCTCGCGGCCAGCGAAGTACGCATCGAACTCCGCACTTCCGACCCAGTAGGGGATGCTCGGCTGAATGCCGTCGATATGAAGCGCCAGCATGGCGCGAACGCCCGCCCTGTAAGCATTGCTGCGGGGCTCGCGACCGGTTTCCGGTGCAAACGTCTTCGCCATCACTTCGTCAACAGTCAGTTTCTTTTCGCTCATGTCGGCCAGTTCGCATTAGGCGCGAGCACAGTGCGGAACTTCGGTTCCGGCGCGCTCGTGCGCGGGGTTGCGGTCGTCGTGCTCTTCGCGGCCTTGGCTGCTGCGAGCACTGTCTTGTGCCGCTTCACGATGGAAAGCGGCGGCTCTTTGGTTCGTGTTGCCACTCATTCTCCCCTGCTGTCTAAAAGCCATATCGGCCCGCACAAATCGGCCCGATGCTGTTTGCGATGCTTACCGGGTCCGTCAGTTCGAGCCCGCAGCATGAGCAACGGCCCGTTTCCTGCCCGAATGCCTCGGCGGCTTTCTTCGGGGCGGCGCACACGGCCACAATCGCGGCCCTCTGCGCTTCGGTGCATTCGCGCGCGGCGTGGAACTTGCCCTCGGCGATCTTGCCAAGGTACGCGCCCTCTTCCGTCACGTAAATCGCGCCCTTGTTACGGCCCGTCGCCGGCGCGAGCTTGAACAGGAAATCGCCCAGGTACATTTTCGGCTTTTTCAGGCCGCTCGCTGTGGCGTTCGCGAACGCTTCGACTACGCGCGACACGCCGGACACGTCAACCGGCGCAGCAGCGGGGCTCAGGCCGCGCCGTACGGCGTCAAACATCGGCTGCGTGAGCGTGCCAGTCTTCAACAGGTATTCGTCGCAGGAGCGCGCGAAATCGTTCGTTGCCGAATGGGCGATGATCCACTTGATTTCCGGTGCGTTCGATTTAAGGTACATAGCGCGCTCGCTGCGTTCGTTGAACATGACTCAATAGTATGCGCTCACGAATTATTGTGCAAGTCCCTTCAAGCGGCCAGCGGCGCGCGCTCTTTTTCGATGCTCCGTAGAAGCGCGGACCACGCCGAATTACGCCCGAAAAACGGCTTCTTTTCCTCGTCGGTCTGGCACTCGGCGAGCTTCAGTTCGCACTCGGCGATAGCCAGCTTGCCGTGCTCGGTGAGGATATGCGCCTCGGCCTCGGTGACTTCAATCACGGTCGAGCCGTCTTTCGCGAGCCCGCCAGCGGCCCACGCGGTGCGCAGGGTATCGCGGATCGTGTCGCAACCTGACAGGCCAGCATAGGGCGCACCGTCCTGCTCGCCCGGCATGATGATCGATTGCATCTTTTTGCTGATTTTCAGTTTCATGGTTTCCTCGCTTAAGTGCCCGCCTGCGCGGGCGATGGTCATACGTTCGGATACTCGTGAATTTCGACTGCGTAATCACGGCCCTTCGTCCTGCGTGCCCGCGCCCGCGATTGCCAGTGACCGCAACAGTCGTGCTCGCACTGGCATCCGTAGCTCATGGCGTCTTCGATTGCTGCGACGGCATCACGCGGGGCAACGCCACGCGGCGCGACCACGGTAAGCCTGCGATCACGCGACTCACCATCGTCACTCCAGCGTAGCCGCTCACCGCCTAACACCTTGAACGTGCCAAGGTATTCGCTGCGGTCCAGATGCTTATAGCCCTCGCTGTACTTGAACGTCAGGCGTTTATAGCCGATGAATCTTTCTGGCATGGTTTCCTCATTCCATCATGATTGCCCGCCGAAGCGGGCGCGGTTGTTACTGCGAAATCCAGAGCGTGCGCCGGACGAAATCCGTCATGGTCTTGCGGTCGTAACCCTTGCCCGTGGTCACGTAGCAGCGGAAGCGCGCGCCCTTCGCAACGAGGGTGTCGCTCAGGGCGCGGCGTGCAAAGTCAAGCGCATCGGCCTGCGTGATCTGGATTGCGCCAACAATTGCATCGCTGTAGCAACGCTCCTGGTCGCCCTCGATACCGGCATCAAGCCGGATAGCGATCATGACCTTGAAACCGCGTTCCTTGAACTTGATGGACTGTTCAAGCTCGGTGGGTGTGAGCAACTTTGCATTCGAGTAGTCGAGACTGCCCTCGATAGTCATTGCGTCGATCACTGCTTTTGCGGTTGCCATGTCATTACCCCGTTGTTGATATCGCCTTGACATGAATAGTATGCGCTCACGAATGAGTGCGCAAGCGATATTTATTCGATAGGAAAACGCGTGACCGGCGCGCGCGGCCCGCCCCCGACAATGGCCGTATGGACTCCTTTACGCGACTTTTCGAAGCCGCCCACGCGGGCGCATACGGCATGAACACGCTGCCGGAACCCTCGCGCGCGCAGCGCGAAACGGACGACTACACGAAAGGTCATGGCTCGTTTCAGGGCATCCCGGTCGTGATCGAGAACCCGCGCGGCTCGATGCGCAAATGGTCGGCGGACGACGGCACAAGCGGCGAGAACCTGCAAACCGCGCATTACGGCGGCTTCGCGGGCGTGACCGGCGCGGACGGTGACGAACTGGATTGCTACATCGGCCCCTACCCTGAAATCGATCAGGTGTTCGTCATCAATCAGTTCGTGCGCGGTGCGTGGGACGAGCACAAGGTCATGATCGGATTTCCAGACCGGCGCACGGCGGAATCGGTCTATCTAAGCAACTTCAAACCGGGATGGCCGGGCCTCAATAGCTGCGTGGCCTGCACCGTCGATCAACTCAAGTGGTGGATGGCGAACGGCGACCTGTCGAAGCCCCTCACGCCGGAACAACTCCCCAACGAGGAACGCAAGGCTATGGAAAAGGTACTTTGGGATAGCGCGGAACAACCGCAACCGAAGGGCGCAACCCTCGCACAAGTGCTGTACGCCATTCGCGAGCACGACAAGGATGACGTGCTGATTTTTGACGCCGTGACGATGGCCGATATTCTCGAAGACTCGGACGGCGTGATCCAACTCGATGCGCTCGTGCTGCCCTACCGGAAGCTCGAACGTCAGATGGCGATCCTGCAAAAGCTGCTCAATCGCGTGGGCGGCGACCTGTCCGTACTCGCGATGCAGGTGACGGACCCGTTCAAGCGCAACGGCACGACCAACATCGCGGCGATTTTCGAGCTGTCCGACGGGCAAACCCTGACCATCTTTTTCCATAACCCGGACGTGACGCCAGGCAAGATCATGCCCAGCGACGAGCTTGTATCGTGGAAATGGATGCTCAACAAAAAGGACGTGACGATTGTTGTTGCGCCGGAACGCGGGCGCGACCTCAACGTTCGCAGCGTCGCCGCGCGCGTCATGATGCTGGCGAAGAAGAACAGCGCTCGATTCCAGACGGCCAACGCCAAGCGCGCCGCCGTCATGGAAGCCATTGATACGCTGAAGGGCGAATTCGAGACGAAGACCGAAACCCTTAATGGCTTGCTGTCTGAAATCGCAGACCTCGAAGTGAAGGTCGCCACGAAGCCGCCGAAGGCCGCAGACCCGGAACCGCAAGCTGCCGCAGAGCCGGAAGTGCCGCTGGCAACGCAGGTTGCCGCTGCGATGGAGCCGGACGAGAAGACCGTCGCGCAAACCGCTATCGACAATCAGGACAACGCCACGCTCGACGCCATTCAGGCCGCGCTCGATGCGCAGATTGACGCACTCTCCCTCGAAGACCTGCGTCAGATGGCGATCTATGAGCCGACCTCCATTGCTGGCGGCGACAAGCTCGATGAATACGACCTGCGCGCGAAGCTCAAGCAGATGCACCCGGACGACATTCAGACGAGCCTCGGCTACCTCGCGACACTGCGCGAGAGCATTGCCGCCGAAGAAGCCGCCCGCGCCGCTGCCGCCGCCGCGCAACCGGAACTGCCGCTCGAACCGGTCGCCGTCGTCGTGCCGCAACCTGAGCCGGTCATCGAAACGCCTGTCGGTATCGACCCGGAAGCGGTCGCTGCCGTACCTGCTGCCGATGGAGCGCCGGATATCACCTATCGCGCGGTGGATGACATGTTCACGGCGTTCTACCCGGAGACCGCTGCCGGTCAGGAAGCATGGAAGAGCATTGCGGAACAGACAGACGGCACCGGCAAGGTGCTTCATGCGCAGGTAGAAGGCACGATTCAACAACTGCGCGAGGCAGGCTATACGGTCGCCGAAGCGCCTGCCCCCGTGGCCGCGTCCGCTGACGACCTTTTCGCCGCGCTTGCAGAGCCGGATGCAGCCGCCGTCGTCGCAGTTGCCGCAGAGCCGGAAGCTGCTGCGCCCGCCGCCGTAGACATCGATTCGCTGCCCGGCGTGGTATCTGCCGAAGTGCCCTTCGATGGCATAGCCGATACCTCTCGCTGGCTCGTAATGAACGCCCCGCGCCCGCTCGTCGGCGATACGGTGCTCGACAATGGCCCAATGCTCGAAGGCCGCTTCTACGCACTTATCGACCTGTCCGACGCAGGCGCGGCGCAAGCGATCACTGAAAACCGCAGTAACGGCGCGGTGGCTGTGTTCGCCGCCGACAAGGCGACTCAAATCGCGATGGCTCTGCAAACTATCGACGCAGAGTACCTGCCTGCCTACCTCGAAATGTCCGCGCAGGAACGCGACGAAAGCATTGGCTCGCAACTCGCAGATTTGAACAAGGGCAAGACCTACGGCGAACTGAAAGCGCTCGCCGCCAAGGGTATGCCGGAAGGGGCCGCGCCGGTCTACGTCGAGCCGCCCCATAAGTCCGAACAGGTGCTCGACGCGCTGGCTGACCTGGGCTGGATCAAGACCGAACACGGCACTGTGAAAAAGGACGTAGGCGGCGGCGACACGTCTGGCGAACTTAACCCGGAAGGCAATCGCTACGTGTTCGCGCAGTTCGATGACACTGCGCGTTACCTCGCGCTCATGTCCGGCTTTGATACGGTGTTCGATATCGACACGCGCGACGGCACGGCGCATGACCTTGCGCTCGCGTTCAATACCCGCACGATGGAATGGGCGGCAAGCACGGCGTACCAAGCGCCGACGCCGGAACCCGAAGCCGCGCCGGGCCTGAGCGTCGAAGAGCGCATCGCGCGCGCCGCCGAAATGGGCGCGCAGGCATTCGCCGACGGCCTTGGCTCGGCCCCTGCCCTCAACCCCGCTGTTATGCCGTTGATTGCGGGCCTGCCGGTGGGCGGCGGCACCAACGACATACTGACGGCTTACACGAAGGCATGGCACACGGCCAACGCCGCCAACGCGCGCATCGCGCCGGAAGCCGCGCCGCCCAAGCTGCAATTCGCGCAACTCGGGCCTTATACCGGCTTTGTTCACGATGGAAAGGTCGTCACGGAAAACAATGGATATCAGCCGCTCGCAAAGGGCTGGAAGCTATATTCCGACGAAGACGTAATCGCGTTCAAGAATGCGAAGCGCTCGACCAACGCGGGCGCTGTCGGCATTGCCATGCGTGCTTTCGAAGCGAGCCCGCAGGAATACATAGACCGCGCCGAAAGCTGGCAGGCGGCCATCAACGCGAAGCCGGAGCCGGTCAGCCAGGCATCGCGCGGCAAGGGCATGAAAGCACTCGAACGCCTCACCGCATTCATGCCAAGCGCGCAACGCCGCGTGATCGGGCAAATGATGGCGGGCGAGGAAGGCCAGCATTTCATCGACAAGGCCATTGAGTGGGCGGGCGTTATCGACATGATGCCGAAGACCTACGAACAGGACGGCAAGGGCCTCTCCGCTGTCGCATACCTGCACTATTTCAGTGGCGGCTCTGACTTCTACATCACGGAAAAGGACAAGACCGGCAACGGGACTAAGCAGGCTTTTGGCCTCGCGGTCCTGAATGGACGCCGCGACGATGCCGAAATTGGCTATATCAGCATTGATGAACTCGTGCGCAACGGTGTCGAACTCGACCTGTACTGGGAAGCCGCACCGATTGGCTATCTGAAAGACCCGGACTGGCAACCCGAAACCGACGAGCCGGAAGCCGCCCCACTCGTGCCTGCTGCTGCGCCGGAACCCGCACCTGAGCCAATCCCTGAACCCGCGCCTGCAAGCGCACAACCTGCCGCCCCTGTCGATATGGAAAACTACATCAAGGTCTCTGCCGATAGCATCGCGGAACTTCGCCGCGTGGACGTCTATCGCGTGCTCAACTCGCTCGCCGCCGACAACATCGACGGCGTGACGCGCGCCGCCCTCGCGAACTGGATCATCGCGAACCGTCCGGACCTCACCGCCGAAGTGACCTCGGTCATGGCCGAAGAGTGGCCCGGTGAACTCGATTCGACCGCCGTCGATCCGGTTGTGCCAGTCGATCAGCCGCTACCGGAAGGTACGAACGCAGTGCCCGCCGCCGCTGGCGAAGGTGACGACCCGCTGCGCGCCGCTGACCTCGCGTTCCTGAGCGACGTCACCGAAGGCCGTATCGACATGTGGACGAACGACCCGTCGGAACGCATCGAAGCGATTGTCCAGAAGTACGGCGACGATGCGGCGGTGGTGGACGCGGCCCGTGCTGCGATCAATGCCTACGTTGATGAAATGTCCAAGTCGCTGAATTAAGCGGGCTCCATGCGGGCTGCAAGGCCCGTCAGAGCTAGGAAAACGCCGGGCAAGAAGAGCAAAACCGCACTCGAAAATCAGAGTGCGGCCTAACTCTTTCCCCGGCGATAAATGACCACTCTAATCCTTGATGACGCCACGAATATGATGGCGTCCGACCTCGCGCGTATGCGTCTCGCGCGCGAAGGCAAGATGCTCGTCAAAGAGCGTGCATCGCTCACTGCCGACACGGCGGACATGATCCGCGCGTTGAAGATCGGCAAGCGCATCCGCGAAATCGCCATCGAACTGGGCAATCGCCCTCCCGCTCAATCTGTCGCCGCCCCCGCTGCCGCGCCTGCCGTGCGCGCGGAACCAACCGCAGAGTTTTACCCGGACGAAGGCCGCAAGACTGTCACGCAACGGCAGAAAGACAACAACGCCGCGATTGCCCTGCTGCGCCGGATTCAGGCGGGCGACGTCGAAGTGACCGACGAAGAGCGCGCCATCCTCGCGAAGTACAGCGGCAACGGCGGGGGTCTTACGGGCGCTGACGGCCTCACGGGCTCCCCGCATGAGTACTACACCCCGAAGCCTATCGCCGAAGGCGTGTGGGGGCTGCTCGGCGAACTGGGCTTTGCGGGCGGCTCTGTGCTCGACCCGTCGGCGGGTAGCGGAATCTTTACAGCCACGCGCCCGAAGACCGCGGTTATGACGCAGATCGAACTGGACGAAACGAGCGGCGCGATCAACGCGGCCATCAATGACGGCCCGACCGTCAATACAACCGTCTCGCCGTTCGAAGCCATTGCCGCCGCGACGCCGGACGAAATCTATGATGCGGTCGTCACCAACGTCCCGTTCGGCGACCTCGCCATGCGGGGTGATAACGCGCAGAAAGACAAGCGTTTCCAGAAGCGGAACCTTCAGGAATATTTCATCCTGCGCTCGCTGCAAAAGCTCAAGCCTAACGGGCTCGCCGCGTTCATCGTGCCGCCGTCCATCGTGGGCGGCAAGGGCGCGAAGTCGTGCAAGCTGCGGCTCGAAGCGTCACTCATGGCCGAATTCGTCGGCGCGTACCGCCTGCCGAACAAGATTTTTACCGAGTCCGCTGCCGCCGACACGATTACCGACGTGATCGTGTTCCGCAAGTTCTCGCGCGCGACCGCGCAGCGCATCACCGAATTGCAGGAACAGAACCCCGCTGTGCTCACTGAAGCGCGTGTGCTGTGGCCGGAATTCCTCGACGGCCAGTACTTCAAGGGCGAAGGCCGCAAGTACGTGCTCGGCGAAACCGCGATGGGCATGAGCAAGTTCGGCGAAGTCGAGAAGGTCATCAATGACGACTCCATCGGCAACATCGCGAAGCTGCTCAAGCGCTTCCCGCACTCGCATATCGACTGGGAACTGCTGAACGCGACCGAAACCGCGCCGATTGTCTACGCCGATGGCGACGTGATCCATCAGGGCGGCCAGACGCTCGAATACCGCGATGGCGAGTGGCACGCGCTCGATTCGCAGGTCGCCGACGACCGCGCCATGCTCGACCTTGGGCAGAAGGTCAATAGCCCGCTCGATGCCGTCAATGCGGGTGTGACGTGGGCGCAGGCCGATGCGTATATCGACTACACCCTGAAAATGGGCAAGTATGCCGACGTTCAGCCGTGGCTCACCGCGACAAGCAAGGCCGTCAAAACGCTCGGCGAAGGCGACATGCAACCGTGGTGGGAAGCCATCACGGCGGGCATGGCCGCAATGGACTTGATGCAGGCGGCGGATTCGTCGGAACCGTTTGACTACAAGTCCGCCTACCCGCTGCTCTCGACGCAACTCGCCAAGTGCCAGGCATACGGCAACAAGACCATCGCGAAAGGCTCTCGACTCGTCAAGGACGCGCTGCTGTCGATCCGCAACGCGCGCATCAAGGGCGAATTCACGCCCTTCTGGCTCGGCGAAATCCGCGCCAACGTCGAGACGAAGGCCCTCACGCCGACGCAACTCTACGAAAAGATCCGCTACGAGAGCGAAGACGAAACCGGCTATGTGCCGGTCTCGAAGCTGCGCGAAGCGCTGACGGACTTCGACCCGCTCGAATCGGAAGAGTGGTGTATCGGTGCGGATGGGCAGAGCGTCATTCACGCGAACGACTATTACATGGGCACATATGGCGGGTTCCTGAAGCAGTCGCAAGCCGACCTCGAAGCGGCGACGGACCCGGACGTCCGGGCAAAGATCGTGCGCCAGATGGACCGCGCGAAAGAGCGTATCAACGTGGTGGACGTCTCCACCATGACGTTCAACCTCTTCACGCCGCACGTCTCGATGCTTCAGAAGCTCGAATTCCTGCGCACCTATGTATCGCCGGATATCATCATTTCGGGCGACGAATTCGATATCAAGCAGGGGTCGGTTCCGAAGTATGCGAGCGCGGAAGACCGCGCCGCGCACAAGGCGATGCAACGGTTTGTCAAGGGCTACCTGAAGAACCAGAACATCACGACCATGAGCAAGTCGGCGGACGTCGAATCCGATCCGGCCGCCGAAGCCGCCCTGCTGCGCCGTATCAAGGAAATTGCCGACAAGGCCAAGGCGCAATTCGATTCGTGGGCGCGCGCCAATGAGGAAGTGCAGGCGGCACTACATCAGAAGCTCAATGACCCGAACGCGCTTCGCTTTATCGAAGAGCCGGACGGCACGCCGCTCGATATCCCGAACCTGAATACGGAAACGTTCAAGCCGCATGCGTACCAGTACGCGGCGGCGCGCCGCTACGGGCGCTCGTTCGGCGGCGTGCTCGGTTTTGACGTCGGGCTCGGCAAGACCCTGACGGCCCTCGCCACGACCGCCTATGTCCAGTCCATCGGTGCGAAAAAGAAAACGTTTTTCGTGGTCCCGAATGCGACCCTCACGAACTGGAAGAAAGAAGCGGGCAAGGCGTACCTCGACACGTCCGACTGCCTGTTCGTGGGCGTGGTGGCGGGAAAAAACGGCAAGGACAAGGTGGATAACGCGCAGGTCAAGATCGACCTGAATGTGATCCGCGAGAACCGTCATAGCAAGATTTTCATGACGCTCGAAGCGTTCAAGCTGATTCCGCTGCGCGATGAAACGATGGAGTCGTATATTGCGTACCTGACGGAAAACGACGACGCCTACGCACTCGCCGAAGAGGAAGCGCAGAGCAAGCGCGCGAACATCGCCGCCGACGCGCAGGCGGGCAAGGTCAAGGATTTGGGTGTGAAGTCGGGCGCGCTGCCCTTCTTTGAAGACCTCGGCGTCGATTCGCTCGTGCTTGACGAAGCGCACAACTACAAGAATTCGAAGCTCACGTCTTCGGAATTCAAGGGCGCGAAGTACCTCGCCGATCCGGCCAAGTCGCAGCGCGGCATGGATATGCAGGCGAAAGCCTGGTACGTCCGGGGCCTGACCGCGCGCAATGACGGCGTGATTTCGCTGACCGCGACGCCTGTCACCAATTCGCCGCTCGAAGTCTATTCGATGCTCACGCTGGCGCTGGGCGAAGCCGAAGTGAATGCCATGTACGGCGTGACCGGCGCGGACTCATTCATGGCCGCTGCCTGCGATATTGACGAGCGCGAAGAGGAAAACATCGTTGGCATCCTGCGCCCGGTACGCGTCTTTACCGGTCTGCAAAATGCCGGGCTCCTGCGCCGCCTGCTGCAAACGTCCGCCGTCATCAAGACCGCCGAAGACGTCAAGGCGGATGGCATCAATATCAGCGTGCCGGAAAGCGAACTGATTGCGACCGGCGTCGATATCGGCGCGGACTCCTACGCCAAAATCATCGACTACAAGGATCAGTACCTTGATGCGGTGGCGGTGCTGAAGGCGGGCGGCGGTGCGAGCCCCGAAGAAAAGCTCGCGGCCTCCCCGTTCAACCTGATTCGCAAGATGACGAAGGTCATCAACGACCCGGAACTCGATGCGGGCATCTTGACGTTCAAGTTCGAGCGCGCCGACGAAGCCGCAGCGGTCAAGGCTATCGACGTGTTCAACAAAAAGAACATCAAGGAACTGCGCGACTACGAAGACCCGAACGCTGCGCCGGAAGACGTGACGGTGAAGGTCGTCAAGGACACGGAAACGGGCGAAGCGATCAGCAAGTTCATCATCACGATCCGCGCGCGCCGGGCCGCGAGCGGTAGCGCGATTGAACTGCTCTCTACCGACTTCGAGACGCAGGACGTGCTGCTCAAGCTGCTCGACGCGAACGGCATTTCGCCGGGCATCAATGTGAGCCCGAAGCTCGCGGCGGTGCTCGACAACGTAAAGAAGGAAGCCGCCTACCCGCGCCATATGGGGCACGCGAAACAGATCATTTTCTGTGACGAACTGGGCCTGCATCACAAAATCCGCCTGGCCATCGCGCAGGGCGTCGGTATCTCCCCGTCGAAAATCAAGATCGTGAATGCCGTATCGGTGGACGTGGCCGGTATGCAGGACGTGCAGGACGGCTTTAACGCCGACGGCGAAGACAACAAGTATGAATACATCATCGCCAACAAAAAGGCCGAAGTCGGCATCAACCTGCAAAAAGGCACGCAGGCAATCCACCATATGACGATTGGATGGACGCCGGACTCGATCCATCAGCGCAACGGGCGCGGCGTGCGTCAGGGCAACCCGATTGATCGCGTCATGGAATACCACTATGACGCCGACGGCACGTTCGACGCCTACAAGCGCAAGCTGGTCGGCATCAAGGCCGACTGGATCGGCGCGCTCATGAAGGGCGATTCGAGCAAGATCAAGATCGAAGGCGACATGACCGCCGCCGATTACGAACTGCTCGCGAGCGCGGTCGGCGACGCCGGGGCGATGGATCGCATCAATGACGAAATCGCAAACCGCAACAAGCGCGAGAAGGTCGCCGCCGCGAAGGTGCGCCAGTTGCAGAACGTGCGCACGATTGAAGCCGCCGCACAATGGCTTGGCAAGTTCGGCATTGATAGCGACGGCGACGAGCGTAAAGGCTTTAACCAGTGGGTCAATACGAAGATTTCCTCGCTCAACATCACGACCGCGAAAATCGCCGAACTGAACCGCCGCCGCGATGAAACCGAATCGGATCTCATGCGCACGCGCCTGGGCAAACAGATCGGCGAACTGAGCGCGCAATTCGATACGGCCCTCGGCGTGATTGCCGGGCTCGCAACGAACGGGCGCGTCCCCTCCCCGCGCAACGTGTGGGCACCGCTGACCGACGACGAACGCAAGACGGTCGCCTTTGCGAACTGGAAAAAGGACTTCAATATCCAGTCGCGGATGCGCGAAGAGTCGGAACGCGGGTTCCTGACGATTGCCGAAGACGGCTATTCAGCGGATTCACTCGAAGCGTTCAAGCGCGGCGAAGCGCAGATCGTGACGGGCGCGCTGGTCGCTATCGGCTCGTTTGTCGAGCACGAGAACAAGCTGCTTGTCGTCACGAAGGGTAGCAAGCGCGGCGGCACGACGGGCCTGCTGTACGGCTACGATCCGGCCACGCAGAAGGACTATGAACTGCTGCGCATGCCGAAGCCGGTTTTCACCGAACGCGGCACGGCTCGCTGGACGTCGCTCGTGCAACAGGCCGCGCGTGCTGACGAGTCGGTGATCGCGGAGAACGCGGAGAACGGCTTCTATGCCGACGATGCGCGCCTGTACATGTCGTATGTGTCGGACGTGCGCGAAGCCATCACCGTGCCGGTCCCGTCGGATGCCCTGAGCCGCAATTCGTTCTCGTTCAAGCGCCCTTACTTCCCGCTCGCGCTCGAAGAGAACGCGACGGGCGGCCCGCTAATTGACCGCATCCTTGCCGAACAGGAAAAGCTGCTCGAACCGACCTCGCGTTACAACGCGGTCAAGCCGCGCGACATGCGCAACCTTGCCCCTGCGCTGACCGATCCGACGGCCCGGATTGCCGCGATCCGCGAATACTGCATTGCGCACAAGCTGCGTGCCGGTGCGCAAGACCTCGCCTCAATTTCGAGCGGTCTGTCGCTGCGTAACATCGTGGAACAGTCGAACCTCAAGAGCGATTTTTTCAAGGTGCTGCCTGAAGGTATCGCGGCGTGCAAGTCGCCGGAAGACCTCGACGTGTGGGCGCTGCAATGGTTCGCGGACAAAACCGACTGGCTCGAAGTAAAGAACCTCGAATCGGTACTGGGCTATGAAATCTCGACGTACCGGCGCGCGCAGGCAAAGATTGACGACGGTCGCGAGCGCTGGGTGCTGATTCAGGACAATATCCAGTGGACGATCAAGGATGACGCGATCAAGGCACTGCAAACAGCCATCGAAGGCGGCTTCCTTATGTCGGAAATTCTCGACACAAACGGGGGCAACAATTACCCGTACGCGGCCATGCCGTCGGGTTTCCTCGCATCCGGCAACGGTCGGAAAATGGCTGAACTGGTGTTCGCGCAGGAGGGCGATCATATCGAACTGAAGACCGGCGCGGAACGTACGCGGGCCTCGATGGGCGTGTCGAACAACGTGCGCCTGTACGTGGACAACTGGGGCGATGCTGCGGCTACCGTGTCGGGCGTCTATTCAACCCTGTGGGCGAACATGGTCGGCTGGGCGAAGAAAGCCAAGGCCCTGCATGCGGCGGACTCGGCGGGCGTCGATATTCCCGGCATCCTGAAGGTGCTGCGCGCGCAACCGGGTGTGATCGACGCGTTTGTCGGCACGACTGACGAGCGCTTTACGCCGACGAAGTACGTCAAGGGTTCTTTCGTGTTCGAAGCTGGAAAGTACGTTAACCTGCAACTCGTGCGCGATGGCGTGACGTACAACAAGGTCGCGGTAGCGGGCGCGGGGGGTCTGGCAGGCCGCACGTTCGATAACAGCCTGAAGGCGTTCCGCGTGACGACTGAGCCGGGCCAGAAGTTCAGCAACGGGGCCGAAGTGGCATCCCTCGCGAGCCTCTTCGCTCACCTTGGTCTGGACATGGCCGATTACCAACTCTAACCCTCACGCCGCCGCTCGATGCCGGGCGGTGGCATGGAACCAGACATGACGATTACCGCTTACAAGATGGACCCGGCGTGGCTCGAAGAGAAGCGCCAGGAGTACGCCGCGCAGGTCGCCGCGAAGTTCGGCGCAGACACGCCCCTGCTGCCGCTCTTCGTCGGCCAGACGGTCAAGGTACTGGCGGGCGACAAGCTCGCCTATCTGCGATACGGGCCGTACTGGTGGGCCGTCAAGCGCGTGCTACAGGGCGCGGACGTAGGCGCGGGTGCTTACATGGAGCCCATGTGGGCGGATGAATACGCCGCCGCTGACGACGAACTGACGCTGATTGCGGCGTGGGCGTTTGGTGACGACCGGGGCCAGTTCGGCGTTATGACGCGCGAGTATGACCTCGATGGCGTCACGTTCCTGCTGTACGACCCGGACATGGAAGAGCAAGGCTGAATTGCAACGCGAAAGGGGGTGGTCATATCTCAAGCCGCGCGATTCGCGGTGGCTATAAAGCATCACCTGCTGCCCGGCTTCTGCCGGGCTTTTTTTCGCGCGCGCTCGATGGCCGTATCGGCTTCATGCGCGGCGTGCGCCTGCCGCATGCCCTCCACGGCAACCCGCATGATCGCGATTTCCTCGGCGAGCGTGAAGCGTCGCGGGCGCGGCTCAGGTGCGGGCCGCGCCGGGCGCGTCGCGGGCTTTCTCACAGCGCGTGCTCTTTCAGGTAGGTCCGCAGGGCATCGTTCATGCGGGTTTGCCAGCCGTCGCCGGTCGCGCGGAATCGTTCAACAATGTCCGCGTCATAGCGCGCCGTGACCGACACTTTCGGCGTCTCTTTCGGCGGACGACCCATGCGCTTGCGCTCTGCCATGACTTCGGCGAACGGACGCGCTTGCGCGAAATCCTCCTTCGTCCACTCCGGGTTATCCGGGTCGGCGGCGATGCCGCGTTGAATTGCGGCCTCTTCCTCGGGCGTGTTCCGAATCAGTTTAGTCTTGCTCATATTCGTCCATCTCCTTATTGCTTGCCCTACGCAGGCTGATAATGCGCAGCGTCTCGCCGCGCGGCGTGTAAATCACGCTGTATAGGCGACCGCCTAGCAAGGCGATGCCCCGGTAACGATCCTCGCCATAGTCGTGGCGCGTATCGGGCTTGACGTGCATGCCATTCCAGTCCAGTCGCGCGGCATCGGCGAGCGATACGCCATGCTTGGACTGGTTAGAGGCGTCTTTCGCCGGGTCGAAGGTGATTTCCATTCACTTAGTGTAGTAACAAAATGTCGGGAGCGCAACGACTTTCCGTAACAACAAAAAGTTTAGTGAACCACTTGCACTTCTATTTGTGAGCGCATACTATTGAGGCTCAGACACAGGAAAACGCACCATGACCACGAAGAAGCCGACCGCAGTCAAGCCGCCGAAGACAAAAAAGGCAGTTCACGAATTCAACGGCGTCAAAATCGTGGAATGGGAGAATGCCCGCAAGGGACAACAGTTTCAGGTGATCGACCCGCACGGCTATCACTACCGCTACGCATACAGCCTGGAAGACGCGCAGGACGTTGTTTTTCGCATTCAGAAGTGGGGTTGGTAAAGCGCACTGCGCCCGGTTCGCGCCGGGCTTCTCAATATCCACCACGTAGGGAGCAACAGCATGGAAAACATGGCAACGATGGCCCGCGCTGAAGCGGCGACGACGAGCGGCGAGCGTTCCTTCATTCGCTACGCTCGTGCGGTCGAGCGGATTCTCGGCTGCGACCTCGAAGACGGCTCGACGTCGGAAGGTCTGTGTCACGACCTCTTTCTCGATGGCGCAACGCCGGAAGACGCCGCGAGTGAGATTCGCGCCGACTGGCAAGCTGCCGCCGACGTGCGCGCAGAAGGCCGCGCCGAACGCTGCCTCTCGCCCGGCTACGGTTCCCGATAACATCGCCCGGCCCGCGCCGGGCTTCATCCATGCCACTATGAAAAAGATCAAACAAAACGGCCGTCTGTACCGCAAGCGCGAGCGCGAACTACGCGAGACGTATGCGCCCGCCATCGTGCCGTGCAAGACCTGCGGAAGCCCGCGCCATGTACAGTACAAGTGCCAATACTGCGAAGGGGAATGACGGCGTGAAAATCGACGAAAAGTTTAATCTGAAGTCAGCGCAGCTTGTCGAAGTGCAGCAACCGTATGTAAAGCGCGGGCCGCGCTTTGCGCTCGGCATGTCCGTTGAGTTTTACACTGCGCCGGGCAGTGACGACCGCCGTACACTCAGACTGCACCTGACGCCGCTCGAAGCCCTGAAATTCGCGCAGGACTTGATTGAAGCCGCGCGGCTCCAACTGGAAGGCTGATAATGACCAACGCTCAACTTGCAGCCCTGTGCCAATGGATCAGGGAGAAAAAGCCGGTCTACTGGCGCAGCCCGCACGACGACTCGATGCACCGCATCACGCGCTACGAGCCACAATGGGAAGAATGGGACGGCGCGCCGCTCGAACCAGCCCTACGCCTGTCGGGTGGCAAGTTCGCCGCGCTATGCTTCGTGGAACCGCACCACATTGTTTTCATGACACCCGCGTTCGCAAGCGAAGCCGCCGTCGCCTGACCGTCTGCCCAATCGAAAGAGCCCCGAAGAGCCTGACTCATTCGCGGCTTTTTCCTTATCCGGCGCAGGGATACTTCGCGCGTAACTTCATCAACAGCAACACCTCAACAATTTCTTCATTGCCGTCGCCCGGCTTCTGCGCCAGGTGCTCATTTACGACCTGCGTGGTGAGCTTGTACGCATCGCCCGTCGTCATGTCCCCGTTGTAGCAGAACAGAAGCGGCTGCTTTGCCGCAGCAAGGTATCCGTTCGCGTTCAGATACCCTTTGACGACGCCGCCCGCATACATTTCCGCGCCGAATCGATCCGTTTTGCTGCCGCTCGATAGTTGCCGGAATACGTTCGGCGACAGATCGGCGTGCGCGGGCGCGGCGACGCTCAGGGCCGCGACGAGCGCGGCGGCGATGCTCATTTTTTTCATATGAGGTTCTGTCTGTGTTGGTCGGCGGCCCCGTGCCGCGCGAAGCAATTGTACAAGACTTGACAGTACCCTTACGAGAACGTGAATGGCTAAGGAAAACGCAGGCCAGTGAGCGGCAAAGGCGCGGCGATCATGGATGCTGTTCCTACCTCGCCTCTCGCCATGCCAACCACGACGCAAGAAAACAGCAAATTCAAGGGCTTTCTCAAAGCACTCGGTTTTGGGAAGGGCACTGGTATCGAAGGCGTCGGGGCGACGGAACAGCAGGACGCGCTCACCGACGGCCTGACCGTCTCGATGCTGCTCGGTTCCGGTAAGAAGACCGCCCGCAATCGGATGCAGATTTACATGAAGTACATTGAAATGGTCGGCGATCCGATCATTTCGACCGCACTCCGCCTGCATGTGACGGCGGCACTCGGCGGACATGAAACGTCCGGTGATACGGTTTTCATTGAATCGACCAACGACGGAAAGAATGACAAGGCCAGAAAGAAAATGGCTGAAGAGATTTCCAAAGACCTCGCGCCGCTGTTCAACAGGATCGCATATACGGTCGCATTCAACGGCGCGGGATTTGGCGATGCCTACGCGCGCATCTATACCGATGGCAAAAACGGCGTGGTGGACGTCTACGCCGACGAGCTTGTCCATCCCTCTATGGTGACGAGCTACGAACGCGGTAATCAGACCGTCGGCTTTGTGGTGGCTTCCGGCCCGAAATCGACCGTACCGCTGAACCTGAATCAGATGGCGCGCATGAAAATGCCGCGCATGGTGTATCTGCCGCAGGTGCGCGCGCTTGAAAAGGCGATCAGGACCGCGCTCGACACGGACGATATCAACGCCCTGCCCCTTCTGCCCTCGCTGGTGGGCGGATCGTTTCTCGACGCAGCGGAAACGCCCTATGAGGCGCTGACGTCGGCCATGACCGGGCTAGTCGGCCAGCGGGTTCTGGATTCGATTGACGAATCCATGATGACCGTCAACATGGACGGCATGACGAAGGAACAGCGCGGCGCGTTCATGGACAACATGAAGGCGATCCTGCGCGCGAGCAAGCAACGGGCTGAAGACGCGATCAAGATGGGCCGCCCGGTGCTCGAACGCATCTATCACCTGATTCCGACATGGGGCGACAAACAGATGACCGCCCTGAATGGCTCACTCGCCACGGGGGGCGGGCGCGGCCAGTCGGGAACGCTCTCGATTGAAGACGTGCTGTTCTACGCGAAGCTGCTCGCTGGGGCGCTCGGCGTAGACCTCTCGATGCTCGGCTTTTCCGAACTGCTCTCCGGTGGCCTGGGCGACGGCGGTTTTTTCCGCACAAGCGCGCAGGCGGCGGAACGTTCGCGGCTTATCCGCGTGGGCCTCGCCGACTTCTTCAATCAGATTATCGACGTCCATACCTTCCACAAGTACAACGTCGTATTCCCCGCCGACGAGCGTCCTTGGGAACTGAACTTCTACGGCACGATTTCCGCGCTCGAAAGCGAGCGTCAGAAGACCAAAACTGAAGCGCAGAATACTGCCGCGCAACTCGTGCAGACCCTCGATGGCCTGAAAAACCTTGGGCTTAAGAACGAGAAAGCCATCATCGAAATCCTCGCCAAAATCATGCTGCTTGACGAGGATCAGGCGAAGCTCATCGCCAAGGCGCTGCTCGAAGCCATCGCCGACGGACAGGAACAGGCCGATGACGGCGGCGGTGGCGGCGGCGGCGGTGGCTTTGGGGGAAAACCGGCAAAGACTACTCCACCGCTCGATGACCAGGAGGATGCGTAATGCCGATCTTTGACGAAGTGACGCAGCGCATCACGACCACGACGAACAACCGGTTAGGCCAGATTACTGGCGCAGTGAAGGGCTTTTCTGTCATGGGCGCGGGTACGGCACTCGTTAAGAACGCCGTCGGCAGAATTGCGCCGCAGGCGTCTGGCGCGCTCGACAAGGCTTTGCGCGGGGACCTTGTGGGTGCAGGGCTCGATGCCGCAAGACAGACCGAAATCGGGCGCAAGCTCAATAGCCTGCTGACCGGCGACCTCGCAACCAATGTGCTGTTCAATGGCCTGCGCAATCCGCTACTCGGTGGTATCACGCCGTTTGAAGCCGCGCAGATCGTGGAAGAGGTGCAGAGCACGAACTACGCGAAGAAAAACCTCTATTTCATTGAGATTGTCGACTTCACACCGGGCGGCGGCGCGGCACCATCGTCGGGGCTTTTCAATCTGTTTTGCACGAGCGTGTCCATCGGTGGCGGGAACGTCATCGGCGAAGCGTACTCCGTGGGCTCCGGCGCAATCGATGCCGTTATCGGTGGCGAGCGCGACGAAATCCGGCTCACGACGCTCGATGACGCGAGCGGCCAGATGAAACGCTGGTTCAACCTGCGCAAGAACTTCATCGTGAAGCCTGATGGTACGTTCGGCGTGCCCGCCGACTACCTGCTGCAAATCCGCATCCTGCACGCGGCGCTGAACGATGAAGTCATGGCGCTATACGGCGGCTATGAGGACACATATATCGTGCGCCCGGTATCACTCGAAACTGAACTGAGCCGTGGTGAGAACGGCTTGCAGGAAATCCAGATGGCATTTTCCCAGTTCGATACGTTCATGTTCAATCAGAGCTAGGCCACTATGAAAGCGGATGCAAACGGGTTTCTGATTACCGACAAACCGGTAAACGCTGAACTGCTCACGCGCGGCATTAATGGCGTGCGCGCGGATACGGGCGCGATTCTCTCGATCCTGAAGAGTGGTGCGCGGCAGGCTGTGCAGGCCCGCCAGCGCGTGACCAGCAACGCGTCAAGAGGACGCGCGCAGGCCGTTAGCGGACTGCCCGGCTCGCGCGGCGCTGCTGCGCCCCTACCCGCCCCTGAGAAGACCGACGACGGCAAGAGCCTTGCGCGTATCGCCAACGCCCTCGCGCGGGATCGCGACGAGCGCGGGCGCTTCATGGCTGGGCCGAAGGCAGAACTGACGGAAGTCGCCAAGGCGATCAACTCAATGACTCGCCAGCAGGCCGCAGAGCATGCGCTGAAAATACGCGAGAAAAAAACGCAGTCCGGTACTAGCCGCGCGGCTCCGACCGCCGATCAGGTCCGCGACTCGCGCGGGCGCTTCGTCGGCGGCGGTAGCGGTAGCGGTGACAGTGGCGCAGGCGCGGGCGGCGGTTCATCAAGGCGCGTCGGTGGCGGCGAGAGTCTTTTTGCGCGCATGAAAAACTTCTTCACCGGTCTGAAGACGCCGACCGTCGGCATGGGCGATTTCGACAAGGTAGACCCGACCGTCGAAGCCTCGAAGGAACTGGGCCGCATCGTGAGCGGCCCGCTCAATGCTGTAGGCACCGTCGGCAAGGCCGTGATCGGGCGGGGCTTTGGCGGGGCTAAAAACGCGTCCGTCTCGTGGTTTCGGCGCATCCTGAAGGAGTTGCACCTGACGCGCACGCAGGCGAGCGTTTTCGGCCTGACTGAAACGCGTGTACTGAAGGACATTGAACGCAAGACGGGTGGCGGCGCAGGCGGCAAGGGCGACGGCGGGCTCCTGGGCTCGCTTGCGGGCGGCGTGGGCAACCTGTTCGGCGGTCTGCTCGGCAAAGGTGGTGGCCTGCTGGGCCTGCTCGCCAAGGGCGGCAAGGGACTGTTCAAGCGCCTGCCGCTGCTTGGCGCGCTGTTCGCGGGCGGCTCTGCCCTAGCGTCTATTTTTGGTGGCGATGACCCGAACAAGAGCGCGGATCAAAACCGTACTGACAAGTTCACTGGCGCGGGGTCTGGCATCGGCGCGCTGATTGGCGGCGGGCTTGGTATGT